AATTTATTTCTTTCATAAAAGAGGGAAAAAGTTGGGTCGGAAAGGGCCGACACTTCTTCTTCTTTTGAGAATGAAAAGAGATACTTTGAATTTATGAATGTAAATAGCTGGTATGACTTCGCTTTCTTTATGGAAAATAGAAGAGAGAAATCATACGGAGCATTATGGGCTGGAACTGTAGCTGATATGAAGTATGCAACTCACATGGGATTATTTGATGGCTTTTATGAAGACTTTGTATTACTATATAAGAAGTATCCTACAGCGTGGCTAATAGATTTTATGGATAATCATAAGACTATCAACTTAGATGGCACTTACTTCTACTTTATAGAAGAGCTAGAAGAAGTTACAGTGCTTATAGCTTTAAATACTTGGATAAAAAGAATGAGTACAGATAATAAGTTCTTATTTGAGCTTATAGATGAAAAGACTGCAGAACCAGCAGGTTTAGAAGCATTTAAGAAAGCTTTAAGAGACTACGTAACTAATGGACTGTCAGAAGCGTATTCATCTCCTTTCTTTATGATACATACAGAAAAGGAAAGATGTCAGCTTAGATATAATCCTGATATATTCTTAAATGTATATGAAATGGCAGCTCCTCTTAACTATGCTAACCTTACCAATGTACTTGTAAGACCGTTTAGAACTTATCTAACACATGTACCACAAGAAGATTCATTTACAAGACCAAAAGACTTTGTAAATAAAATAAAAGAAATAGCAAAAGAAAATGATAAAATAATAGACATAGATAGTGCTGGGGAATAACCCCAGCATGAATCTATATTAAGGACGTTAGGAACTGCCTGATAGGGAATCGAACCCTAAGGTGCTTGGTCCGGACGCAGCACCGCGTATCTGCCGGCAAGAGATACCACATGCACACCCATTCATGTTTTCAGCTTTGCCAGTATAACATCCTAAGCTTATGTTGTTTCAAATTTTGGACGAACGATAATGCTAGGGCTATCGACCCCTAGCCATTATCTAATCACCGGTGGCGTAGTATTGTGATAGCAAGGAGTCGAACCTTGGTTCTTTCCTACTACCTAGGATTGAAAGAAGCCTATGAGTATCGCCATCTAAGCTTAGGACGACACACTATAGCACATGCACAACCGCTCATGTTTCGTATCACAATCTACACTCTTCGTACTCTAATGTTGTGTAATTTTGGCGGACAGGGAATCCCCCTGTCCATATTATATTACGGATATCGGAGGGATTTGAACCCTCGGGGCGTCGACATGACCCAACATCATTCGCGACTGATGTTATACGGTAGCCACACGTATTTCGATATCATATAGATGTTTCATAATTTTTAAGCTGAGAATAAGGCTGGGATATACCCAGCGATATTCCGTCCTTTGCAAATTTTACGCATCAACGTAAAAGGTAATTAAGACGACACGTACATATTATTCTTTATTTTAATATTTTCGGAGAGTGATTATATAAAAACATAATCAACTACATTCGTGTTATTTTAATTTTAAACAATGGTTGTGCTGGGGTTACCCCCAGCTCGGTTTTCCATATAAAGTAATAGTTATGATACATTTGTAAAAACAGAAATTCGTGAGTGACAATAAATGTCAGAAACTCTTTTGTCACTATAATATTTCTAAATGTATTGGCGAATGCGACACGCACCTAAACTTAATATAATATAAAAGGATTTTAATGAAAAAATCTTTATTTCTAAACGAATGTTGCTTCTTTCACTAACAAATTTATAGCAAAAAGGAGGTGTAATCCTATGGTAACTAATGAAGAATATGAACACAAAGCACATATGAATACTATGGATTTCTACACAAGAGCTGATGCGGCTCACATGGGAGACCATATAGAACTTGTAAAGAAAAGAGCTCTTGATATGTATATGTGGCTTAAAGATAAGAAGAATATAGAAGCTGATTTAAAATGTGTAATACTTGCGGCTAACTTCCACGACGCTGGTTCTTGTATACAAAGAGAAGACCACAATATAATGTCGTGTAAGTTATTTAAAGAAGGTAAGCTAACTGATGGTATAGAACTTACCAACAGCGAAAAAATTATAATAATGAATGCTATACTTCAACATTCATCTCACTTTGAAGATAACTATTTCTCAATAGAAGCTGAGATAGTAGCATCAGCTGATAGAGATGAACCTGACATATATAATATACTATCGCGTAGTGTAGACTATGGCAGAAGATATAATCCAGATAATGTAGTAGATAGTGTAGCCAAGTACAATATAAAAAGATATGCTAGTTTTCCTAGTAAAGAATATAGAGTTCCAGATTGGCACTTTGAATACTGGGAAGATAAACTAGGTAAAGATATATGGAATGAAATTAATACATTTTTCCAAAACGAAGAAATAGTCAAGAAAGTCTGTAAGCAAATATATGACAATGTATCTGAAAATGAGGTAAGGAAAACTATTAGAGATTATATCCATAAAGATACAAGTAATATATACAATGAGTCTTTATGGAAAAGGTTTAATTAAAAGGAGTGATTGAGTGATGAATAGCAACTACATAAGAGACAAAGATAAAGAGCATTATATTGAAGATTTCACAGGAACTTATCGTGAAATAAAGAAATGGTATAGAGAAATTATTTATAATAAGAAAGGTCAAACTATATACTCAAGACTTGTAGATTATAGAACTGGAGCTACTGTAATAGCGTTAGGTTCTATATGTGATGAACCTTTAGCATATAGAGTTAAGATAACTTGTCCTGATACTTCTCAAGTGCTTCTTAAAAGAACTGACTTTAAAGATGCTAAAGGAAGAGTTATGGCTTCAAGAGTTAAATGTTGGCTTGATATATTTGATATATCTAAAGTCACAAAAGATATAGAATTTAATGACTTCTTTGTAAAAGACCATAATGGTAAAGTATGTAGAGTCATAGCAATAGAGAAGTTATATGGGAAGCAATATGAAAGATAAATTTATAAACATTAATTTGGTAGTCATCTTTGTAAGGCTATAGCTAAATGGTGGGGTTTATCCCCACCAAATAACTCATTTTCAAACATTTTTTTAGGAATTTTAATAAGTAAAGGGAGGTTAATAATAATGCCATTAAAGGATATAAGACTTTTAAGACCGTTTATAACTGACGCCGATGATTTATATTCATTTGACCATATAGACCAAATGAAATCAGAGATTACAGCCATATATGGTTTTGATGAAAAGAAGCTTTTAAGAGTTAATAGATTTACAGCAACTGATAGTAAAGGAAGATTACACTGGAGATATATCTCTACTACAAGAGACGCTACTTCAGTTGAAATTAAGATAAACTTATCAAATGACCCAAAGAATAAGAATGAAGTTACAAGATATGCAAATATCTGTACTGGTGTACCATTCTTAAATGATACAGAAACAGCACTTCATTATTGGAATGGAACTAAGTTTGTCGAACTACCAGTAGCACTTGATATATTTAATAGATTCCAAGACAGTGCTAATCAAAGAGCAATTAACTGGACTAAGATACCAGTTCTTCTTGGAAGTGAAGCTGAAATATCAGCACTTACAAATATTAAAGATGGAGAGAAGTTCTTGGTGTGTAATATGCCTACTACAACTTCAGCTGGAGATATATCTATGTATTTTGCATCAACTGAAGCTCCTACAGCATTTCCTAAAAATGCTGAGATTACAACAGCTACAGCAGGTATACATGTGTATAAGGTATCTTCTGTAAATAAAGGTACAATATCAGATGGTACACCTGATAATACCCGTGGCGTACTTAATATAACTGATAGTGATATAGCAACAGGTAAAGCACTTAAGTATGTACAAAGTAATTCAGTTAATAAGAAAGATATTACAACAGTTGTCTCTCAAGGTGGAAATGATAAGATAGCGTCTGCTGAAGTAACTAAGAAGTTATCTGAAAGAGTAGATAGTTTAATAGTTGCAAGACAGGCTGAACTTGAAATAAATGGAAATGTTAAAAAGTATTTATATAAGAAAAGAAGTTTATTTAAAAGAAATATAAATGCTGGGGTTAATACATTCACATTTACATTAGATGATACTAATGAAGAAGCAAGAGTTCTAAGTGACATTGCTACATTCATGGTATATACAATGAAGTCAAATAAGTCTAGCTGGGAGTTTTCATTTAATAAGACTAATAAGGTTCTTACTTTAACTTACAATAAAGCTGCTGATGATAGTAATACATCTATACTTGTAGAAGTATTACACAAATATATCGAAATCACAAATTAAAGAAATACTGGGCGTAATGCCCAGTATTAATTTTATTTTAATTTTTAACTTGATATATAGGTCATCTCTTATAATGTGTTTGTAGTATAAGCTGCTACATCATATTGGTCTGGCATAGTTATTTGGTTCATAGAAATTAGCGATAGCACAGCTTGAACTGACGCTTCAAGTATTCTCTTTTCTCCATCTATACTATTAAGTACATGGAAAGCAATATGGTCAGCAGATTTAACTTCTTTACCTTTAGTAATAGCATTTAATATAGAATGTATATCAAATGAGAATCTTATTGATTTTCTTGAATCAAATTCTTTTAATAAGTCATCTATATCAAAGTATACACCATAGTGAGTATCAATAAATCCTACAGGTTGTATTATACCGCTTTTATGTGTCTCAAATGTTCTTGGCGGTACTCCAGCATTTGTAAGTAGTATATCAAATAAACTATGATAAGCATTGTATATATCATTAAGTATTACAAATTGATGAGTTCTACCTCTGTATTTATGAGCAACCCTATTATACACTTTCATAATAAGAGTAGACATTCCACCACATACTCCTGACGATATAGCTGCTCTTATAGCACCTAAACTATCTTCAATAGCATCTACCTTTCTTCCTATATCCCAGCTATTTTCTCCACCTATAGTTATCTCAGCATATTTACCAGATACACGTCTCAATCTTCTTTGTAGAAGTTCTACTTTCTCTTTATCTGAACTATTATCTTCTATTTCTTCTTCTAATGATTTTTTAAGCTCTTCTTTACGTTCTTCATTGAAATTATATAAAGTTGTAGAAGATTTAGATATAATAGCGTCTATAGTTTGCATCTTACCAGAAATGAATCTATCAAATACATATTTAACAACAGATTCTTCTTTCTTTTCTTCAGGAAGATTTGTGTCATCTGGGAATATATCTTTTACTTTCTTATCAAGTTCATAAGCTTGAGTTTGTCCTATTAAGTATTCAAAGTCTCTATGTTCATTCAAAGACATAAGCGAACCATCATAATTAAATTCTAAGATATATACAGGTACATAATTTAAGTCAAATTCTTCTTTTAATTGATTTGCAAATAAAACCATTTCTCTTTCTAAAACTTCTTTATATTGAAGATTATAAGTTATAAGAAGAACTGGTGGTAATTGGTTCATATCCACACCTTGTTTGATAGTTTGAGCATAGCTTCTACCTAAAGCTGTATATAGAGTTATAAGAGCTCTTATAGTTTCTCCTGTACCGATATTACTATTAACTATAATAGGAATTACCTTTCTTCTTAGAACTGCTCTAGGAAATCCTATAGGAGAAGCTGGTATTGTATATCCTTCTTTTATTTCGTATTTAGAACCTTGTACAGTTCCATCTTGTTTAAAAGTTAAAGATATATCATTTAGATATCTTCCACCATCTGTAACTTCATTTACAGCTTCTTTTAAAGTATCAGCAAGTTCTTCATCATTATTTGTAGTAGTCTCTATTATACCGAATAAATCTTCAATATTTGCTTTACCATACATAGCAATATTATCTATTTCTTCTATTATATCTTTAACTACACCTTTTGCTATATTTTGAAATACTTGTGCTGGTATTTTCATAGCTTTAAAGTTATTGTGCATTGAAGCATACATTTTATCAATAAGAAGTGTAGTAGTTGTAGTGCCATCACTTGCAGTCTTTAAAACCCCAAGCATTGAATTTAAAAGTAGTTTCTTTAAAGCTACAGGTAATGGGTGAAAGTATTTAGTTTTAGAAAGTAGAGTAAACCCGTCCTTTGTCATAGTTCCCATAGCATTTTCTTTATCTCCTGTAATCATAAGAGTTGAAGCTCCAGTAGGACCATATGATTTTTCTAAAACTTGTGCCATATCATGAAGTATATGAGATATTACTTCAGGCTTTACTTCTGCGTGATTTGATTCAAGCAGTATTTCCTTTCTTACTTCTTGTACTGAGTTGTCTTTTACATTAATTTCCATTCTCTTCTTTCTCCTTTTCATCTTTTCTTTTAAAACTATCTAAACCCCACACTTCTACAACACCAACTGTATTCTTTGGAAACCAAGGAAAATTAACTGGTGCAAGAATTGGGAAGTCTTCGCCATAATTATTAAGTACATTTTGATTAGCTGTAAGTATAGATGGTCTATCATCTTTAGCTTCTTTTTTAAGTTCATCAAGTTGCTTAAAGAATTCTATATCATCTATAAGACTATTCTTATCTACATACTTATTAAGTCCTAGCTTTCTTATAGCTAAGTTTTCTAATTTGTTTTTAGGCTGATACACGCATATAACCTCTGGTGCACCCACTAAAGCCATTATAGGTGATGACCTAACAATTACATCATCTAAACTACTAAATTGGCTTAAAAGCCAGTCTAAGAGCTCCTCAGACACAACTATATAATCATCAACAGGTCTTGTCATAGCTATATTAAATAGTGAGTTCTTAAGATAAGGTCTATCATCTTGGTATATCACATTTAATATATGCGTAATTGATGCAAAGTTATTTATTGTCTCATCATCAGCAGTTTCCAAGAGTTCTGAGTTCTCATAGAATTTCAGATATACTTTAGCCATTAGTTCTAGTAAGATGTGTGTAGTTGAATACACAACATCATCTAAAACTAAATACTTTTCATTATGTATCATACTATCATCTCCAGTTAGCGTACATATACATACATGCAAGTATTCCATATATCATTACAAATATGTACCAACCATTACGTCTTGTAAACTCCATCTTCACTTGTCTATTAATCTTACCATATCTCTTGTACTTGTACCAATTACGAAATACAGCATAGTTGAGTATCATTATGAATATTCCAGTTTTCATAATTGCGTCCCAAGCAGTAGTTACTATTTCTCTTATACTCATTTTCTATCTTCTCCTTCCAGATGTTTTGATATATTTATTTCTTTGAACATTTTAAATTCTTCATCGAAGAACCTATGTAGTTTCTTATAATATCTTATAGTCTCCATAAAAGACTTATCTATAGCTTTAATATAAATACCAGTCTCTCCACCAACACGACCATTTCTTCCTGTAGCCTGTTTAAATATAGAACCACCAGCATAGGTTTCCATATCTATTGTAAGCTTAATCTTAGATATATCTAAGCCCCTTCCTATACTATCTGTAATAGATATAATAAAAGGCTTAGTAAGTGCAAGTTCCTTTTCTCCTTTAGATACTTCACTATGGAACTCGGCTATATGCTTTAAAGGAATATTAAAGTTTTCAATAAGAAAGTCTTTAACTATTTTACAGTTTTCAATCTTTCCGCACATTATAACTATCTTATGTCCTTTATCCATTTCATATATAGGCATAGCATGAGTTTTAACTATATCTCTTAATGTATTCCAAAAACCTTGTGATTTCATATTAAGAGCCATGTGCTTATCAGGAACAAACTTCCCTTTATAGTTATAGCAAGTCTTTCTATCTTCTCTTGTAGGTTCTGATTTAAAACCATAGATATACGCTATTCTATTAGGTTTTTCCACATAGAAGTCTTTACCGTATTTTGGTATATCCTTTATCATCTTTTGAAAAGCCGCATCATCATATTGTCCATTTTTAAATGTAGTTGCAGACAAGTACAGATTATACCTAACTGAAGTTATAAAATCAAGCTTTAGCATACTATCAACTTCAGTATCAAACTCATCAAATATCTTAAGTCCTATTTTATTCTTTATACACCATTCTGTAATAAATGGAGAACCTTGCTGGTCTATTATAGAACGTAGAGTTGCATGAGTCGTTACAAATATCTTGTATCCTAAGTTTTCTTCATAAGTTGACATAAACCACTTAGAACCTCTCATTGCACATATAAATCTAGGACGAAGTTTCGTATGATTTACAAATGAACCCTTTTCTCCCGCCCATTGATTTAAAAGAACTTCAGTCTTTACAAGCACAAGTATATTACATCCTAATTCAGACGCTATAGCTGTTGCTGTAAATGTTTTACCACGTCCTGTTGGCATATCTATTATAACTTGTGTATGTCCAGCTTTAAAAGCTTTTAAAGACAAGTATATAACTTTCATTTGTTCAGGAAAAGGTTTCTTATTAATATTGAAATACTTTGTACTATCATAAGGAAATGTAGGACCTTCGTGTATAGTTCCATATACCCCAAGCTTATTCATAAGCCAAGTATCTCCAACTCCTCTAGGAACTCTTAAGTTCTTCTCTCCCAGTATATAACAGAACGGTTCTTGTTCTTCAGTTGCATAGTTAATAGTAGATAAAGCATTCATTAAATCTTGAGAATAATATAGTTCTCTTTTCCTATTCTTCTCATCAAAATCTATTTTATAAAAAGTTGTAAACTTAGTAATCTTCACTAAAACCACCTCAAAAGGCTGTTTTTGAAAAGAATACAAAAAAAAATGGGTAGTAAAGGTGTGGCATTACGCCACACCAATTAACTTATTGTAATCTTTCCATCTTTGTCTACTTTTATAGTAGCTATAAGTCCATTAGAACCATTGAATTTTTGAGCAAGTGCATTATGCTTACTATCTTCTAAATCAAGAGTGCAGAATATTCCAGAATAAGAATATATTGTAGTTTGTCCAAACTTATCTACTTCTTCATATACTGCTTCTCCATCTTGGTTGAACTGACCGTTATGTCTTCTCTCTTTAGTATCAAGAGAAGTTCTTGTAATACCTATAACTTCCATTATAGTTTCTAAGTTCTTCTTATCTTCTCTTATGAATTTAACTAGCATTAAATATCACCTTCTCCTTCTTTTGAATAAGAAAGTACAGCTTCTGCTCTACTTGCATATTCAGGTACACCCATCACATTTAGATAGTCAAGTAAATAACCGAATGTAATAATACCATAAGAAGCAATAGCAAGAGATAGCTTAGTTCTCTCATTTACATCCTCTCCATTTGCAAGAGAATTATATACATATTTAGATACTGAGTTTTTAACTCTGTATACTAAGTTTTTGTATAGTTCTGTGTGATATTTTACTCTGACGGCTTCTGAGTAAAGTTCTCCGTCTTCTCCTGCTGTTGGGCTCTCTTCTTCCGAAGTCGGCTTATCATTATTTGTCTTATCTTCTTGGTTATCACCTTCACCAGAACCTTCAGTAGCATCCGGATTATCATTTGAATTGCTAGGCTCATCATCATTAGTATTGTCGGTAACTTGGCTTTGGTCATCGTTAGTATTTGTTCCATCTTCATCTGGATTGTCGTTAAAAGCTCCATTTACATCATCATCTCCATTACCCTCTTCTCCTTTAGAAGTATTAATAAGAGACACTTCATCCGCTTCAATTTTCTCAAGTTCTTCATTTGATTTTTTAACTTCTTTTTGAACTGTAGATGCTATTACTTTCAATATATTAGGTACAGCATCTTTATTTAATATATCAGTTAAATCCTTAGTAGAGTCTTTAACTTCATTTTCTGTATCAGCTTCCGCTATTAGTTGTACCTTTTCTTCTTTAACAACATCTTTCAATTCTTCAAAAGTCATTAAATCATAAAGTTCTTGTAAATCTAAATCTTTATCTTTATAAGTAGATTCTATCAGATTTTTAAGTTCCTCTTCTCCTATAATATTCGGTAATACTCCTTGTAATATAGTTAAAGCGTCTACATCATTTACAACAACATTACCATCTTTATCTTTGGTAAGTTTATCTTTAATATTTTGTGGAATAGCTTTCCATACAGTAGTTGCTAAAAACACTGCATACGATTCACTATCCGCGTTTCTATAAGCTATTTCCTTTATATCTTGTAAAGCTTCTGGATTCATTTTATCCTCCTTTATATTTTAATTTTAATTATAAAACTTAGTCGTTGATACAAGTGTCTTTACTTGTAACTTAAAGCTGTTTATAAAATAATCATCATTCTTTACAGCTTTAATAACATCATTATCCTTTACTACAGGAATAGAAGCTAGTATCAAACTTCTTTTAACTACAGCATCAGATAGTAGTTCATCAACACTATCTTTATCTAATGCTTCTTTACATCTTGTGTAACTATCATCAACACAAATAGATGCCGCATAGCAGGCAACTAAATGTAATTTATTTTTATCCATCATATTATTTAAGCCTCCTTAAGTTCTTCTTTTTAATGGTTATAGGATAAGTTCCTTTTACAACTGCTTCCTTTATATAAGCTACATTCTTATCTCTAGTTAAAGGTTTTGCCTTTAGATACTCCATAAGAAGTTTTATTTCTTCAGCTTTATAAAGGTGCAAAATGTTTTCAACTTGTTTCCCAGTAAGCTCACACTTTGATATGTTATTAAAGAATACTTCTGGAAACTTAGCTATCTTAGTATTAGATATAGTAAATATATACTTTGGATATATTCTAGCCTTTCTATAAGTTGCAAGATGCTCAATATGTTCTATATATGGTTTAAAGTATTTAGATTGCATTTTAAGCATTTCGTCACTCGGATAATGAATCTCAAGAATTATTCTAGGGTCTATAGAATACATCTGTATTGTCTCATTGAAAGCGACTAATCTGTCATCTAAAATGACAGAATACTTTTCATCTTGCATTACATCCCAGTGTACTTTTTCGATGTTATCGTTATCTTTTTGTTTGATAGAGAGCGATTTCTCATCAATTATATCAACTCCGATAGCTTTTGAAATTTTCTTTTCTGGGGTTACAAAGGATTTAATTCTCATACCAAGAGGTCTTTCTATAAGAGTTCTTTGCAGAAGCTCATCTTGCTCATATACAGATTTAAAGACCCTCATAAGAAAAGCCTTATGAGGGTTATAAGTTCCATCTCTTTCTTTCATAAATCTTGGACGAGAATCTGCTATCGGTTCTCCATGTACGGTAATTACAAGCCTTTCATCAAAGTATGGAAATAATCTTTCACTTTGAGGAACCTTTTCTATGTAACTTGGAGTATACCTTTCCTTTGTATAGTTCACTCTTTCTTTAGCTTTCGCTCCTGAAAACTTAAGCATCTTTCCTCCTTAATTTCTAAACCAGACTTTTATTGCTCCTATCTTATCAGACACATATCTTCCAAACCCAGCTATATTTGCTGTAGGTGATAGTAGTGTCTTAAGTCCTTCAAGTCCTATTTTAACTTCAAGATTTTGCCACGGGAACATAGTGGCATTAACTCCAGCAAGTCCACCAAGTACAGATATATAACCTACAGCCGTTTGTGCTCTAAATCCGTTTCTTGAATGAGGTAATGCAACTATAGGTGTTAAATCCTTTACTGTAACTGTAACTGTCATATCTGTCATAATTCCATTTGCAGCAACGCTCTTTGGGTCTTTTTGTATTGCAAGAGAAGTAATCATACCAACGTCTATATTCGATATACCTCTTGCGTATACTCTACATAAAAGTGGAGCTGAGAATCCAAAGTTTCCTACACTATGTATAGGTAGTGTATTTGCAAGAAGATGTGCAAGTGGTCTTAGGCATTGCATAGCATAACATTCCATCGAACCTTCAGCACAAGCAAATCTAAATGTAAACGTATGCTCTCTTGATGAAGATGAAGCATCTTTCCATATATCTGGCACTATAGTCTTTATACCCCATAGTTTACCTTTTATTATAGATTTAGCATCTGATGTTTGTGTAGCTTTACCTTCATCATCTTGCTCAGCTATAGCTTCATAAGACTTCCCTGTAAGGAAAGCAAGTTCTCTCATAAGTTCAGCTCCACCAAATTCATTTATCTTTTGTCCTATCATAGACTCTCCAGTTTGGTTATCAAATGAATCGTTTGATGTTATAGGTCCATCATGATAGAAAGGAATATAAGCTTGAGTTGAATCAAGAGATGCTAAAAAAGAAGTATCTCCAAGCCAAGCTTTAAAGTTTTCCATAAGTCCACTTGCAGCTTTTTGTCCACCAGATACCCCAGTTTGCTCTAGTAGTATTCTATGTAAGCTATTTCCAACATCTACAGTTTTACCCCAATCTATATGAGCGATATCAGATGTTGCTCCATTTGTTACATAACTTGCGATTTGGCTGTTCATATTAGATATACCAGCGAGCATACACAAATGCTTCCATATTACATTAACGTATGCGAAGTATGTAGTTTTTGCTGGAGTAAAAGCATATAACTTACCCCCACTCTTATCAAATATAGCCGATTGCAAACCTTCTATATCAGCTGTAGCATCGGCTCCCTCTCCAGTATTTGATTGAGAACCAGCAAAGTTTTCTTTGGTTTCTTTTGAAACTCCGGGTAAGAATAGTGCAGTCCCGGGAGAGAATGTAACTATCTGTCCCCAAGATAAGAATTGTTTAGCATAACTTCTACCGAACTCAACTGTACCCGGTAAAGGCGGGTCATCAGTTTCTGAAAACTTAAACGGTGCTCCCATAAGAGCATTTAAGTCAAATCTTTCATCTCTTGACATTATACCTAAAGGAGAACCCATTGCTGATTCTGATAGGTAGTGGTGTAAATCCTTAGCAAGTAATCTTCTGACTAAATCTGCATCTCCCTTACTTCTTGCTGGTATATCGCTTTCAGTCGCTCCACGTGGAGCATTAGGTACACCGTGCTTTGCAGCACTTGAACCCGGTATTTTAGACGCCGCTGCATGTGCTGCTGCTTTTGATGAACCTTTCCCACCGGATGATTTTCCACCACCTTTTCCGCCACCTGAACCTTTGCCTTTTCCACCAGATTTCTTTCCAGTACCTGTTCCAGCTGGTAGCTCTTGTTCTTCGTACATATATTATACCTCCTTACTTAATAATTTAATGAGGTGGGACTAGCCCACCCCAATTATATTATAATGCCTGACCTCTTACTATTCTATCTACAGTTCTATAGAAATCGACAGTGTCAGGTGAAACTCCGTTCGTAACTGGTTGTGGTATTCCACCGACAGTAGTCATAATATTTCTACCATTTACAGTAAGCTTAGAGTTGCCACCACTTACAGCATTTGCCATAACTTCAATAAGTTTAGCAAGGTAAGCGTTGGTATTTTTTACTTCTGTTAGGATAGAAGATAATATGCTACCATCACCAATTTGTTCGTTAGTTCCAGATTTGGTCATCTTTTCTATATTAGAGTCAATAGATGATAATAAATCAGTTACATTCTTACTACTACTTTGTGCATGTTTTACAGCCTTTATAACCTTAGTTGCGTCATCAAAATTATTGCTAGTAGTATTATTTATAATAGCAGGTCCGTAAGCTCCAGATTTAACCATACGCTCTACGACATTATAAATAGCTTCCCTAGCATTTCCGAATCCTTCAAACTTAGGAGCTATAAAGGATTTAACTGCACCATATCCACCTTTAACTACATCAATCGCAGTTCTAAGTTTGTTCTTCACACTACCCTTAACTTTATAAACAAGTATAGCTTTCGCTTTACGAAGTCTTATATCGTTTAGAGTAATAGCATCAGAACTTGTCTTTTCTGGGTCATTGATGTATAGTCTACCATTTTTTATCTCCTTACCTATTATAAAGTGAGGAGAGCCAGTTGATGATACTGTAAGAAGTATAGGAGATTTACCTGCTTTTAGCTCACTTATGAATGTCTTAACAACATTTGTCGCAAGTATAGCAGACGATACTCCATGCTCAGCAAGTACAATTTTAAAATACTTCATAGGTGTTCCACCCATAGGACCTTGCTTCATAGCGACAGCTTTTCTTACAAGTTCAGCCATATCATATTTAATATCCAGCTTATCAAGTAGCATAGCCATAACAGCAGGACCACAACCAGCTTCTTTAAATGACATTCCACCCATTGAAAGTTTATTCCATTTTGGAGAAGTTTGGTTTATATGACGCATAGGTCCATATCCAGCTTTCACGTTGCCGTTATCTTTGTCACTTGATTTTTCTTTAAGAGCGTCATTTATACCTTTAGCTAAGATATTAGTTGTAGTAGGTGGTTTTATAGTAGTGCTCTTAGATGCAGTTGCAGACGAACCATCAACGAAACCTTCAAAACCTAAAAGTTTTGCAGAAGCATCAGCTGACGCCCATTTCTTCATACCATGTCTTTCAACTTCCCAGTTACGTACATAACCGTCGCCATCTAAGTCAAGTGCACTATTGGCTTTATACCAACTTGGACGAGGACCGTTCTTACCATAGTAATACCAGTTGTCATCTTGGTTTACGCTGACAGGTAAGTGTAGAGCTCTATACATATATTTATATACAGGGTCTCTACCTTTTTCTTTCATCTTTTTCATCATTGCTTTTCCGACACGGATAACTTGGTCTTCTGGAGTATGATTTATTGGGTTATCGTTTCTACCATCAAATCCCCATTCAACACGAGAACCCGGAACTACTTGGAATAGTCCAGCCGCTGGATATTGTGATGGGTTTACGATAGTAGGGTTCCATCCAGATTCAGAATATGATATTCTAAATAAGTCTCTTGCTGTATTAAGTCCAAATAAATTCTTAGCTGTATTCCAAGCTGCAACCATTTGTGGCTTATATGATGGATACTTAGACATAAGAGATTTTACTCCGCTTGTGTCTGCTTTACCATAATCCACAACTCCACTTGGCATACCGCCACCATCAGTACCACCATCTCCTGAGTTTAAACTATTACCAAACATATCTATTCCGAACATACCACCGATACTACTTGCAAGAGCAGTAAGGTTTAAGTTCTTGATAAAGTCCGCATTTCCACCAAACATTGCAGCATTTAGTGCATCCGTCATAGAGTTTGATGGTCCTGCTTCATAATCACGAATATTAGATACTACTGAGTCTGCACTTTGAACCACCGCATCTGTACTAAGTGGGTCACTACCAGCTGGTAATGTTACATTATCTGCAATTACAGATTGTCCATCAGCGGCGGCTTTTGCAGCGGCATTCGGGTCTTGTCCATTTTTGATAGCTTCTTTTGCAGCTTCCATAGGACTAGGACCAACATTTTTCCCGACCATTCTGTTAAACATATTATTTCCAGCTTTTAGTTTCTTCTTTTGCTCTTCAGTCATAACGCTTATAGAACCATATCCTGCAAGAGGACCAGCACCTACTACATTTCCACCGTCATCAGTATATATCATTCTCTTAACAGATTCGTCTCTATCTTTACGTGCCTTTTCCTTATTCTCTTGATACCTTTTATTTCTTTCAGCTTCTTGAGCTTCAGCGTTTACTGTATTTTGTTTAACTTGTGCATTCATTCTATCAAGCTCAGCTTGTGATAAACTAGGTGCTTTTATAGCAGTTGTATCTATATCGAAAAATCCAGTATCAGTATATTTGAAACCATCTTCAAAATCTTTAGATGTTTCTTGAAGTTGTTTCATATTCTTTTCTTGAGCTTCTCTTGCTTTTCTTTCCTTTTCGTCTTCTGCCTTTTTAAGTTCTTCCCATTTAGCATGGTCTTTATCATAGGCTATTTTTTCTTCATCATTAGCTATACAATAGTAGTAGATATTTCTAGCTAAGAACTCTAGTGGCACAACTATTGGTATCCAAGCGAAAACTAACTTTGATGAGAATATGTCATAAACAGCAGACGCAAACCCTACAGCAAATCTCATTTTCCAAGACACTTTAGTAAGTCCCATTATATCTTTAGCATTCCACATACCATAGATAAAGTTACCAAGTGCAAATAAAGCATCTATTAAAAGACCTACTGGCGGTGCACCATACGCCGCGGTTCTTACTGTAGCTTCAGCTGTTCCTTGTGCCACTTTCTTTTCAGCGGCTTTTGTAGCTTTTTCCATAAGCATTTTAAATACTTTACTTAGTCCACCTTTTGCTTCTTTACCGAATAACTTCTTACCAAACGACGAAGCTCCAAATTCTGCAATCTCTTTTAAGATTTGAGAAGATATAGCTTTAAATCCTTTCTTAGCACCTTTGACTGCAAGTTGAGTAATACCAACTTTAGCACCAAGTTTTAATCCTAAGTGTGTCCAAGAAGAATAAGCCATGTTTCTTTCTCTATCTCTATTTAAAGAACCAGTAACACCAGTCTTTTCAAGAATTTGGTCTTTCCATTCAACTAAATCTCCAAAAGCTCCATAACCAAATGCAGGTCTATCTCTTGAAGGTTTATCTTTAAAGTCTTCTTCTTTATTATCTTTAACTCCCAAAAATTCAAATAGTTTATCCTTCAGTCCACTAAGAACATCGAATAATTTACCTAATATGCCACTTTTCCATAAACCGAAACCTAAAGCTCCTATTCCTAGTAGTTTTTCCCACCAAGAAGTTTCTTTCTTTTCTTCAGCTGGTTTACCTTCCCCATCAACATAAGCGATTGCTTGTTGAGCTTCAGCGTCTTGCTTTTTGTCAATCTTTGCGTATTCTTCTCCAGATTTCATATTAGGAGACTTTCTTCTTCCAGTCATTCTCTCCCAAGCACTTCTACCAGACCTTATAGCCTTTTGTATAGCACCAGCACCCGGACCTAATTTCTTTTCTAAAGATTCAGTGTATTCTAAATCAACCGCACCAACAGCTTTAACAACTTCAACAACTCTTACGCTATCTAGTGTACCACCAACAACAAAGACTTCTTGAAGTGCAGCCTTACGCTTCATTCCAAATAAACCTAGAATAGACCTACCTACAAATCCAGCTAAATCAACAGCTTTTGTTATAAGCCAGCCTATACCTTTTCCTATAGTTTCTACCGTCCACTTAATAGTAGAACCAATAGCTTCTACTCCCCATTTAATAAAGTGTCCTACGCCTTTTACAGCTGTCCATATAGCTTTACCTACACCAGTCATAATATCTTTTAAATGAGTTATAGTATATACTACACTATCAAATAGACCTTTAACTGCCATTCTAAATACAGTACCAACACCCTTTACAAATCCTACAGCTATATCTTTAAAGAAACCTACAACGTTTTTAAACGCTCCATAGAATCCTTTAATCATATTAAAACCTAGATTAAGCATTGGTTTTACTATCTTAGACCAACCTTGTTTAAATATCCATTTAGGGAAATTCCACAAGAATAACTTGAATGCTCCAAATGTTTTCTTAGTTGCATCCCATATAGGTTGTAAGAATTTAGTATATAAGAAAGACATTATTTTACCCGGTAAAGCTTTAGCTCTTCTCCATTGTCTTTTAAACCAGTTTCCTAGTTTTGAGAAGTGTCTATTTTTAATATCCTTATCTCCAAATCCCGGTATATCTCCATGAACTTTTACAAGTATTCTTTTGATATACTCAGCATTATATGCAAGAGATGAAGTTTGAAGCTCTATCGTTTCTTTAAGTCTTATAGCATCTTCTTGGTACTTCTTCTTCCAATCCTTAAGCATTATGTATAGGTCTGACTTTTTACCAGTCATATACTCAGCCGCTTTCTTCTTAGAAGTTGCTCCTAGAAGTTTCTCCTTCGCTGAACTTGCAGCTCCTACAACTCTATCTTTTGCAGAATTGTATAAGCCTTTTATTTTAGATATAAGACCGGGCTTAACTTTAGAACCGTCAGCTTCTAGTATCTCATCAGCATCTCCTGCATCAGATGTCTTAGCTTTTGCTACATTTCCTTTTGCTTTATTTATTAAATCTTTTACTGTTCCTACTATACCATTCATACGAGCTTCTTTAGCTTCGTTTACCATCTTTTGTGGGTCTATAACTTCTGCTTCTTTAGTTATAGGAACACTTGGTGCACCAGTTGCAACTTGAGATGAAGTATCAGCTTTTCTATATAGATAAACTGCTCTTCTTGCTTTTGCTTCAAGTACATCTACAGATACAACCATATTCTTTCTTCTTGCTGGGTCAGAATAATATGCCATTCCACCTTCAATTCTTCTTACCACTAAGTAGTGAAGATTGTCAGTTTCAAAATCATCAACTTCGACTATCATTATAGTATCTTTCTTCAAGATTTTCTTCATAGTCTCAGCTTTAGGATTTTTCATATATCTTGCACCTATACCGAACTTACGACAAACTTCAAGCATAAACTCAGGCGATACACCATCTCTTGAACCTACCCAACCAAATGACCTTTTTGCGAGCATTGCAGGTTCTACCTTAGTATCAAGTACAGCAGATATTGCTTGTGCAAGAGCGGCAAGTCCACATAGAGTTGAGTTACCCATAAATGCACCGAATATCTTAGAAGTTATTTTATTTTGATTAAAATAATACTTAGTAGCTGTATCCCAGATACCTTGTCCTGATTTTCCTTCTTTATCTTTTTCATCTTCTTCTTTTGCCTTTTGCGTAGCTTCTTTAGCAGCCTTTTCATTAGCGTCTCTCATGGCTTCTTTTGCTCTCATCTTACGAAGAGTTTTCTTATCTTTGTCGGATAAGGTACTATCAGCCATAATCTCAGTAAGAGATTTATATTTATTAGCATTCCATAATTTTTCTTTAGCTGACATATTAGCTTTATATTCAGCCTTTTCAGCAACTTGAGCATTTGATGAACCATAGTTACTAGCAAATACAGTGCTGTCAGTTTGTCCAGTAATAAGAGTTCTAAGTCCTTTAAATGGTGCAGCTATTATCTTTCCTAAGAAACCAAATATTCCACCAAATATCTTTTTAAAGAATCCTGCAACTGGGTCTATAACCTTTTCTTTCATTTTAGTAAAGAAAGGTTTTACGAAGTCTGCTGTAAATGAACCAGTAAGTTTATCTCCAAGTCCTGTAAAGCTTCCAAGTATCTTAGTTGCTGTATTTGACATAAAGTCCTTTATTGGTTTAAATGTTGACTTAAGTGGTTCCCACACATCAAGCTTAAACCATCTTCCCATAGACTTAAATCCTTTTGAGAAGAAACCAGTAACCTTTTCTGTCATCTTTGTAAGTATACCTTTCTTACCAGATTCCTTATCTCCTATCATCCAAACTTTTAAGTTTGACAAGAATGAACCTTCTTCAGTTCCAAATAAGAATTTCTTAAATCCTTTCGATTCTCCAGCTATTGATATAGCAAGTCCTGCAAGAGCTGCATTAACTGGACCTATGAAACCTAACGGAGTTGCAAGAGAAAGTATTCCTGAAATACCGGCTATTCCCCCACCTACTACTAGAGTAGATTTTAAAATTCTTCCAGTCTTTTCACGAAGTTCTTTTGCTTTCTTATTATCTCCAAATAGCTTATCGAATATATTATTCTTATAAGCGTATATTCCAGCACCAAGTGCAATAGCTCCTAGTGCTATGGGAGATGCAAGTCCTGTCATACCAATTAAAGGTCCAACCATTGATTTCTTTAAAGTCTTAAAGATACCAATACCCGCAACACCTATCATTGCGGCTTTCGATACATTCCAAATAGTTTCCTTATTCTTTTCATAAAACTCTTTAGTTTTCTCTACACCTGAAGAAGTTGCATCCTTTATCATACCTTTAGCTTTGAGAGCGTAATCTTTTATGGTATTTTTAGCTTTATCGACCTTATCTCCTAAATCTGTCTCTGTACCGCCAGACTTTACATCATCTATAGTATCCTTAGCTTCTTGAATCTTCTCATCTATATCTATTCCACTTCTTTTCTTAAATACAGATTTGAGTTCTTCAACTTTTTTCTTAAATGCTGAAGATGACATAAGGATATCCTTTATCTTCTTCTTTCTATCTTCAGCCGATAATGTAGTATCAGCAAGATATTCCTTTATCTTTTCTTTATCTTTATCAGTAACGTCAAATCTATCAAGTTCAACATTTAGAAGCTCTTCTGTTAATTTACCACCAGTAATTTCTTCTATCTTCTTTTGAAATCCTATTATACTTTGTAAAGCGTATGGTGAAGTTTGCATAAAATCTTGATACCATTTTTTACTATCAAGATTTAGCTTTTTTACCATATCTGAATTGAAAATATCCTTAAGAAATGTATTTATCTGACCTTTAAATATTTTTAATCCTTTACTATTTTCCTCAGAAAACTCTCTAGTCATACGTACTTCTTCATCAGACATCGTAGTACCAAAAATATTCCCAACAAGTCCATCTTTATTTTTAAGTATAGCTTGTTCACGCTCAGCTTGTAGTGGATGCTCGTAGTTATAAACGTTACCCTTACCATCTCTACCACCAGCCAAACCAAGTGTAGCTCCACCATCTAATTTATTAGAACCGTTGAAAAGTGGCATATACCCTGTCATTCTTCCAGTTGTAGCAATATTTTCATTATACGTATTTCTACTATTTGTAAAATTCTTTGTAGATTTATTAAGCTCTTGGAATCTTCTTGCCGTATCTTCATCAGTTTCCATTCTTGCGAATATATCACGAAGTTTGTAGAAATCAGACTCTGAAAGTTCTTTGTCCCCTAAGTTAAAATGAGACTTAGCATCCGCGTATGAGTGGTTCTTTATAGATGCTAAATCATATCCACTTTTAGATAAATTAACCATTATAATTTTTGATAATTGTTCTAAACGGTCTCTATCTAAATTCTTCTTATCTTTTTCATCCATCTTCTTTTCTATAAGTGATGTAAGTTTTTCTGTTTCATAGTCAAGAGTAGGCAAGTTATCCTTGTACTCTCTACTAACTTCACTCATAGTTCTAAATACACCTTTATTATAATCATATACAGTTCTTTCTTTACCAGAAAGTAGAGATACCATAGATGATAAATAAGTAGGAATTACATTAACGATAGCTTCTCTTGTCGCTCCATCAAAGAATGCTCTTTCAGATGGTTTATATTTATCAGTCTTTACATTATCTATAGATTCAGGTTTAACCATAAGTGCAGAACCCATAGCTCTTAGAGTTGGACTAGATGATAATGACATTGTCATAAACTGTCTATTGACGAAATCTTGTGTTGAACTAAATGTTCTTTCAAGCTTTTTAGACATATCTCCTAATCCGAACTTTTTATTCAAGAATGGTTCTAATATAAAGTCATTTACAAGCTTAAATGGATTCTTTCCATACGCCATAAGAAGCATCGGTAACATTGCTTTTGCTATAGAAAACATTCCTTGAGTTTTTTCCATATCAATAGCACGAACAGCTTCTCCACCTATAGACTTCATACTCTCAAGCATTTGTCCTTTTCTCATAGAATTATACCATTCAGGGATACCTCTTTCAGTTTCATCTTCCTTTTTATTAATCTTAGGAAGCATGTAATCAGAAAACATTTCCTTCATTGCTTTATGTTCAGTAAGCATTTCAGTTTGAAGTGCAACCAGCTTTTGTTGTTGTACTAATTGCTCTTTAGCTGTCTCTGCTATACTTTTTAAATATCCTTTATGCTCTATAACCTCAGCCTTTAAATCAGAAGTTGCCGATACAATAGTTTGGTTTATAGAGTTAGCTGTTTTAAATAAACCTTCTACAGTTGCATTTATAACAGCATTAGAAGAAGCTTTTGATGCACCAGTCATAGACTTTGCAAGTTTCCCCACAGCACCAAATGTAACAGCATCTCCACTATACGATTTCGCAGGCTCAGAACTAGCCTGTTGTGGGGTACCATCCCCACTATCATCATAGAAAAAATTATCTCCTGATGATGTATCAATATCGAAATCAAAGTCAAATGCTGAATCATCAATTCCTAACATCTCATCATCAGATTTATAGAACTTACCAGTTCTTAATCCTTCAAACGCATTCTTTGTTAAATCTGTAGCAAATCTAAAAAGAGCGGTTTGTTTTAATCTATTTTTAATTCCGTTAAAACCGGAAGACTTCCTACCATTAACGATTTCTTGATATCCGTTTTTAACATCAGTTATCGTATTTTTCGTATTGCTAAAATTTGAAGATACTAAATCGTTACCGATATTTCTCATACTCATTTTGGCGTTATACATATAAGTAGACTCTTTTTTACCAGCCATTTATTATACCTCCTTTGCAGGTTAAAACTAAGAAAATGTTCGTAAACGGCAGTTATGGTGGGGATAAACCCCACCAATTATATATTTATTCTTCTCCACCATTTGTACCTAAACTATCTATAAATGTAGCCTTATGTGCCTTCCATTTTTCTTCTATTGCTTCTAGTATATCAGTATGGTCATACGCTGGGAATAACTCTTTAACGATTTCTCTTTTTATAAATAACTTCTTTTCAGAAGGTATTTCAGATTCTTCCCCATAATACATATTAATCATATTATTTACAGTTTCATTGAACTTTTGAGCATTATCATTACTGATATTAGAAGTTAGAAGCTTAGGTGCTGGGAATGTAATATCAACATAGATATCATCTTCTCCAGTTTCATATCTTGCTATCTTAGTTGCAAGTTCTGAAGCCATAGGTTGATAGTGAGCTTGTAAGTCAGTTATCATCTGAGTAAGTCTACCATCTTGTGCTATAATAGATGTAGCATAGTCATAACTCTTTTCGGCTTGGTTTAATGATGATAAAGGGAAACCTATAATATTTTCTATAATATCTTCAAGCTGTTTCATAAAGTCATCATTTGAAGTATCATACTTTTGTCCCTCTATTCTTTCAATAGAGAACAGCTCATTTCCACCTTTATCAACTGGTATTAAAAGTCTTCCAATAGTTGCCATAGATTGATGCACTCTTGTAAAGTCTGTAAGCTCAGAAGGCAAAGGGAATAAATCTGTAAATATCTCCATTGCATCTTCTCTATCATTAAATAAGCTTTGTGCAAAAGTAGTCTTATATTTTATAGCAAGTTTATCCTTTTCGTAGAATAACTTTGTCATCATTTTGTCTTGTTGTAAAAGTGTCCAGAATAGAATAGGTATTCTTGCATATAAAAGCTTAGACTTTCCTATACCATTATTTGACTCTTCATTTTGGAAAGGAACTAAATACTTTCTTGGTATAAATCTTACTCTGAATTGTGATTGATACATGTCATGCTCTTCAAGAACTTTTAATATACTCCCAAGTATTCTTCTATTCTCAGTTATGAAGTTTGTATCCATGTGAGATTTTAATATATTAGAAAGTCCTTCTATTATATCCTTTCTTACTAAAGGATTATCTCTATAATCAGCACTATCAGATATCTTAGATGAACCTATTACGTTATTTATATTATGAACTTGTGTCTTATTTAAAGCATAATCCATATAAGTATCTATATGGTATACTCCTATAAGTTCTTTATTAACTATAACAGGGTGAGTTCTTTCATCATCAAGTTCTTGTATATAACAACCAGCCATATCTTTTATTCTTGCTTTTCTTTTAGATTTAGCACTTTTCTTAAGTTCAGATAAAGCTTTCTTAAACTCAGCGTTTGTAGCATCATCTGCTTCTCCGTAGAATGTAGCATTTCTTAAAGACTTTGCTTTTGTCTTATCAATTTGTGATGTAAAGAAAGACTCATAGTTATTTTTACCCATAAGTTTATTGTGCATGTGTGAAAGTATATATTCTCTATGTCCTACAGAATATGGAGATTCTGAGAAGAATTGAGATGCCATCATTTCTATTCTCTTTTGTCTTTCATTTGTATTATATGGTCTTGCATAAGATTCAGCATATAGCTCATAGGTATTATTATATTTACCAAGTCCTAAAGCATCATCTACAGCGTCATATACAACTGAAGATAGTTCATTTCTTTGTGCTATAGTTCCATGTGTAAAGCATTCTCTATACATACGAACAAATGAACCCGGTATTACAGTTTTACTAACTGTACCATTTTCACTTTCTCCATAAAATGTCACATCATACTTATCAAGATTAGTTTGAGCTGAAGCATATATATTTGGAGTTCTAGTACCATTTATATTATTCATCTTACCTTCTATAAGTTGCTTTGCTTCTTTATTAGTTTTCCCATCTATTCTATCAAGTAATTTATTCGCTACATCTTGTAAAGGCATAAGCTCTATATTTCTATATCCTATTTCAAGAGAAGCAAGTATACAATCTTTTATGTGCTTATAAAGACCTCTCTCTTCAAGTATAGCTTCAATATCAGCTTGAGTAAAAGCACTGTCTGTCTTTAAATATATATCTTGTATTATCTTATCTTCTGAGTAGTTATCAGGAGACAATATAAACTTAGTCAGATTAAGAAATGTAGTGTGAAGTTGAGGCATCTGAGTAAGCATATAGTTTGACTCACGGATAAGTCTAGTTCTCTCATTATAAGGCATAGAGTTTACATATCTTTCCCCAAGCTTCTCCATAGTCTCAACAAACTTAGTTTCTAAGTCTGTCTCTTTTCTACCACTTCTTATTTTAGCATCTATAATATTTCCATTTCCACTTGTATTTTGAATGGAGTTACCACCGAAGTTAAATCCGACGTCATCTGAACTATCCATCATTGTAGATAAATCAGGAGTGATACCATATACTTTATTCGTAAGCTTATTGCGAAGTTTAGCATATTGCTCATCATTTTCGTTTCTATTAAGCGGCATTATAATTCCTCCTTTTGTATTAATTTTTAACTAAAGGGGTGTTTGTGATACGGGCAACTACCCGTATCACATCACATTTGCTATATTAAAAACCTCGTATATATAAGTTCTGCGTCTTTCCTTTTTTCTATTATATATTATATAAGTAGAGAAGAGCACAAGAACAAAAGCGAATATTATGTCCGTGTCGGATTTGTAAATATGTTTGTAAATACCTTCTAATATTCTATATAAGAGTTCTTGTGCTCTTCTTTTTTTTATCTTCTGTACTGTAATGTCTTTGATAGTATTCTTATTTTAAATTCTCCAAACTTAGGTACTTTAATAGAATACTCAAATTCAAATAAGTTATTATTGTATACTGATACATATACATCTTCATCAGTTAAGAATATATGAGTTCTTCCTGTAACATCTATAAATCTATCAGCAACTTCTATAGTCTCAATAGTGTAGTTATTATTCTGAATACGATTTATAGTTTCCTTAGGAAGTTTCTCTTTTACATATATACCAAGCTTTGGAAATCTATGAGGTTTTAAATAAGTTGACATATCAGAATAGTATTTACCATCTACTTTAAATATATATCCATCTTCATCATCTTTTAATGTAAATAAATCTCCTAAAGACTTATATTTAAAATTACTATCGGGTATGAAGTCTATTTCATATAAAGAACCATTTATAAGCATATTAGACATATTATTTTTTATATGAAAATATCCTAAGGTAGATAGTATCCCAGCTTTAATATCAGATGCGTCTATCTTTACATTATCAAGCTTTGCAAGTATCTTTCTTACTATCTCAGCTTTCTTGTATCTATCATCATCAAGATGTAAAAGCTTTCCATCTTCATTCTTTCTAATCTTAGGAATATTAACTTCGATATTATAGAACTTAGAAGCTATCTCTTTTGCAGATGGAAGATTAAAGAAAGCTTCTCCTATTTCATCAAGCTCTTTAGATATAAGTGCTTGAGTGCATTTCTCTACTTTATTTACATCTTTATCTACAGTTTCTATTCTACCATCTAAACTATCCTTGGATACATTTGTATGCTCTATTATCATAGGATACATAGATACAGCATCAGCGTCCATCACATATCTTAAGAATTTATTATTTACCAAATCTTCAAGAAATGGTGTCATATTCTTTTTAAACTTATTTGGGTCTGAGCAAAGTCCACCAGCTATTTGTATTCTATTTGTAAGTACATCATAAGTAGACTCTATCGCTTCATCTGCTTCACGAAGTCTCTCCATTATAGCTTCAGCTGATTCATTCTTTGTCATAATAAGCTTATTAACATCATTTGCCATAATATAACCCATTCTCTTACATAGATGATAGAATGTATTAGTAACTGATGTCATTGGAGAGAATACTCTTCCATATTCAGTTCTTACAATAAATCTTCTTGTAATAAGTGAGTTTACATCATCTGTCTTCATATCAAGAAATGCCATATCAATAACGTCAATCATATTATACATTAGATAAGTTATGAAATCTAAATATGGTAATCTTCCAATGAAGTCTGTTATATGAGCATAAGATAACTTACCAAATCCAAGTTCAAATTTAGCAACAGCGTCTAAAGACTCTCTTTCAAGCTGGTCTTGAGGTCTAAGTCCAAAGTAAGTTATTTGCGAGCATATAATCTTTGTGTAAGAAGCTGTATCATAATTATGTCTTCTTTTAGCGGCTTTTGGGTCTTCATTGAAGTAATTGAAATAAAATGTATTTCCTACATCTTTGTGACAGAATAACTTTGACTTATCTATCCCTAGCTCTTCTGCTCTATACTCAGTATGTCTTATATCGTATACAGCATTATATATTCCTAAAAACATCGGCTTGAAGTTATATATCATATCATGCCAAGAAAACTCTATCATCTTCTTTTCTTCTTTAAACCAATGTATTACAACTTTCATTTCTTCTACAAGCTTTATAAACTTAGGAGCAAGTAGCTGTCTTGCTTTCTCTCCCATTTGAGCGTCATTTATATGCTCTATAAGCTTTGCTTTAAAATCAATTATAAACTTAGCTTCATCTTTTATTATATCCTTTTGTCCTTTAAAGTCATCTCTTATAATAGAATACACAGAAGCTGTATTTGTATGAGCGTCATAATAGGTAGAGCATATTATAGGTTGTAATCTTTCTTCATCTATATTTAATACATCAGTTTCTATATCGTAATAACCTTTCTTGATATTCTTAATAGGTGGTAAGTCATTATAATCTTTGACTCCATCTTTTTCTTCATATCCTAAACTATCAAGATAACTCATAATAGTTAAGTCTTCTATAGGTAAGTCTGAACCTATACATCTTCTATCCAAAAAGATATGGTCATACTTTATCTTTCTTTCTTTTAAAGCTCTTCTAAAACTATCTCCTTCTCCTAGTATCTTTGCAAGTTCAAATCCTCTCCATTTATATGAAACTCTATGCTCATCTAAATCATTTAAGTTCACAGTTTCTCTATAGTAATTTGGTACTTCTCCTTTTACAGTATATACAGATACTTTAGGTTTTTGTATCTTCTTTACATATTGCTCACCAGTTTCTGTATTATACATAAGTAAATTATAAACATCATTTTCTTTATCGTAATATGAATTATAAAATAAATCTTTCATTCTAAATCACCTCTATATATCGGTTTCGTATCCTCGCAAAATAGTCAAAAACACGAAGATATTAGAAGTTATCAAAAAGGAGGTTTTATTTATGATACTTTTTCCTAGAAAAACTAGAGAAAATTCTGATACCTTTTCTACTTCATATTTCGGCGGTAAGGTTGTCTATGACGGTTCACAAAAGCAAATGTCTGAAATGGAAAAGAAGTATCAACCTTATATAGCTAAAATGAACTCCCTTATCAAAGAGATAGATACTGAAATAAAGAAGTCTGAAAGAAGAACTAGAGAAATACTAGAAGCCTTTCCTAAGAAAGTAGAAATAGAAACAGAATCTACAAAAAATAGAACTTCTCTTTACACAACCAAGATGAACGCTATTAAAATGATAATGGGTGCAATAAAGGATATTAAGGATACAGAACTTAAAGAGCAAAAGATGGTACACGAAATGACTGGTAAGGTTGTTGATGTTAAAGGTGGTAATACAATGATGAAAGCATCTATTGCTGGACTTATAGACTCTCAAATGAATAGAGAACCTAAAGCACTTGCGGCTATTCCATCTTATGGTGGAACTGTACTTGGTTCTACTACAAGTACAATACCTAGAGAAGCTGAACCTACTTATCTTGAAGTAGAAGAAAGAAATGAAAATGGAGAAGTTGAGTATTCAGGAGTTCCTGAAGCTAAAGCTGGATTTACTTCATTATTTGGTAAAGTAGAAAAACCTGATTCATCTCAATTCTTACAAGGTAATTCTGAGATAAAGGATTATGACGCTATGGATAATAGATTTTCGTATGCGGCTGCTCAAACTGGACTTAGAAATAAGTTTATAAATAATACTGAAGTTAAATGTCACTGGGACGATAATGAGAAGATAGGTTGGCTTAGAACTTATGACAAAGACACAGGTAAGATTGCTTCAGAAGAAGCTTTAATCCCACCATCTTATCACGGTGTACTTAGTGTAGTAAACTCAGGTGGTATGCAATATGCTTTATCAGAAACCGAAGAAACTTATGACTTAGTTCCTGATACAATAGCAAACATTCCTGAAGGTATTAAAGAAGACTTGTTAAATACATATAAAAGACAAGATTTAAAATAATTGATTGGGCTTTACGCCCAATCATATTTCTTGCATATCAAAACCAAACTTATCATTCATGAGTCTAACTAAGTAATTATATCTTTTAATATCCCACTCATTTTCAAAGCCACCATTCTCTTTTATAAACTCTTCTCTATAATCTAAAAGTCCATGTATTATGCCACTTAATACTATCATACCCTCAGTAAAAGGCATATCATCTATCTTCTCAGTTATAGCATTTGTGATACCTCCTATAAGGTCTACCATGACTTCATCTTGATATGTTATCTTATTTCCTAATGTGGGTTTGTCTTTTAACTTCATACTATCACTCTCCTATAGAAAGGTTACAAAAAATAAGGGAGAACTAGCTCCCCTATAATTCATCTATTTACGATAACTAATACAGTTACCATAAATATTAAACCAACAGTGATAACTTGGAACTCACTGTTCGATAGAACTTTTAGCAACTTCTTCATAACTACGCCTCCCTTATATGAAGTATTTTCAAAAAATAAAGGAGAGGAATAACCCCTCCAATATTTTACATCTTTGTAATTCTAATAATGTCATAGACTATTCTGCCTACTGACACTATTACAATACCAGTAAGAAGTGCCATTAAGTTATAATATAAGACTCTTACTTTATTAAAAGTCTTATTTCTTTTAGCTCTTCTAGCTTTGCACTCTTGTGAATGAATGTGTTTTGCAACTGCAACCTTGTGATTGCTTTCTATTTCTTTTTGGAATGGCACTTCCATTCCGTTTATTACTTCACTTTCTAATTTATTTTTCAACATAAAACATCGACCTCCCAGTCTTTAAATTTTGACAGCGAACTCTCAAGCCTTCTTGAGTTTGTTCTTGTCTTCTATGTTTATTATATATAATTGAAAAATAAAATGAAGTTATTACAGCTTTTTCTCATAAGTAGTTCTATAAGACCTGTCACGCTTTACTTGTTTATATCCTTTCTTTTGATATAAATGTGCAGCCTCTGTATTGAAATCGAATACATTTAAAGATACTATATCAGCACCGTCTTTCTTAGCCATAGCTTCTACTACAGATAACATTATACTTGCTATTCCTTTACCTCTTGATTTCTCATCAACCCATACAGCTGTAATATAAGCAGTTACAGGAGTTGCCATTCTATCTATTCTTATTTCTATCATTCCTACATCTTCTTTTAAGCTACCAAGTTTAGATGAAGCAATAACAGTTTTAGTTCTTCCAGATTTCATATCAGCTTGTATCTTACCCATAAGATTTCCTAAAGGTTCTAATTTAAAATTCACATGTTCTTGATGATAGTCATATATAGCCTTATGGAATTTAAAGCAAGTATTTGCGTCAGGAAGTTCAGCGATTCTTACGGTTACCCTCTCATTTAAGTCAGTTTCAGCATATAGATTAATCATTTCATCCCCCTTACATTTTGCATAAGATTATTCTTACTTCTACTCTCTTTCATAAGTTTACTATCTTTCGGTTTGCTATTCTGTCCTACAGGTTTAACATTCCTAATCAAATCATTTTTAAGTGTAGCTACCATATATTATCCTCCTTAGGTCAAAGTAAATAGCTGGGTTTCCCCAGCCATTATACTCATTATTGGTCAATATTACTCCAGTAATCATCTTCTGCCTTGTTATCTGGAATGTATTCTTCATTCACTTCCACTTTCTTATTGGCATTTCCATTTGCAAATTTCTTAGCAAGTTTAGATTGATGGAATGATTCTATAGTAGAAGTTCCAGCAAGGATTGCATTTATTTTATTAAGTATAGTTTCAGTTTCAGTTGTAGCTCCACTTCTAACCATATCTTCAATAGTACCATCACTTGCAAATGATTTCAATTTTATTGAATTTGAGAAAGGACAAACGAGCTTTGATTTTTGTATTATTTGTCCTTCCACTACATCATAAATTGAAAGCCCACAAATGTAGTTACCTTCAGTATCTTCAACACCGAATATTCCAAATGCACTTTCCTTTCCAGCTATTGCAAATTCAAATGGAGATTTTGTATTCATCTTTATTCTTGCTTGACGGAGCATTAAAGCTAAATCTTCAAAATCATTATTTGAAATAAAATGTGTCTTTTCTGCTTTCTTTTCAAAAGGTCCTTCTTCAGTTCTTCTATACATTGCAACTAAAAGTCCTCTTTCAAAAAGTTGCATTCCACATCTTTTGCAATTTGCTACTTCTTTTGCAAAATATACCACTGAGTGAAAATGAGTTGATACTAATTCTTCCGCGTTTTTTCTTTGTTGTTCCATATTACTTATCCTCCTTAAAATAATCTATGTCGGTGTTAATGACATTTAGATTTTATTTAAAACTATATTATACTCCCCTTCTTTATTATATTCAATATTAACTATCTCAGGTATAACAGCTGAGTCATTAGGGTCATAATCTGCATATAGATATTGATAGTCTTGGTTATAGCTATTAATAGATACAAATTCTATCTTAGTTACATCAGTTATATCATCTCTTACCTTTCTTATCAAATCAGACACATGGAATGTCTCATCATTTAAGAAATCAATCTTTGCAAAGTAATCTCTTATATAATCCCTCACATAATCCAAATCATTAGTAGCATTATACTTAAGTCCAACTTTAAATACAAAGGATACATTGACTTTATCAAGTCTTGCATTCTCATTACCAATAGCGTGGTTTTTAGCTGAACCATAAGTATTTACAAACTTAAGAGTTGCTGTAAAGTTAGTTTGAGTTTGTAGCCACAATGTATTTATGTAATCCATTTCAGCATACACTTCATTAAATACTGAGTAACCATTATCTTCTACAAACTTATATCCGAAAAGTGGTATAGACATAAGCTTTATTGTATTTGTATCTATATCCTCTATTTGTATTCCAGATATATCTGTATATTCTTTTATTAAATCTATATCATTAACTGAGAATACGTTTACAAGTGCTTTACCTGAAATATCAGGAACTCCATATCTATGAGCACTATTATCATTATTATTACCATCATCTTGTACAAGTATCTTTATAGCTTTAAACTTAATATCAGATTGTACATTTGCTTTTACTCCATTATTATATAAAGCTAAATCAAGTCTTCCATCTTTTATAAAGTAATCAGTTTCAAGCTCAGCTTCAAATCTATACATATCATTTCCTTCTTCATAAGATTTCATGACAGCTGGTACATAACCTATGTATGCTCCATCTTGAGATTGGAAAGCTACATTTACTTTTATTTGTCCATTATCAGTTATACCACCACTTGGATTTTGCGTATGAAATACTACTAAGTCTTTCTTATCTTCTGAAGCAAGGTTTGTAAGTAAGTTAAAAGATAGCTTAATATTCCCATTAGGTTCACGATTAATATATAGTCTATTAACCATGAAGTTATATTTTACCTTATCATAGTTATATTCAAACTCACAAGGATTATCTCTTGCTATATACATCTCATAAGTTTCAACTACTCTTTTAATTCTATTTATTACATGTACAAGAGATAGCATATAATCAAACGAATCAGTTCCTGTAGCTAACGCTCTTGGATACACAACACTATCTCCAAGTCCAGTTCTTAAATGAGTAGTTTCAGGTATCTTATAATGTGTATCTTTCTTTATAAGTTCATTTAACTTAACTTGTACATTTAAAGTATTTGTGGGTATTAGATACTTTCTATCTTTACCAAAATACAGTGGTGCAAATATTGAATATACTCTCATCTTCCAGTCATCTCTTGTTTTAATAACCTTATATGCTTTATTATTTCTTTGTGAGAAATGAAGTGATAAGTCATAGTCAGTAATTAAAGAGTTTCTTGTATGAAGTGAGTTTATTATCTTTCTTCTTAAAGTTTCTAAGTTATCTTCATTAGCTCCTTCTATTGTATATTTCATCTCAGTAGTAGCTGTTATATAAAAAGGTAGCTCTTCTCCAGTTGAATCTTCAAGCACTATCTTATCTCCAATATATTCAAAGTTAGCTTTATCTCCCTTTGTAATATACATCGAAAGCTCAATTATACTATCTCTTACAGGAACGAAGTTTCCTCTGTATCCTCTATTTGTAAGAGTTATTTTATTTTGGTTTAAATCATAGTATATTGTAGGCTTATCAGGAATTGACTTATCGTAATACATTGACTTTTGTAATCTCTTTACAGTAGATGTATATTCATCTGCTCTATAGTATGGTGTAAAGTCTATAAGCTGGTCTTCATAAGTTATAGGATAAACGTCAGTTGATGAATCTACATATCTATAAGTCTCAAGCTTTCTTTGATATTGATATAAGTCAAGAGTTAAAACCATATTCTTATTTTGCTTAATAACTCTTATATTCGGATTCTTAATTGGAGATATAGGGTTATATAAGCTATCGACATCATATCTTGCAGTAATAGCCATACGACCATTAGGGTCATATATTTGAATTTGTATATCATAGTCAAGAGAATATACAAACTCATTTATCTTAACCTCAAGTGTATGAGGTATAGTATATCTATATAAATTAGGATTTATCATTTCAGCATTTTTAAGTACATCTTCTATATACATAGTAAATGCAAATCTTCTCATTGAAGCTCTTGCCATTTGAAATGATACATCAGCAACTTTATTCCATTTGAATAAAGAGTCTTTAAACTGAGCTGTAACAGGGAACATCTCTCTTGACGATATATAAGAAGAATATGATACTATATCATATAATTCTCCAAGTCCCTGAGTTTGATAGTATGCAGTAGACAGAGCATTAACTCTATCAGGTGGCATACCAAGAGTATCTAAAACTACAGCCATAGATTTTAGAAATTCTTCTTTAGTTGAAATAAACTTCTTTTCTTCCATCTCTTCCTCCTACTATTTATTTACCTATATATTTTCTTACTGCTGAATAAGCTGCTTTTGCAACACTAGCGATTCCACCGCCACCAGCAGTACCACCATTTCTAGCACCGCCTGAATGTGAAGATGTTGCTGTAGTTCCACCAGATGATGTATAATAGTTAAGTCTGAATTTACCAGTATCATCATTTAATGTAACTGTAGCACCTGATGTCCAATAGTATTCAAGCTTTCTATCAGCTATTGGCACGTAATCAGCCCAGAACTGTTTATTTGCTGTCTTTTGCATATCATTAAATTCCATAAGAGCATAAGCGTCAAATGGTTTAAACATTGCTGAACTGAATGAAACTGATATTTCTCTTACTTCTCTATTAACTAAGCCTTGGTTTGAAAATACAGAAAAAGGTATACTTGTAGGATAGTTACCAACAAGCTTTGCCCAGAATATAATATCGTGGTTATTTTCTTCAGTAACAAATACAAATATTGGAGCAGTGTAGCTCATTCTATTATACATAGAATCTTCATACTCTTGAGATAAAGTTCCTTCCTTTACCTTTTCCATATAAGTAACCCAAACATTTATAAGCTTAAATGCTTCAGCATTTCTATCCATAGCAAAGGTTAAAGTTATAGGCACATTAACTAAGGATTCAGCAAATGATATTGGATACTCTTGTCTTATTCCTCTTATATTTGCGGCAGACTCAGCTTTAGATAAAGTCGCGTCTTGAAATGATATTCCCACTACTCTATTTTGCAAAGCTGTCATAAAAGGAGTAGCTCCCGGTATTCTACCATTAAGCTGAGTATATAAAGATGGGTCTTGGTTTATAATCATCGCAAGGTCAGCATCTTTCTTACCCAAATCTTCAGGAACTAAACCTGATTTTGTATCAAGTACACGACAAGTAGGTTTACCTATAAATATGTGAGTTCTTGTATGAGCAAGAGTATTGTCAATTAGAGTAACTCCAAATCTATTTACAAAACTTCTTTCTAAGTGCATACCTTCATTTATATTAGAAGTAAAACCATAAGTGTTTTTAATATGCTCAGCAATATCTTTAAATGCAGCTGTTGAATATAAAGACATATCTCCGGGACTTGTATGCTCACTTCTATCTCCTCTTTGTGGAATATTCTTATAAGTATTAGTACCATACGGTCTATCTCCTGTAGAACGCCCATTGTTGTAGCTATTGCTTCCACCACTATATCTATGATTCCAAGCAGCAGCAGCGGGACCATCTACTCCACCACCAGTTGAATTGGCACGATTTGCCCAACCCCCATGATTTGCGGCACTGTTGATTCCACCATGTACATTATCTCCCCAATTATAACCACCTGTACTTCCACCAGTACCACCTGTAAGTCCGGGTCTATCAACATAGTTATTTCCATCTATATAGAAATTAATCCAAGGGTTATTACGAAAAGAACCCTTAAGCGTACTTCCGAGTTTGCCCGGAAGTCCACCGAATATAGATTTATATGAGTTTAATACTGGATTTCCAAACCAGCTATCTATCTTACCAAATAATCCTTTTCTAAGCTTTGCTTCTATCTTACCAAAAGTTGAATTGAATTTATTATTTATTTTCTCAGTTACTCTACTAACTGCATTATTGACATAATTGTCAACCATACCAGTTACGTTATTAACTCCAGTTTTAATAGCGTTATCTATATTTTCAGATACAGTTCCTATAGCATTATTTACAAAGTCTGTACCACTTGCATAAAGGTTATCTTTAACTCCTGATGCAACTTCAGACCAATCTGTATTTGTGATACCAGAATATACATTTGATATAGGATTAGTTATACTATTTCTTACAGAATCTTGTATTTTATTATACGCATCGGTAGTAACATCACTTAAACTACCCCCGGGTAATTTATTCTCGTCATCCATGTTAAAACCTCCTTTTTACATTATATTTTTCACTAAAGGGGTGTTTGGGACGGTTTTTGGAACGTAAAAAATAAAGGCTGGGAAACCCCAGCCAATACTTTTATTTTGTAGGAAATACATATTCTTGTCTGTCTGCACCAATGTATTTGACGTGCTTATTTGCACAAAGTTTTAATATCTTTCCTAGCTCTACAATTCTATCCCAGAATTCTGTATTGTCTGGATTTATTGTGATAGTGTCTATATAGATAATGTCTATGGCATTGTCATCTATATACTTTGCTATATTATAAAGACCTTGCATTTCTTCAATCTTAGTAGTCACATTTGGAAGTAGACTCATAAGAGAATTGACTGCCACTTTGTTAGTATCTATACCAAATAGCTCTATTGCTTTATTAGTATTTAACACATTAAGATGATTACCTAATTTATTATTAGCTGTAATGATTACTGCATTCTTTTTCTTTTCAGGAGCTTTAATTCCTGACCATCTTTCAGCTAACATCACATCATCCCAACCATCATCTCCTATATCTTTTATTACTTCCTTTTCATCTACAGGGATAACGTTTGCCAAGAACTTACCAAATTCTTTTGTATACAATAGTTTGCCATGTACATCTCTTTCACCACGTCTTACAAACTCATCATATAATCTTGTGGCATCATCATTACAAAGAACTAAAGGTCTATTACTGTGGTCGTCCTTTAGAACTCCTTTTATGTATTTATATACTGGCATTCTCATATTCCCGCAATATTCTCCATCTACCACATCTGTAACATGGATTATATTCGCAAGTATCATACCAGCTCTAAATGTTTTCTTGGGGTTCATATCATCTGGAATGAATACCCCTTCTTTAGTTCTAACATTAGTAACTGCAGGTTTTTCTTCTTCTTTTGTTACTGGTGGAGTAAAGAACTTATCTTTCATAAATTTTCCACCTTCTTTTATCTCTTCTTTAGGTTTGGCAAGATTTTCTTTATCTACAGAATTGAATATTATGTTTATTCTACGTGTAGCTTCATTAGAAGTCATCTCTTCATTATTTGCAAATAAAGTATTTGCACCTCTAAGCATAGCTAGTACATCATTATATTGCTCAGCTAACTCATCAGAAAAAGCTACTGGACATTTTTCTTTCAAATCTTCTATTAAAGATATTATAATACCCTTCGATTTTCCATTAAGAACATACATAGTTCTTCTTGGATCATTAAAGATGTTAAAGCCACGTTTTTCTTTTGTGAAAGCCATAGCCTTTATAATACTTACTAAATCTTCTAATACATCATATACTGTATCTGATTCATGATGTACTACAGTTCCAAATATTCCAGCTTCAGTATTACGACGTATGTCTATAATATAGCTTCCTTCAGGTTTTACATCTATCGGATTAAAATTTTGTGCATCGTATAATCCAACAACTATAATCTTTTTCCACATAGGTACTTCATTTTCCACATTCACATTTCTAATTGACATTTTTATTCCTCCTAAAATTTTAATATTAATATAAAGTGGGTGGAATTTCACCACCCCAATTTTAACCTTAGATAAATTTCTTGATAGGGACGCAAGTGTAATTATCTCCATCAAAATCTATTAACGATATAAATACCCCACTAAATTCCTCATCATCGTAAATACTTCTTGCGATGTGAGTTATAGCTGGTATTAACCATACTGTACCAATTCCTTCCACGTCGATGTACAGTTCAATACTAGGACCATAGTTGTCCTTCTTTTCATTGATAGCTTCTTCAACGTGTTCAACCCATTTACTAATACTATCACTACCATGTACATTGCTAAGTTCATCATGTAGTGTACGATTCACAATGAAATCCCAATTTTCAGCATTCTCAAAGACTATTTCCTTTGAGTAATCATTTCTTCCTCCTATTAAATAAACTAATCCATCTTTCATAATTTTACCTCCATAAAATTTAATATATTGTACTACTTCGTTTATAATATATATGAAAAAATATTAATGGTGTAGGGACACCCCTACACCACTCATATTATCTGAAGTGCACGTTATATTCGTACTCTGCCTCTTTGTTTTGTTTTAAATACTCTTCTTCTATATTTAGTTGGTTAGCAACTAATAAGTTTCTGTGGTCTGTATAAGTAGAACCATTTAACTGTACATTTACTGTATTACCAATGAATAAGCAAATAGTAGAGAATTTTCTTCTTACATTTTCACCTATAGATTTATAATATTCAGCCATATCTTGAAGAGTTATATTAAACTCAGTTTGGATAACAGTTTCAACAGCTACTGAACCAGTTAAAGAGTTTTCTGGTCTATCAGTTAGCTTTTGTTCTCCATCTACAGTTCTATTAACCCAATCTATCTTCTTTAATTTCTTTAGATAATATTTTACATCATTTCCTTCTACACTTCTTCCAGCATAGTTTTGATATAAAGTATTAGGGTCATCAGAAGCCTTCTTTACCATTCTCCAAGGTATTCTTGTAGCAGCAGTAAATCCCGGAGCATATCTATTAACAGCTTTAACAACAGCTCCATCTGCTCCACCATTACATAACATTACTCCACAATAGTTAAGTTCATTTTTAACTATAGAAGATGTAGGTGTAATAGTAGTTTTTAAATCTTCATCTAAAGTTAATACTTGTATTTTATTAGTTCTTTTACCAGTTAAGAATTCTGCAAGTAACTGAGTAACTCCAATAAGCATAGTGTTTTCTCCAGACTTAGTTCTTCTGAAAAGAGTTCTACCAGAGGGTAGAGTTACATTATCTTCTTTCTTTATAAGAACACCTCTTACTTCGTTTGAATGTTTAGGGTCATCTAAAGATGAAGAAAATGATAATATATCATGTAATTTTCTCATTTATCTTCCTCCTATCTATTTAATATATCTACAATGTCTGTTTGTAAACGACCAGTTTCACGACATCTTATCGTATCATAAACCTTAATATCTGTATGAATATCTAGTTTGGTTTTATTAGTAATGGTATCCTTTACTCCTAGATTTGAATATCTATCCCAGAAGTACCACTTATACTTATCATTTAAAATTTCTAATGGTTCCACATATTCATGCTCAAATTCTTTAAAAGTCTTTTGAAAAGCATAGTCGTGAATTTCTATATCTCTATCTCTTTCATGTACCTTATATAGTACATGTGGTACAGTTTCAAATACATTAATGTAATCATTGTCATACTCTTTAAACCATCTTTGGAATCCATCATCGTATGTAATCTCATTCATATCAGGTCTTAGATATTCTACTGTATTAGGAACTGTAATCCAAGGCGGATACATAACCTTGCTTCTATCTCTTACACCTTTTCTATGAATAAAATCAGTTACTTCAAGATATGAGTGAAACCCTGTCATCTTTACAGTTTGCGTAGCTTCTTCGTAAGTAGTTGTAGTAACTCTATCCCAAAGCCATACATGATTTTTGATAAGTACCTCTGATAATATTCTTTCATAATCATCAAATACATACGAAGTTTCAGATACTCTTAAATCGACTGTATAAGTTTTCAAAAAAGCTATCATCTTAAACATTGTCGTTTTAATGGTTTGAGCTTCATCTTCCTTTATTTTAGACAGGAATGATAAAAGATTATCTCTTGCTGCTGTATGTGATGGATTACAATAGTTATATAAATCTTCTATTACTGATAGTAATTCCTCATTCATATCATCTTCTACATGTCCACCAACTTTCATTGCTTGTAAGTGTGTATATAAAGGTGGATTAGATACAGCTAAATAATCTGAATAACTATCATAATTTTTAATCTGTCCATAGTAATGATTAATAGCCATAGTACCTATCATGTGCTCAAGTTTCATAAGCTCTTTCATTATAGCATAATCAAAGCTCTCTTCTCTTATCATTCTTCTTAAAACACCTAAAGCATTTCTATTATGTAAAAGTACATCTAAGAAATCTACAACTGACATACCTTCATTTACTGTCTTGTAGTAAGATAGGTATTCCATATCTTTTGGAACTCTTGAGTTGAAAGCTTCGGCAACTTCTTCTGTTAATTTAAAGTGATTGTCTATACCATAGATATAAACAAGTCCTTCAGGGTCTTTTATTATATCATCTTCATAACCATTCTTATTCATAATAAGTACCATAGAATATACAAATGCGTCCCATAGACTAGCTTGAAGATTTGCTTTAGTAAGAGTAAGTTTAAAGTCCCCCAATCTTTCTTTATTGCCAAATAAGAATGATAAAAATTCAGATTGAGTAAAAGCATTTTCTGTAAGCGATACGACACTATCAACTCCAATATACTTTGTAGTAACGTATGAGAAGTTTTCTTTCATTACATATTCTTTTAATTTATCTCTTCCAAGTCCCCATCTTCTATCTCCCGATACAAACTCATCAAAAGGAATCTTAGCTTTAGTATCCCCTTCTCTTATATTATAAATAAACTTATGTAAATCTTTAGCTCCTATTGGAACTCTTACAAATGATAGCTTATAGTTCTCTTCTAAAGACTTAGTAGGGTCATAACCTTTTTCAAAATCTACATATTCTTTATATAAGATATATTGGTATACATCTTTAATACCGAAAGCTTCAGCAATATTAAGTATTGATGATTTATCCCCTTTATATCTTAAAACTCTATTTATCTTCTCAGCAAATGCTATACGCACAGATTTAGGTAAATCTGCAACATACGGAATTGAGAAAGTTCTATAAAGACTATCTAGTATCTCATCTGATGTAAAGTCGAACTCAAGTATATTCATAGGGTTTTCAGCAAGTATCATATACATTGTAGCACAGATAAGATAGGTTGCTGTAAGTGGTTCGTAGTAATCATAAGAGTCATGATAGTATTCATTGTATTGAGTTTTCATATAAGCAATTCTCATATACTCATAAACTTCGGCAACTCTATATCCTACATTGTATTTCGTAGTATCAATATATAAAAGTCCAAAAGCTTCTGTAGTTCTTGTCACATAAAAAGGTATTCTTCTTGTGATATAGTTAAGATACTCTTTATCAGGATTATCTTCTATAATTTTCTTAAGTATACCTTTATTAGTTAAGATAGATATTTCTCCTTGGCTCATACGGTGAACTGGGATATTATCTCTTATACCGTCTATGTGGTATCCGAGATATAAAAAGTCTTCTTCTTGATAAGGATATCCCATAAGAGTTAGTACATACTCATTCTCTTCAATATAGTGTGAAAGTACATACTTTCTTTTATTCTCCAAAAGTTTTTCACACTGCTCTTCACTTAAGTATAACTTTATATCTTTTGGGAATCTTTGCATTCTTATTATATTATCATGATTTAGATATCCTACATCATAGAACTCTTCTACTTCATAATCGTATTCGTAAATACTATCAGTTTGATTTCTAGCATTTCTGTATATATTAAATCTGACACGAGACTCTTCAGTGTCATAATATTCTAGTTCCTTTTGCTTTTTAATAACTGCTGTTTTAAGACAGTTTAGAATGTCTCTATTGTCAGTTAAAAAGTCGTCAATTCTTAGCATTATAAACCTCCTCTGTTAGTTCTAAATCTCATAAAAGTGTTCGTTACAAACGAGTTTACGAACATTTTAATTAGTAAATTAAGAACAAATGGAGGTTTAACATAGATGGATTTAACTATAATATTTTTAATATGTATAATAAATATAGTAACATTTACGGCAGTAGGCTTTGTCCTATGGTTTATCTTTAAGTCAAGAGAGTTTGATTTTCGTGAAAGAATGGAACTTAAAAGGTTACATCTTGATAAGATGCGAACTCTAAAAGAGCTTGAGATTAAAGAAAGAGAGCTTGATATAAGAAAAGAAGAACTTAATAAGAATATTGAACTTGAAAGAGAGAAGTTAAGAATGAGTACAAAGCTTAACTTCAATGGAGATGTAATAGAGACACTAGATAGTATGGTTGCAGCGTATACTGAACCATTTATAAAACTTAAGTATACTAATGCCGAAAAGCCACTGGAAGAAAATATATTCTCAGAAATAATAGTACCAAGATTTGGTACTCCACGTAGTAAAGATATGGAAGAGATTGTCAAAAAGATATTTGATGATATGCCACCTGATACAAGGGATATTATGAATATCTATATGACAAATACTAACTTACAAGAGCTAGTAACAAGAATGGTTACTATTTACTATCAAAGAGTAATGTATCAAATGACTAAGGTAAAAGAAGAAAAGGCAATAGAAGATAATAGAGCAGCTACAAGAAAAAGAGACTGGTTATTCGTAAGAGGAAAGTTAAATACAAATTGTAAAAAGATACCAAAAGAAGCTATGGATGTTTTAAAGCGTATACAACCTAGAAACTTTAAAGAAGTTATGGTAGCAATAGAATCAATGAAGAACTTAGATATGCAAAATAGAAATGACAGAGAAATATATGAAATGCGTGAAGAGCAAGGTTATACAGCACTACTTAGTATTGACCCTAATGATTTATATGACCTTGCACATCTTGCTGAGAGCGAAGGTAAGGAGGTTACAGATTTATAATGAAACTGATTAAATTTGATGAGTTTGTGAGAAAGCTTAAAATACAAGAGGTTACTTCAACTAACCTTTTTATGGCAAACGGTTCTCCAGACCCTAATGGACTTGTATCACAAAGAATATTTGGAGTTTCAACTCTTGATAGACAAACACTATTTGGATACATAAGCTTAAATGGAAAGTTTATGCACCCAGTTATTTATAAAAGAATATTTAAAAGAAGCTTTAGAAAGATAGATGGAATAATTGCAGGTACTGATTATTATACTATTACAGATAAGGGAGAGCTAAAACCTGACCCTACAGGATACACTGGACTTGAGTGGCTTTATAAGAACTTTGAAAAGATTAAGTTTAATAATATAAATTCAGGAAATGATGAAGACCAAGACTTATCTTTATTTAAAGAAGACGTAAGAGCTGTACTTAAGAAATACGATAAGACTACTTTATTTACAGATAAGATGATAGTTATACCTATAGCATTTAGAGATGTTGATATAAGAGCTGGACAAATGGGTATAGATGAGCTTAACTCTTTATATCGTTCTCTTATGAATAAAGCTAAACTACTTAAGGATAATAAAGATGTAAAGTTATTTGATGTCAATAGACTTATGTATCAAATACAGTTACAAATTGTACAACTGTATGATTTCCTAAAAGCTATAATTGGTGGTAAATATGGACTTCAAAGAAAAAGAGCACTATCAAAGCATGTGGACTATGGGTCTTTAATAGTTCTATCAGGACATGAGTTTGATGGAGATAAGTTCTATGATGAAAAGGTAAATGTTGATAAAACTGGATTCCCACTTACATCTATAAGTGCTGGAATGTTTTTATTTATGTCAAGAAGAATGTCAGCATTTCTAAAGCAACTTCCTATGAGAAAAAAGAATGGTTCTCAATTTTCATTAATGGAAAAGGAAATGTATTATGATGGGGAAAAGATGAAGGAATATAGAGATACTTGCTTACACTCTATATCTGAAAGACTTAATCCTATTTTAACTCCTGATGGAGAACCACTTATAATGGAGTATAAAGTAAATGGTAAGCAAAAGGCAAGAGCTATGACAATAACTGATTTGCTTTATATGTTTGCTTATGAAGAAGCTGAACTTGCTGAAAGACACATGATGGTTACACGTCATCCTACAATGGACAGCTTTAATATAATACCTACTCTTATACATGTACTATCAACTTTAAGAACGGTTGAAGTTGAAGCTTATGGAATGAAGTATCCTTACTATCCTGATATAGATTACATCATAGATAAGTATGGAGATTTACATATAAGAGAAAATGCAATAAGAGCTGAGAAGGAACTGTCAGGTTATTTTATAGAATCTGAAAAGATATCTACATTACAACTTGCAGGAATGGACGGAGACTTAGATGGGGATAAGACAGTTGCAAGACCAGTGTTCTCAGACGAAGCCAATGAAGAATGTAAGCAAAAGAGAAACTCTTTAAACTTATATTATGATATGAAGCTTGAGAATATGAAGAAGCTTGGAAATGACGCTCAACAAGCATTGTATTCATTTACAGTATTCCAAAAGGGTGCAAAACTTGCAAAATCTGAAACTGTTGCAAAACTTAAGGCTGCAACTCCTGATGATATAACTATGAGCTTCTTATTTAAAGAATTAAGAATAGGAGATACAACTAAATTCAAGAAAGAAAATGATATAAGAGAACTTATGGAATTTGAAGGTGGAACATACGGACTTGCTGGTAATAAGACTTATTACTGTACAATAGGACAATTCATTGTATGGAAGCTTTTATTCCAAGAATGTAAGATACCACTTCTTACAGAAGTTCTAACTAAAAAGAAACTAGCTTCTATACTTACAGAAATAGGAGTAAAGATTGTAGCAAAAGAAATTACTATAGATGATTATAAAAGATGTATAAATAGATATGAGTCTTTCTCATTAAGAATGAGCTCATTTGTAAACCCATCTTTATCAACTGGTATGCTTTGTCTTACACCTGATATTAAAGCTTTAAAAGAAAAGCTTATAGAAGAAAATAAAGAAGGACTTAAAAATGACGACCCAGTTGCAGCAGATAAGGTTGCAAAAGGAGTTCTTAAAAAAGTTGAAGAAGTGTATGCTGATGACCCTGCAATGGAAGCTTACGGTAGTGGAGTTCTAGGACTTGGAAACCAATTCCAAACAATGGCAGTTATGGCAGGTTCGCTTCCGCAAGATAGTGACTTTAATAAGTTTAGAGTTGTTACAGAATCACTTCAAGATGGACTTCAAAAGAAAGACTTATCTTATGCTTCTAATATGGGACTTGTAGGTGGATACTCAAGAGGTAAGGCTACTGAAGTTGGGGGAGCTGTTGCTAAAATGATGAACTATGTATTCCGTACAATAAGACTTGATAAGTATGGTTCTGATTGTGGAACTAAAGTATATTGTAAGATATATGTAGACCCTTCAAAGAAGATACAATATATTGGACGTTGGGTAATAGATGGTGGTAAAGAAGTTAAATTGGATGATAGTAATTACAGTAAGTATGCTGGTAAAGAAATGGAAATGCGTTCTGTACTTACTTGTAAAGGTGAGATGATATGCTCAAAATGTGCAGGAGACTTACCTTATGAAATGCTAGACGTTTGGGATAAACCTGTAAACTTTGGTCTTAAACTTAATAAGCAACAACATGAGCTTGTACAAAAGAGACTTAAGTTATCACATGATACGTCAGTTAAATTCAAAGGTCTTAACTTTGATACATTCTATCCTACTACTAAAAGAGAACCATAAAAAAAATAAAGTCGAGAAGAACTTAGACCTTATCTATATATAATATATTTGAGGTATAATTATGATTAACGACTTTCTTTCTTTTTACTTGTCTAAGTTCTTCTCATAGTTATAATATATAATACAAAAAATAGAAGGGGTAAATCCCCTTCTATTAATTTTTATCTTATAGGTAATTATCTTCAAATTGCTTCAATAGTGGTTGAATACAATCTGTAGCATCATATAAGTCTCTTTCAGACTTAACAAGTAATCTTCCTTCTTCATCATACGGAGCCCAAGATTCAATAGTTTCAGAGAATCTATCAATTCTCTTATGCACATCAGCTGACTCTTCAGCAGTTAATGCAATATTGTCTAAAGTATAATATCCAATTTGGACATCTTTATTTCCTTTAGTCATAGTAACATTTTGGAAGTCCCCAATTCTTGGAACGAAGTATCCTAAATCTCTTATAGCTATAGAACCTTTCTTAACTCCAAAGTTTTCAGCAGACAGTACCAAATGAACGTCGTTCATGTGGAAGTATTCATTGAACTTTCTTAATACTGCTGATACTTCTTTGTAATGTTCAACTGCCGCATATATTGCAGCATCCCTTGTGTCATTCAAGAACTCTCCTGATTTAGATTCCAAATTCTTTATGTATTCTGCACATATCATAAAGTTTTGGTATCCATTTCCAAGTGAGAAGTTAGATACCATTGGCATATGTGCACCTAGAGCTTTAAATGCTGTAGCATCACTTGATACAACTGATGAGCTGTATCTTTCAATAGCGTTATCTCTAAACCCTACTTCTCTAAATGGTACTTTGTAAACCCAAGCTGAACCTTCTACTCTAAAGGCAATTCTGTTTTGCCCTCTACCTAATACTTGAAATCCAGCTTCTCTTATAAGACTTTCATAAGTCTGAGCAACCTCTTCGGCAGACGAACTAGATTGATATGCTTCTACCATTCCATTTGCAAGTTCAAATACTCTTTCTTGAACTTTTCTGTTCTCTGCTTCATTATCGTACCCTCTATTATTTCCAAACCCATAATTTTCTTTTCCAAACATCTTTATTCCTCCTTATATTATATTAATGTGCTTATTATCTTCTTCCAAACATTGGCGACTTTTCCCAGTTCTTTCCACTGCTTCCGCCACTAAACGCCGACTTTCCGAACGCAAATCCTGAGTTACCATTTCCACTTGAGTTTCCAAATGTTGATGATTTGCCAAATGTAAATCTACTACTTTCTCCACTGCTACCACTATTTAAACCAAATCCACTAGAACCACCACCAAATGTTCCTAGCTTCTTACCTCCACCGAATGTTCCACCTGAGCCAAAGCCTCCACCGAAGCTACTTCCACCTGACGAACCGAATCCGCTAGAACCACTACCTCCGAAACTTCTTCCTCCACCGAATGTTCCACCAAAGCTACTTCCACCATAATATCTTTCATCTTCATCTTGGTACTTAGAAAATGCAGATACCTTTTCTTCTTCACTCTTAACTCCAAATCCGAAAGCTTTATTCTTAAATGGCTTTCTTTCACTAGGTTCTTCATCCATTACCAAGTTTAATTTAGGAGACTCAGTCTTTTCTTCAATTTGAATACCTAAATCTTCGATAGCTCTTAGAACTACATCTTCAATTAGGTTTTCATTTGCAGCATCTTTGATAATCTTAACTAAACTGTCAAAGTTATTAGCTACAACTTTTAAAACTTTCGCTGCCATAAACATGTCAACCGCATATCTCGAAATCTCATTGTTTTGGTCGACTTCATGTAACTTTCTTACTTTGTCAATATGAAACACTTGTTGCATTTCATTGTATGTAGCTTTGTCAACTACCTTTCTAAACTTTTCAGCTCCTTCAGATAATTGTCCTCTTTCATTTAACCACTTTGCCAAATTTTCAGGTATCTTTGCTTCTTCTCCACCAAACCAATTTGCAGTTTGGTTTACAAATGCTGGGTCAGCAAACTTTACTTGTTGCTCACTTAAGTAAGTTTCAAGTGCATTGATTGTAGCATTCCATTGGTCATTCCAATGTGATGCTCTTTTTGTTTTCTCATTTAGAAACACCCTTTCTGGATTCATCTTTGTAAATCCACCTTTACCGTTCTTAATTTTGTTACTTAATCTCATAATTTTTCCTCCTTAAATTTTTATATTAATTGTACTGCTACACCTATATAATATATATATTAAAATACTGATTATGCTAGTTACTACTTCTTTATCTGCTCTTGAAGTAACATATCACCAAGAGCCAATTTTCTAGCTTCCTCTAAGTCAGCGTCAAGCTTTGCCTGCATCTCAGGCGGTATTTGCATCATATCAAATTCATTTAATTTTCCTAGTATTGAATTAGGGTCATCCGGTATTACATCTCTTATATCATCATAGACATCTTCAGGAGCTGGAGATATTCTAAATCCATTCTTTGTAAACTTAAAGAATCTTAAGTTCCCTTTATGTCCGTTATTTGTTGATAGTTCATTTATCTCTTTATTATTATCTCTATCCTTATCAAGTAGCATGTGAAGCATAGTGACATTATTATATCTTCCTCTAAATTGAATAAGTAGAGATTCCACATGGAACTTAAGTCCAAATCCACCAGCAACATGAGAAGCGTTTAGTTGTCCACCCATAAGTGGGCTTGGATATACTCTTCTTCCTATTACTTCTTGTGCTACTCTTTCCCCTTCTCTATTAAATTGTCCGGCTGTTACTATTGGAACATTTAATCTTTGAGCGGCAAGTTTTAAATTTTCAAACTTCTTAACTAAATCAGTTTTAGACTTATCATCTGTATCATTTCTATTTATAGGTACAGCAAGTAAGTCAGCATAGTCAAGAACTATAAGCATAACTCTCATACCTTCGTTTGCAAGTTCATTAACAAGTGCATCTAAATCATCAGGACCTATATCGTATCTATGAAACTCACGAACTACTATTGCCATTTCACTATCGTTTTGTGGAGATATATACTTATGTGCAATTCCTGTAACTTCAGCGTCAGGCATATCTATAAGCTTTCTTGAGAACATCTTCTCTTCCATGTGCCAATCCACAAATCTTTTAAATACTTGTAAGGTATCATTTTCTAAAGTTATATGAAGTACGCAGTTTTCTTTACCGGGTATCTTATCAACATTTGGATTTGATTTAGCAACTCCCAATGTCACATTTTCAAGAAATCCTGATTTAAACCCACCAGACAGTGCTATAGTTGCATACAGTTTCTTTGGCTTTAGTTTACCCATAAAATCATCAAGTGCTGGAATACCAGTTGATAAAGCATTTGAATCTTCATATCTTAGCTGAGTAATTATATTGTCAAGTCCCTTAGGACTTCTTGAGAATTTAACTGTCTTATTATTTGCTTTAGTAGTTCTAGTTGTAATATCTATTGCTACTGATTTAAAATCATTTATTATATCTTGATACTCATTCATTACAGTATTCGTAGGAGAAGATTGTAAGAATGTAAGTTTTGATATAATATTATCCATCTTCTTTAAAGCTACTTTATTTACAGATAAGAAATCTACAAGAGAAGCTATAAACTTCTTATTATCATCTGTAGCTTGTAAGTATTTAGCATACACATCAGAACCTACGGTTTCATCAGTTGATGATATACGAATAAGTCCTTCAGCATCTAGTGCTATTCCATCTTGTATATATTTAAGCATAGTTTCTATACACTTTATTATCTCTTGCTCTCTTGTATCTTTTCTTGATACTTTTAAATCTATAAGTGCTTCTTTTAAGTTTGCTAAGAATTCATTATTATGTCTAAAATGCGGTACTATACTAAAAAGTAATGTGAGCGTCGCATAGTTAATAGGTATTATCATACTTGTACTCCTTCCTTAATCTCATCATTAATTGTGGGTTTTTGAATATCCGAAATATCCGAAATATCTAAAAGCTCTTTTATTCTATCTACTGATAGATTAGTTTCATATATTTCTTCTATTGTCTTTTGTATCTTATGAGTTAAAGGAATAGTAGGAGATAGTACATATTCTGCATCTTCTTCTATAGATTTAACTTCTTGTGTTTTAACTTGTCTTTCTATTTTAAATTGAAATATTCCTTTATAAGATGACATTATAAAAGATAGGTTTTTATATTCTTCATCATTATATGAATTAGTATCAACATCTATTCTTATAATATCTTTAGCTTTCTTATCAAGCTTTAAATCATTAAAGAAAGCTTTCATTTTCTTTACAGTAGATTTACATATCTCAGTACCATCTAAGATTATATACTTTCTACAGTATTTATTTTCTATAAAATTAACTTTAAAAGTTCCAGTATCTAAATCAACTGTAATATCATCAAAACCTTTTTTAGTTCCAGCATCTGAAAATGAATGAGATGAAAAAGAACCTGTATACCAGATATTATCAGCGATATTAATTCTATTGTGTATATGTCCACATACAGTGTATATTCCAGTAGTTTCTATTATATCTCTATCCTTTATAACCTGTGCCATCTTATGAGTATCAGCTTTTAAAGCCTTAGCATAAGGCATAGCTGACTCTATTGAACCGTGGTATATAGTTACATCAGCTTTAGTAGTTAAAGCTTCTTCATATAGTTCTTCATAGGTATTTGAATAATACTCAGGAATGAATCTAAATAAAAGTCCTTCTACATCTATAAACTCTACATTTCTTACAATATGAAAGTTAGGACTTTCAAGAGATGAGAATATATCAAGTTGTGTATTGTCATGTGATAATGTACCCTTAAGTAGGAATACTTTAAAATCATATAGTCTTGCTCTTTCTGCAATAGTTGTCATAAAGTCAACTGCTATTTGTATTACCTTGTGATTTGCTGGATATACTCTATCGAATATATCTCCTGCAAATGTTAGTACATCAATACTTTCTTTTAATTTATCTATATAATCAATTATAAGCATAAGCTCCTCTATGTAATCTGTAGGTTCGCTATATACTGATAAGTGTAAGTCTGAAATATTAATATGTCTTAGTGTCTTCATAAAGTCCTCCCAAACACCCCTTTAGTTAAAAATCGAGGGTTCACACCCAAAAATTTGTTAGTAAAAATTCAATAATTAGGAGGTTTAAAATATATGATTAGAACTAATCAAGCGAAGCTTTCCGACTTATCTTCTCTATGGAAAGTGATGGATAAAGTTGATAATTTATCAGGTAAAGTAGCTGAGCTTATATCTGGTCGTGATGTTGATGCAACATCTGCACCTGAAGCTTTTTTACTATATGAAGCAAACTCGAACAAGATGTTCAAAAGAGACATTATGAATTTAATAAATGAGAAAAAGATTGTACTTAAGTATAATCCATTGGTTGCTGTAGGAATGTATCTTCCTTATGCTCCACTTATTGACAAATCATCAGGAGCTGTACAAGTTATAGTAAATGCTACATCTTATTGTACAGAAGAAGATGGTAAATTCAAAATAAATGTAAATGATTTAATTGGATTATGTCAAGGTGCTTGGGCTATCTATAAGTCTTTAATAAACTACACAAAGATTTGTGCTAATTTCCAAATGAGATATTTGCTTATTGAACTATATACAAAGATATTAACTATAGGTATATCAGGTTCTTCAATATTTGCAAGTGGAGCAAACGCAAAATATCTTAAATATATCTGTGCAAGATTTATGCTAAATCATCACTTCGGTATTGATAAGAATGTACATGAAAGTGCGATGAATCAAGCTAAGATAGAAAATGATACAGAAAAGGCATTTATAAACCAATTAGTGTTAGAAACTCCAAAGGAGTTATGGCAATCATTCCACGGACTTGTAGAAATACTTAAGAGAAACTTTACAGCTTTAAAAGATAAAGTATCAGTTGAGTTTATAAGACAAAGAGTTTCGATAATCTTAGGAAGTCCAAATGTATTCTCAGTTGACTATGTACCATACTTATGTGCACTAGCTTCAGGGTATTACAATAACTATTCGGTTTATAGAAGCTCTTCTATCAAGACAGAACTTCAACCTTACTGTATTGCAGTTGCAAGAGAAGTATTACAATCTTTATAAGGAGGTTTATAATGAGAGCCTTTATAGATTCTGTAGACGGTAGAAATACTACCTTCTACGATAGATTAAAACCTCATATGTCAAAACCCGTCGATATCGACGGGCTTATTGGTATTTATAATTTTACATTAACAAAGCTTACAAATCCTACTATGGAATTTTTGGATACTTTGGATAATATCGGTAAGGGACATTTTGAGATAATGTACAATGTTTATCAAATACCTGAGTTACAATTCACTCCAGATTTTGGTAAATATCAAATATTCTTTAAAGACGGAAATCGTCTTTTAGAGTATAAGGAATACTTAAGACAAAAAGGTGCAAAGTATTACTTTGTAGATGAATCTTACTTTATAGTAATTCCTAAAGAAGAAACTATACTAACTACAGGTACAGTCATTATATCTACAGGAAATGATGTAGTAAGATTTATAGATACACCTAGTCCAACAGCTCTACATCTATTTGAAAATCTTTATATGGAAATGAGCTTAAAGCACATAGAAGTATTTTCGGAAAATAAAGCACTAGATGCTTATAAATTATGTCTAGGAGATTTAGAAGTGGGTACTGGAGTTAAGGTTGGAAATACAGTATCTAATAAGACAGCAATAATTGAAGTTGTGAGCCCCAATGATATATTATCTTCAATAGGAGTTATAGTATACGAAAGAGGTGGAAAGAAAGGATTTGAATTTAGAAATCTAACTTATGCTTCTTGGAACCAAACATCAGCTGTACTTGATATAAAGGCCTTAGAAGATGAAATAGGAGCTGGTACTACAGTTACTAAACTTCTAGTCCTTTATAATACAACAAACGATGATAAAGAGGACTTAGATACTTTATATGAAGACTTTATATACTCTTGTGTATATAGTCCTGAACTTGAAGGATTTGTTAAAGGTTCAAGAGCCTCACTTCTTCCGATAGCAAATGATGACCCAAGACTTCTTGTTGACTTTGGTAATGATACAGAATACTTCAGTAGTATTAAAAGTATATCAAAGCAATTTGCTCTAAGCATGATAGGAGATGAGTACACAAGAATAAGAAATGCGGCTGAACTTGTAGAAGATGGAGATAACTATGTTATATTTGTTCCTAATAGATATTCACAAGTAGTTTCTTTATATGTAAATGGGAAATACTTCCATACAGGATTTAAAAGAGATGATAGACTTGGAGTATCTAAGATAACTATACCTAAAGCACTTCTTAAAGATTATGCTGATAAAGATGAAATAGAAGCTGTAGTAGAGCCACTATTTACGAGAAGATATGACTTAGTAGTTGATAAGGTTATAAAGTATGGTAAAGCTGAAGGACATCTTATAGAAGATGAGCTAAACCTAATACCTTTATATGAAACAGCAGGACTTGATAGGTCAATGCACTTATTCATAGATGGACACTTTATTCGTCCAGATTTTTACGAAATTATAAATTACAATAATAATCTATTTATCTTCTTTAAAAAGAAAGTGGCTGATATAGATAATGTAACGGTTATAGTACACGCTGAAGATGTCTATGATGAAAAGGTAGGGACAGTGACTGATATCTCTAAAAAAGAGTATATAAATGATTATTCTAAGACTTATTATGGTGGACATTTAATATCAACTTATAAGCTTATGAATATGCTTGAAGGGAATTATCTTGGAGCTGCAATAAATCCTGTATTTCCTGATAGCCATGATGATAACTTATTTATCTGTGAATTAAAAGACAATAAACTATATAAATTCGTAGATGGTGGAAGTGAGGACTTCTTACTTAGAGGATTTTATTATGTAGATTCTAATGCAAAGAAAGTGGTTGTATATACTATCGCACAAATATATACTTACATTAAAAATAAAGTTTCGCCTAACACTATCTTGATTAATTCGTATCCTACATCGAACCATGAAGACCTAATAGTGAAGCGGACTAAATTCGCATATGATATGTTAGCCATTGGCAAACGGTTTAGAGGAATCGTAAATGGAAACGATATTAACGGAACTGGTGTAAAAGATTATGTGAAAACTAACTACTCAGAGTTTATAGATTCTGAAGGAAGAGTAATAATTTCAAATAATGAAAAGGTAATTGCTCAAGCTCCAGTGAATGTTAATTTTGATAGGTATGAGGATTAATCATACAACTGAATAACTTTCAATAGATACATATATGGTGTATAAGGAGAGAGTGTGTACGGAACTATGGGTATATAGTGTATTAAGATTTGAGGATCTTTTTAGAGATTCCCCCAGTACCGCAAATCTTTAATATTACACGAGTATACACGATTTGAAAAGAAGATATAATATAAATCATTATGTCATATTTCAAGTTTTATTTCCAGTAATACGTATAATAACATATTACGATTTACAGTGAATAATATTCAGTTAATTCTAGTAAATCACGGAATTAATAATAAGAATAAAGCTTTGTACGTGTCGTACTTGTAGATTGAGGAAAATAAGATAATGATGAATTATTCTATTTTTATTAATTTTATTAAACTAAATTTTTGAATTATTAAAATCAATAAATATAACATGAATTAATTCTTGTGCGTGTCGCATTACGAATCTAAAAAATTAAGAGATACATTGAAAATTCTGATTATTGAGAGATAATCGGTCTAATATCTGAATGAAAAAGAGAGTCCGTGTCGGATTGCACATTTAATGAATATAATATTATAAAATATAAAAGTTGTGGTGTGGCGTAATGCCACACCTATAACTTTATCAAGCTTCTTTAGAATGCTCTAGCGATGTTGTCTTCATCGTGTTGAGATAAGGTAAACAATTTTGAGAATCTACTATACGTTACGAATATATATGTCGTAAGTATATTTAAAATTGTTATTAATGCGAATGTAAATATTATGCTATGTAAACTTAGGATGTACATTACTGTAATGAATACACTACACACTTTAAAAGTTACAGACGCCTGTCCTTGCCATGTTCTTACATAAATGTAGAATAGCAAAAACGACGCTGTAAAAAATGTTAGTAAATTTAATACCAATCTTAAAGGATATAACATCTTGTCCTCCTTTCTCTACCACGGACTCCGAGATTTCGCTTTAAGCCGATTCACTCTCTTACCGTTTCCAAAGTAATCGTGTGCTCCCATCGTAATCTCCTTGTCTTCGCCATTTTGCGTAGAATTATCATATAAACCTTCAGCCATAGAAACAAAGTGCGAATTATCAGTCGCTCTTTTAAACGTGTCCCCTTCAAGGGTTTTAAATCCACTGAAAGTTCCCTCATTTAATGCGTCTATCTTTTTATATTCTAAATCAACCTCTTCTTTTGTAAGACCCTCAAATGGGTCTATCTTTATATCAAAGGCATCTAGTTTATTATAAGATAAGGCATCATCATCTGGAACATTCGGTGGCATGATACCGAACTTAATATCCATATCCATATCTTTATATAGTACATATAAAGCCATTAGATATGCCATTATAACGTCGTCATGATATCCGGGTAAGTGGTCTATTCTTCCTGAACCAGTTACAGTAAGATTCATAAGCTCTCTTGCAATATCAGGAGAATTAAAATATGTCTTATATCTATTAACTCTAGTATTTAGAATTTCCTTAGTCATAGTTTCACGAACATTGTGGTCGTTGTTAAGACCGTATTGACCTTTAGTTATTCTACCATCAGTTGAGTTAATATAATAAGAAGCATTAGACGCTGTAGACTCATAATACAGGTTATCAACTATATCTTGACAGTGTTTTAACTTGTCTACAACACCCTTTCCAATACCCGTTCTTTCGACTACTATTATTGCGTTAGGAGTGTATTGCCTATAGAAATCAATTATTATTTTTGAGAAGATTTCTGTATCTTCAGTATTACTTCTGAATGTAAATAATACTTTAGTAGTATGTGGGTCTACTCCAACCATAGTAGAATAGTCAGACCTATCTGTACCTCCCCCACCTGCTATATCGACTCCTATTACAATCTTTTTAAGTCTTGCTTCTTCAAACCCGGGATAAGTTTGAAATACAAATCTATTATTGAGTATTATCTCTTTCCTCATAGTATTCTTTGTGTATATCTCAATAAGCTCTAAGGCTCTTCTTGAGAATGGAGAACGGTTTAAAACCCTCTTCCATTTAAGCATTACTTCCACATCGAATACTTCTCTATCTAGCTTTCTTAATCTTTCTACTAACCATTCTTGAGTAAAGCCAAGTTCATTATAAGCAAATGAGCAAAAGACTATATCCTTATTTCCATTTGCTCTCATATACTCTTTTAACTCTTCTTTTGATAAGTCGAACATTACAAGATTGAATTTAACACAATCTTCAAATAAAAGCTTATAAAGCCATTCTCCCTCTTTAGTTGTAGCATCGGGTGGAGTAGATGTCATAGTAATATTATGTGGTGCTCCAACCTTATCAGCGTTTGCTGCAGCTTCTTCGTGAGCAGGTTGTGCTGACCCGTATGCAAACCAGTTATACTTAGACCAACCTATTTCGTCAAATCCTATTTTAACAAGTGATTTTCCCCGTCCAGTTTTCATTGCTCCTTCTTTGGTTTGACCAGTTGTTCCAGCGTATATCTTGTTATTCCAAAGCTTATGATGTATCTCCATAGTTTTTGAGTAATCTTCACAATCCATTATCTGTATATTACCAGACGAATCTTCTTTAGTTTTGTATCTAAAGAGTTGCATAAAAGATGGAAGAAGCTCAACTATATCTATTACTGCTTGTAAGTTATCCTTTGCTTTAGGTAAGTTATTGGCAAATAGTGCCATTTGTGAATTACGACAAGCAAGGTTCCAGCACCAACCAACAAGTGCGTTATCTGTACCGGACTTATAAGTTTGTCTTGGTTGTTCAAGATAATATGTAATATCATTTGCAGTTAAATACATAGATGTAAAAGAACCAATATGGAACTTCATCTTTGTAGGACCTGCTGGTGTTGGTATACGAACTACTTCACGACAGTAATAAATAAGATTAGTTGTAGACTCTTGAATTATTGCTTCCTTTTGCTCTTGAGTTAAATCAGGAGAGAATGGGTCAACATTATCAAGTGCTGGGTTAGTAAGAAGTAGTGGTAACCACCACCTCTTTACTTTTAAATTAAATAGCACTTTAGCAAAGTTGATTGCATACTCATTACCTGAGTTAAATTGAACTGGTGGACGCTTATTTGGGAATTGTGCCATTAAATCATCATACATCAAATCCATAGTGTTTTTAGGTTCTCTGTCTTGATGTATTACAGCATTCTTCTCAATATCAAAGTTTACATCTATCTGTCCTTTATAATCATATCTTGCTCTAGGAGTATCTGTATCTTCAGGAAGAACAGATTCGTTTGGATTGTGCTTATTCATATAAGCATACCTTGCAGGGTCATCATCTTCATAGTCTCCTACATGGTCCATGGCTACAAGGCTTTCGGCTATACGAATTGATTCAGCGTCAAATCTAACATCTACATTTTCTTCCTGAGACAAGAATTCTCTTATATCTTGGGATACATTTCTTTTATAATTGGAAAATTGTGGGTCTTCAACATCATCTAAAAATCTATTGAAATCCATTGCCATTTACTTATCCCTCATATCCAGACGGGTAAGCAATGTTAATTGTCATTCTTGATTTCTTATGGTCAAACTTACGAGTTTCTTCAATATCCTTTTGTAAAGTGTTTATAACTATCTTAATTGCATCTTGTGCTTCTTTAGTCTTGAGCTTTCTTCTTAAAGCTTGACATTCTTGTAATACAATGTATGCGTTATTAATAGCGTCCTTTTTAGAATACTTAGTAGTAATATATTCCATATCTATTTTAGCAATAGATGCTTCTCTTGCCATATTAGTAACTTTCATCATCTCAGCTTCTATTTCATCTTCTGTAAATGTAATAGACTCAGCATACATTCTTATTTCTTTTTTGTCTATCTTAGCTTGTAGAGCTTCTAAGATATCACAAGATTCAGCATACTTTAAAAGCTCTTTTGAAGCAAGTATCTTTGTCATGTCTTTAGGTTGCACTTCACCATATCTAAAGTTTTTCTCAACTGTACCTTCAAATGAATACTCCATAGATTTGAAGTTTTCAGGACTTTCCATAAATCCAGTATTACAAGCTTTCATTATTCTTGATAGCATAAAATCGAATGGAGAACCAGTTTGTCCTTTACCCATAGTAGACTTTAGTACAACTTCAATATTCATAAGCTTAGTAGTCATGTGAGTATTTAGAATATTCCTAACTATGTATGCTAAAGTAGAATCCATAGTTTTAATATTCTTTGTATCTCCTTTTATAGCATCATTTATTGTCTCAAATATTACAAGTTCACAAAGTGCAAGTCTTAAAGCATAAGACCTATTTCCTACTTCTTCCTCTTTTCTCCATCTTTCTACAGCTGTATAATCATTTGTAAGCTCACTCATTCTACCATCAGTTGAACGTACAAGGTCTATGAACTGAGTCATAAGTCTATTAGCTCTTAAGACTTGTCCTATTCTTGTAACTATTCTACCGAAGTTATTTAGATAAGCAATAATGATTGGAGTAAACTCTTTCATTATCTTTTCATTTAAAAGTCTTTGCTCTATAGTTTCAGCCTTTATCTTATCATTAACTGTATCAAGATATAACTCATCTATTACAACTACAAGTCTATCAATACCGTGAAGTTCCCTTACAGCTCCTAAGTCTTTTGCTAGAGCTTCAGCTAAATCTAAATCTTCTTCAAGTTCATCATTCTCATCTCTAGTTTCAACTTTAATTTCCATATTTACTTTAGGATAATCAAGAGGAATATTTGTATCTTGAATTATAGCATCATAAGTCTTATAAGCACCATCATAATTGTGAGCTACTTCCCTTCTTGAGTTATTACCTATATAAAAAAGAAAAGCAGGATATATGTCTATCATCTCACTTGGTTCTTCTGGATTAAATCTATCTCTTCTTCTTTTACAATAAGTAAAATCAAGTTTAATACCAGAAGCTTTATATATTTGTGAACCTAAAAAATGCAAAGGTTCTTTAAGCATTTCTAATTTATTCATATATTAAAAACCTCCTTGTTTTGTTATAAATTTTTAACTAAAGGGGTGTTTGGGACGGTTTTGTAAACGGAACGCAGAAAATAAAAAAAAAAATAAAGGTGAGGAATTAACCCCACCAATATTTTTAGAATGTTTTATATCTGTAGAAACCTAAGTGCTTGAACTTAGAATCCTTTTTGATACTTCCGTCTGGTTGCGGAATATCAACAGACACTCTTTCGCTGTAAGCGTAGTATAAAGGTATTCTATCTATATCTGCACATATTAAAACTACAGCCGGTGCGAACCCAGCTAAGTGCATAGACTGAATATTATTTTCTTCAGCCCAAGCGATTATATCGTTACAAACTCTGCCATAATTTTCAGGTTTCATTTGTCCCCATCTAACTTTTAAATCTTCAGGTAATTCAATTAGGTCGTATCCTAAATTGTGGATTTCTTCTAATTGGTCTAACCCCATAACATGATTTGATACATTTAACATTCTTAACATTTTACATCGACCTCCCAGCCTCTTTAAATTTTAAATTAAGACATTGACCTAATATGCCATTCATATTATTGTCTGTCTTCTATGTTTATTATATATATAATTGAAAATTAAAATGGTGTAAATCACTTCTTATCCCAATCTTCATCAGGGTCAAACCTATTTTCTTTCTCCCATCTAACTTGTGCTTCTCTAGCATTACGAACAGCATCGTTTCCTTTATTTCTTGTAATAGAAGCTCCTTCTGTAACGAAGAAGAAACTCATATCGTATTTCTTACATAATTCTTCAACCTCTTTACATAACTGTCTAGCTTTAGCCAGTTTCTTTTCATTAATACTTTCCTTTTGCGATTCTGCTATAAGTCTTAATATATTTGTATTCATATTATAAAATATCCTCCTCTTTTTTATTATAAAATACATATAGTTCATTACGTTTGTATTCTGTATATCCTAGAGACATATATAATTTTTGAGCTTTATAGTTATTAATACCTGTGACAATTTGAATACCTTTATCTTTAGACCTATGTCTCTCATTCCATAATATTTTTTCCAATCTACGAATTACTTTAGCACCGTAACCTTTATTTCTAAATTTCTTATCTATGAATAAAGCTATTATTTCTAAATTTGGGGAATACCGTATTGATGTAAAACCTATGTCTTTACCGTTAAGTAATATAAGGAAGTAAGCCATATCTTTATTATTCATTTCTATAGATATACCTTCATCTAATTCTTTTTCGGTAAATTCCTTCTTTTTCCTTTTATCTATAGATATCTCGTAATCTTCTAATTCATCAAAATAATGACGTATTTTAACAAAATCTTTTAAAGTATCTTTGTCGTCATAACCTTTAGAAAATGTAACATGTTTTAATTCTAAATTTTTAAAATCTGGTATTCGCATATTTTTAAACCTCCTAAATGTATTATCTAAAATACAGTTCATAAATACCCCACAAACACCCAAATATAATAATTTTAAATAAAGGGGGATACCAAATGTATATTAAAAAAGGAGTACCTTATAATATAGTAAGTGATGATAACTATACAGGAAATAGCTTTATTACTATGGCAGATATAATAGTTTCCGATATAATACTTGAAGCAATATTCTCAAAAGAGACTAGAGTGAATATTAAAGGATTAGAAACTATGCCTGAATCAAGAAAGTTATGTGAAGATGTACTTGATAACTTAAGAGAAGATACAATCTTATATGATACTGATAAGATTATTGAAATAGATAGCATATATTCATCAGCTTTGCAATCTTTAGAAAGAGAGTATTCAGTTTATGAAGTATCAATGCTTGGAGTATCTTATATTCCTGAAGATTATGGTTCATCTTTTACAGTGATTAAAATGGTAACTTATGAGAATATAGATGGAAATGAACTTCATCAACTTCATTATATACTTCCTATATTTTCAAATGATGTAGTTCTTGCAAAGAATATTAACTTTGCTCTTCATATATCAGGAGATGGACAAGCTGAGTTTATAGAACTTCCAATGATAGAATCAGGAGACACGTATGTACTTGATTCAAGAAGACTTGTAGATATCTGTATAGCTTCTAAAGCTTATTCATTATATTTCACAAACTTAATACAACACAATAAATTATTTGTATTACCAGTAGAAGAATTTGCAACTCAACTTGCAAGACTTGGAATTGTAAACTTTATACCAGCTCAAGGGCTGGGAATATACTTTGATGAGCAAAATAGAACACTTCTTGGAAATCTTACAAGTAATAAGATAATACTTGATAAGTTTGACCCTGAAATGATAAATGCTTCATCTGAAAAGATTGTAATGTATGACAATAGATTGTATGCACCTAAGTTTGAAGACCAAACCCTACCTATAACTCTTGAAATATTTGATGCTGGACAAGTTAGCTATGCTGGACATTATATGGACGATAACTTTATAGAAGTTATTGATGAAAGAGCAAGACAAAGAGAATATGCTGAAGCTGATACTTCTGAAAAGGTTGGAAGAGCTGTTGAGAAAGCGAAGAGAATACCAAGACAAATAATAGAAAAAGGTAAGAAGATTATGTCATCTTTAAGAAGAGCTATAGTTGAATACAGAAAGGCTAAAGATGATGATTTAAGAGAAAAGCTTATAAATGATGAGTTCATACCAGTTATAGATAATGGTATGCAATGGCTTGTAGGTGGAGCTACAACTTTTGGTATATATTTCTTAGTAGTTGCAAATCCAGTTATAGCACTTCTTGGTGGTGGAGTTGCAAGAGAGCTTAAAAAGATACATGATGCTAAAGTAAGAACTCGTGTTATGAGAATGATTAAAGATGAGCTTGAAATAATTGATGAGAAAATAAATGATGCTAAATCATCTGATGATAGAAAGCAAAAGTATGCTCTTATGAGAATTAAGCAATCTCTTGAAGCAAAACTTACTTATGTAACTAGAAAGAGAAAATTAGCTTAAGGAGGAATATATGAATTTCTTAGGTAAATTAGAAAATAGTTTAAAACCAAAAGAAGAAAAGAAAAAGACACTTTATGGAGAAGCAGATATAGATGGATTTGACGCTTCTATATTTAATCTTCCTGAGGATATGCAAACTGATGTAGCTGAAGTTCAAGCTGAAACTGCTACTAATAACTTAGATGATATTCCTGAAGAACCAGAAGAAACAAACTACGACGACTTACCAGAACCTGATTACGAAGAACCAGATTATGAAACGGCTGATAATGAATTTACTATGGATGAAGAAACTGACGCTGACGCTGGATATTCAGAAGAAGGAAACGAAGATGAGAATATGTTTGCTGATGGGGAAGATGAGGATACACCAGAGTTTAGAAGAAAGGCAAGAAAGCTTAATAAGTCATTTGCACTTTTATATGACCAATATAAAGACTTAATACAAAAGTTAAAAGATATAGATGCTACAGGAGATAAGGCTACAGTTCTTAATATTATTATAGATGAGTACGAAACACAGCTCCAAGCACTTGTAGATTATGTTGATGATAATGACGACACTTGGGTTATAAGATTTCAAACTTTCGTTGAGTTTAGACTTGCATTTGTGACTCTAAATAAAAAGCTATCTCATATCCAAGAAGATGTCAATATACTTCAATAAAAGGGCGTTTAAAAGCCAAAAATAACATAGTGGTAGTTAAAAATTATTAAATTTAAAATAAATTAGGAGGTAAATAAATATGAATACTACACAAATAAGAACTAGCTTAAAAGCTTCAAATGTTACTGCGAAGACTAAAAAAGCTATTGAAGGTGTAGGAGCAGTGTTAAAGGGATTTAAAACTTATGCTGAGAATCAATCAGTAAACTTAAGTTCACCTTCAGCACCTGCATCTATGAAAGCGAACATAAAAGGTTTCCAAGATGCTTTAACTTCAAAAATAACTCAAGATGTTGCGGTATCAAAATTTGGAAATGACACAAATGGTAAAGTATTGTACGCAGAAATGCAAAGAATAGCAGCTGCAGATATTAATACAATTAATACTAGATTTGCTAATGAAATAAATCTATATTCAGAAAGTATGATGGCTGGGGAATATCACCCATTCCAACTTGCTATATTACCACACGTGTATTTAGAAACTTTATCACAAAACTCAAGATTCTTAATGCCTACAAAGGAATATGTATCTGAACAATTACCACCAAGAAAAATGCTTACAAGACAAGTAGTAATTGATGGTAAAAAATATGATTTCCCTCATTGCTTAAAGAACCCTGAAGTTATGAGAAAATTAAGAAGTGCTGGTTCAGAAGCTTTTGAATATAAATTAACTGACATGACTAAAAAATCATTTAATATATTTACAGAAGCTAACAAAGGTACAAAAGGAGAATCTTCTTTAGTTCCTCAACTTGACATCATTAAAGTTAAATATGCTGACGCTGGAACTGGAAATGATGAAGAAGTAGAAATGAAAGTATCTTCTGTATTACCAGATGCTAATAACTACACAATGGGAAAATTATATAAAGAAGTTAAATCTACAACTACTGGAGCTAACACAACTGCAATAGTTGCTGCTGAAGTAAACTTTGCAACTGGAGATATCAAAATAGTTCACTCAACTGAAGTTAAAGAAGTAACTTTCAAAGTATATATGTCAGGAGCTTATAATAGACAATCAGCTTCAATAGATATTGAAACTAAACCTATTATACAAGTAATCAAAAACAGAATCAACATGATATTCGATTATGACCCGGGTTCTATGCAAAACTTCTTATCACTTGAAAATATTGATGGAGTTTTAGAAGGACAATCAATCATATTCGACGTTGTTGTATCTGCAAAAGACCAATATGCTTTCGATACTTTAAATGGAGTATTAACTGACCTTAAAGCAATGAAAGCTGCTAACTTCGACTTTGAAAACTCAGACTCTGGATACTGGTCATCTACTCACTATACTAAACCGGGTGTAGCAAATGGATTTAGACCAACATCTACAGAACAATGGGAAATAGATGAACTTGGAAGAAGAATAAAAGAAATGCACTCTGTAATGGCTACTAAGTTTAAATCTGTATCTGGAATGCAATTCAACTGGTGGGCTTCTCCTATAAATGTACAAAGATTTATAAGAAGCACTCCTATCATCACTAAGAATGAAAGCTATGGAGGACTTACAAATGAATATGCTGTATACGGACTTCAAGTAGCTGGACAAACTTGTAAAATGGTAGAAACTGAAAGAGCTGAAGATGCTGACGGAATTAAATGTGTTCCATACTCAAATATGGAATCTCAACCAACATTTGAATTCCAACAAGGACCTCACGCTTTATATACAGATGGAACATTCAGAAATCCTTCAAGACCACATATGCCTGCAATCGCATATTATGATTACTACGATTGTAACTATGTATTTGCAATTCTTGGAGAAATCTCTATTTCTGATACAGTTGCACCTTAATAAAAAAATATAAGATACTGTCCTTCGGGACAGTATTTTTTTTCTTTATAAAAAAAAATAAACTAATATATAATGAGAAGAACGGGAACCTTTATATGATACTACAATGTATTTTAATATCCGATGTAATAATTTTAAATGTTAATGTATTGCGACTCGCACTATACATTGTAATACCGTTCCCGTTCTTCTCTACTCATATAATATATAAACAAAAATATGAATGAAGAACTTGAGTCTTAGACGGTTTTAAAAAATAAATAACAATAGTAAAAGCTGGGGATTACCCCAGCGATTTACTAACACTTCCGTAGAATAACTTAAGGGGGAATAAATATGGATTTACATAGTGATAAAATAGAAGTATGTGCACCTTACCTTAATAAAGATATGAAGTATATAGACGCTTTATTAAAGGCTAAGAGTGATACTGTTAGTAAGGTTATAGTTATGGAAGAATGTAGTGAACTTATAAAAGAAGTATCTAAATCAGTTCGCAATGTAGATAATAAGAAAGAGCTAACCGAAGAGATGGTAGATGTTATAATATCTATACAAATGCTTATGAGAATGTGCACGGTATCACAAGATGAACTGGACAAAGAATACAATAGAAAGATGAAGAGAAACCTACTTAGAATAGAGGATAAACAAAGGATAGAGAGTGCTATCGAAAACTCTTCGTTATACATCAAGTAGGCTTATTTTAACCAATATATAGGTAGTAAAAGGAGTGTGAGTTTATGGACACATTACTAGAATACTTTAACATAACTCACATATATTCATATACTCTAGGGAGTATGTGCTACATATTTATTTTGGGGATATTGGATTTATGTGATGACTTGAGGTAATACGGGTGTTAATTGGGGGCGTAATGCCCCCAATAAATGCCGTTTACGAACAATTTTTTAGATATTTTAAATAAAAAATAATTAGGAGGTAATATAAATGACAGGAAAGTTGATTACTTTATATGGAGAGTCTTCTATTGAAACTGCTCCAAGAAGTAGAGTTGTTGAAAGAAAGTTTGTCGGAAATCAAATCAAATGGACACAAGAATGTATTACATTTGGAAGACAAACAAGAAACGGTTTTACATTTAATAAAGATGAGTTTATGGAAGCTGTAGCTGACCCATTTGTGGATGATAGAATAAGAGGTAAGAGATTCTATAATGAAATGGACCACCCTTCTAAATCTGATTATGAAAGATTTATAACTGTTAATATGAAAGAGATATGCTATAGAACTAATGCTTTCTTCTTTGAAGGAGACAAGCTATATGCTGAGTGTGAAACTATAGATGTTGGTAATGGAAAGCTTTTACGTGCTATGATAGAACAAGATGCAGAAATAGCTGTATCATTTAGAGGATTTGGTATACCTAAACCTGAAGGTGGAGAAAAGATAAAACTTGTTGCATTTGACGCTGTATTCCAACCAAGTGATGCTACAGCTTTATCTAAAGAAGAAACTTTTAAAAATAAAATGTATTCTGAAGGATACTCGATGGAAGCTATCATAAATGAAATGAATAAAGCTGGAATGATATCTACAGTTAATGTACCTAAGACATCAGCACTATACGCTGAATCATCTCTTGAAGGTATAACTCCTATAAGAGCATTTAAAGCTGGTGGAGAAACTTTAGGTATAGAATATGCTACTAAAGAAGAAATAGAAAGAAATGCTAAAGCTCAAGGATTTAGAAACTTTATCATTAATTTCTAAGGAGATGATGATATATGAATCCAAATAAACTTATAAAGGGTATAAAGCAAGAATTAGGTATAGGTACGTTTATTGTAACTATGTTTTCTGATTATGATTTATACGAAAGAATACTAGCATCCGCTCGTATGTGGTTCTCAAGAATATATGCTCATGAGATATATATTCCTCAGATAAAGTTTACAAAGGAAATGGCTTATAATGGTAGAGTTCTTACATTTAGAATACCTGAGTACATTACTAATGAACTTAAGTTTGAAGGTGTAGGTGTTGTAGATATAAGACATCTTCGTCCAGCTGTTACGAGTGTTGAAGGTGATACTGGTATGATGTATATGCCTAATGGTTCTACTATGTATCCACCTGTATCTGATGGGGGAGGATATGGTTCAAGCTTTGGAATTGCCAGTGCCACTCCATCTTATTATATGCAAGGTATGTCAGCGTTTTTAGGAGCTGCTCAAACTCAAGCTGCTATGGAGATGTACAGAAAGCCACTCAAAGCTAAGTTTCGTGCTCCTAATATGATTGAGTTTGATGTAAGAGGAGCTTCTCCTTACGTTGATACTTATGAGCTTAGGATAAAGGTCGGACATCCTAAGAACTTATACTCTATAGATGAACCACATTATATTATGATGCACAAACTAGGTGTATATGATGTACAAGAGCTTTTATGGAATAGTGAGCTTAAAGGACTTGATGGTCTATCTAATGGATATGATAATATAGCTCTTAGAATAGACGATTGGCAAAATGCTTCTCAAAATAGAGCTGAGTATATAAAAGAACTTGAATCTGATATAGTGCTTATGGAAGGTATAAGTTCATATTAAAAATGAGACAACATATTTCTGGTACACGTACGTTATATTGTAAAAACGGCATCTGGTATATTACTCGAGTTAAATCCAGAGCGGGCGAGGTTGTGTATGCGTAGTAAACGATAGGCGGACAGGGGTGTCAGTGCTGAGGCGTCGAAATTGCTGCACGTAAAAATGGAATCCTTACCCAAGGTTTAATAGTGAACCCTCAATGTGACAGTGTACCCCGGATTAGTTCTTTTAACTTTTTTAATATAAATTGCTTGTATTCAGAACAAAAAAAAAAATAAGAAGTGGGCTATATGCCCACGACTTATTTCTGTCCTTTATTCTACTATATGAGATAAGTGGTCATATAGTAGAATTTGTCTACCATATCCCAACTTCTCCATACCGAAGAATATGGCATCTCCTGAAGCATAACTATATCCTTCAGGTAGATTTAGGAAGTTAATGTATATTACTTTTCTTCCTAAATACTCTTTGATTCTTTTGTCATTTGATAACTCATTAAAATCCCTAGTGTCTACTTCCTCAAGAGACACACCGTTGTAAAGCATCTCTCTTAAAGTTTCATCTTCTACCCCATCTCTAGGTACAATAAAGTGGTACTTATAATTTGTATTTCTACAATTTTCGTACCTATTCTTCAAATCAGTAGGGATATAGCTTCTCAATATTTGCCAAGGAACATATCTGACAACTGCTGCTAGAGCGTCCCCATTAAAGTCAGAGAAGTCGAATTGTTCTAATACTTCCCTTTCTCTTCCCTTATTACATTTGAAATATTCATCAATTATTTCAAATGTAGTAGAAAGTACCTTATTAAGTTTAGGCATCTTTCCTGCTCTTATGTCTCTTAATGTGTCAGCCACCACATTAAGACCAAGAGCATATACTGTACTTCTACAGTGGTATTTCCCCATCTTAGATTTGGCTGCATCTAAGATTTCTGTGAACATAGGGTCAAGTTCATTATCCCATTGACCCTCTGAATAATGGTTTATAATATCAAATTCCCCAATAGCCTTTCCGTCTCCAAGTTTTTCACAAGAGACGAATCTCAAGATAACGTAGCTATAATCACTACGTGCTCTTGTTCCGACAACAACCACATCTCCTTTATTCAAAATGAATAAGGCATGATTGTCATTGCTAAGGTGTCCACCAGTCCTGATAAATACTGGCTTCTTTCTTTGGGCGAATTTATCTCCCACAATCACACAGTCAGCGGAGTTAGTCGTAGCTCCACCAGACTCCCACATTGCTGGGAATCCATTTTTAGTTAAGCTTATATTTCTTTTCATAATCAATCGACCTCCTCAAGTCTTCTAAAATATTAAATTAAGACATCTACACATTGTATTGTCTTTCTATAATAATAATATATAATTAAATATATAAATCGTTAGGAACGTAAAAAAAAAATAAAGGAGAGGAATAACCCCTCCAATATTTTTATTCTTCGGTAGTTAGATTATTCGCTATCATGTATTTAGCGATTTTATCTAACACTTTTTGGTCAACATTTGGGTCCATAAGACCTCTATCATTATAATCAACAATAGGTTCTTGACCTTTTATAAATTTAGCTGATATTCCATAGTATTTTGGATTTTCATGAATGTTCATATAAAAATCCATTTTTACATATGTTTCATCAGCTACGTCCTTTCTTTCTTGGAATTCTTTATTGGCTTCAGAAAGGATTTCTTGAAACTTGTTGTATATATCGTCCTCTGTTATATTGATATATAAACCTGTAATTAAATCCCAATCATCCCAAAAGTCAAACCCAACATCGCTAGGTTCTCTTTCTTCCCATTCTTCCTTTACCAGCTTACAACTAGCAAAAGTAATAGCCACAGTATTTAATTTTTCAATGTTTCCAAAATTTGATTTTCTCATAATCGTTCGACCTCCCAGTCTTAAACTAAATTTAGACATTGGAATTCTTAGACCTTTCTAAGTTTATTCCTGTCTTCTATGTTTATTATATATAATTGAAAAAAAAAAAACGAGGTAGGAATAACCCCACCTCATAATGTCTTATATTTTCACATCATCTATAGTTCCCTTAGCTGGAACATCTTTTGATATTATTGCTAAATATACTATAGCTTTATTGTAATCATAATCCGAAACAGCTTCTTCAAGAATAGATAAATCATCTATTCCTCTATAGTTTGACGATTCATAATAGTCATACATTACCGATATTATATTAGGAATATCCACTACATTAGAATTTATATGTGTAGACAATATAGCCTTTACTTTATCATATATTGTAGAACCATATTCTTCAATATAACCATCGCTATCATCTAATAGTATTTCTCTAGTTTCATCAGGAATTATACATTGATTGACAGCTACTAAGACATCATCATTTATACTTTCATATAGCGATAGTATTATAGCTATATATTTTACATACTTTGCATCGGATGTACCAAGAACTACGTCCGCTCCTAGCAGTATTAAAATCTCATGTGTATAACGCACACCCATACTATGTCTTATAGCATTCATAAGAGTCCAAGCGAATTGTTCAGACCCATTGCATACATTATTAACAAAGTATGTCTCTAACTCTTGAAGTGCTTCTCTTGCACCATTACTCAAGCATGTTATATCTCCACCATCTCTTACGACATTTTCTAATTCTGTTAAATATTCTTCAGGTATCATAACTCTTTCTAAGCTCATATTGTCCTCCTATTAATTTACAAGTGTTTTCTTTTCTTTCGCCAAAATAACTTCAGAAATCTTAAAATATTCTTCACCGACATTATCTATAAATCTCTTATTAGATAAGTCCATATCTTCAGACCTATAACTTCTGCTTACTAGAGGGTCATTGTTAAGAGCCCATGTGCATTGCGATTCTATCATATTTGCAACGAATCTTATAAGATAGTAATTTGCAAATATTGTATTATCTTCACATTCTAATATAGTCATTTCACATTTAGGTGGATTATCTTTAGGCAATAGCGAAACTCCTAATTTCAATATATGTTTATCTTTTCCATTACCATCTGAATCCACATAGTATATTTGAAAGATATATTTTTGATGCTCAGCTGTATTATTCTTATGTACTAAGCATTGTCCTTCATAATGATATTTTTTATTTTCCATATTCATTTTCCTCCTTTAAGATTTTGTATTTAGATAGGGTGAGGATTTCCTCACCCCATTTTTATTACATAGAATATAGTCTAATACCTTCTAGGTATTTTAATGCTTCTGAAGCATTAGCTTTACATACTATAATTAAGTACACTAAAGCCTTAATGTGGTCACCATCAGCAAGTGCTTGTCTTATGACATGCTCAATACCGAACCCTGCTGTATTTTGAGATTGATAATATCTAAACATTATTGCAGCTGCATCATCAGCAGATATAACATTAGTATTTATAAATCCTGAGAATACTTCTCTAGCTTGTTGATACACCCATAAAGCATAAGTTACAGTAACTTCATTGTAGTTTGATGTTAATGCACCGACAGTATTATCGTGCATTCTGTATTGGTTATTTGCAACAAGTACATCTGTATTTATTATTTCATACATTGAAAGTAATACACCCATATATTTAAGATAGAATTTATCATTTTGTGATACAGTTGCAGCATGTGCAAGTCCTATGATAAAGTTCATATCGAATGGTTTGCTAGCAGTAGCTTCATAAGATAAAGCATCCACGAAATCCCAAGCGATTTGTTCAGAACCACCACACACATTTCTCACAAAATGTGATTCTAATTCTTGAAATGCTTCATTACAACCATCGCTTAAATCTTCATTGTCCAAACCTTGTTGTACACCATTTAATACTTCCATTACATACTTTCCATCTACTATCTTTCTTTCTAACATTACTCATCAGCTCCTTTGTATTTACTAACTATTACTTCTTCCTTATTGAAGAATCTGTCTTTTGCAAATTTCTTCAATTCTCTTTCCGCTTCAATTTCCATTGCTTGTATAAGCTTAGCCTTTACATTATCTACATTGCAATCGAAATCAAATAACATAGTGGAATTTGTCTTATCCGCTCTTCCCATAAGCTCTACTATTTCTTTTATGATGCGTTCAAACACCACTCTACCATTTAAAAACCTGTAAAGATTTTGCTCAGCTTTATAGTATGGAACAACATCAATTCTGTAAGCTTTCTCACATAGCATATCATCTTCACTAAGGTTATATCTTTCAATTATAACCAGTCCTAAAGATTGGCTACTCTCTTCTTTATTTAAGCCGACGAATAGTTCTTTACTTTCATCAAACTCTAAATGTCGTGAGATACTAGCTTCTATCTTTATGGAATCGAGTTTTCCGTCTTCAAATTCCTTTGACTTTTTCATTTCCACACTGAATACTTCTTTCAATTTACATCACTCTCCTTTCTTTACGTTATTAAATATATTATTCACAAGACAATATATGTCTGTGTGATAAATAACAGCTTTGCCACATAAAATACCATCAGAATTACGAACTTTATCTATAGCATCTACTACATATTTATTTTGCAGTAGCATAGCAGCTAAGTTTTCATCATAATCTCTACCAAACTTATAATCTATTTTATTATCTAATATATAGATAAATAATATCTCTTTATGATTTCTATAAAATGATATACCGTCTTCAATATATCTTTCTCTTACAGATATACGAATTTCTAGTTTATCACCTATTTCCTTTCTTTCTACTAAAGCTTCTTTATCCATTACATTTCCCCCTTAGCTCTTTCTAAAGTATTTCTTAAAGCTCTTGTGTAACTTGCTACAAGTATTCTAGGAACATAACAAGCTATCCAATCATCAGCTAAATCAATCATAGCTTGTATCTCTCTTGTAGAATGTGTAGAGTATTGCGTATCAAAGTAGAATACATTCATAAGCTTTGCTACGAAGTCTACATCAAAGCCATCTTTTACTTTATCAGTAAATTCAGAGCTAAATCTAGTAATTGCGTTTACTGACCTGTCATACGCCAAGTCTTTATTGTCGGCGAATACTTCAAGTAAGTAATCTTTTTGATACTTAGACAGTAGTGGCATAGATGACTTACATACAGGCTTATTATCATCACTGACATAATCTGCTATCATTGAAGCCACAGCATACAGCTCAAGCTTCGATTGTCCATATTTTGCATTTACTTTCTCATTATGAACTTCTAGCTTACAACATTCTTCAAGCTCATGCAAATGCTTGTTATAAAGCCCTATGACGTCTTTTAGCTGTTCCTTGCTTATTAGGTTAATGTAGTTAGACGATTGCATTGCGTAGCCTGTAGCATACCCTACAATCGCTCTACGAGCTTCTCTAGCAAAGACATCGTTCTCAAAGTAATCATACCACAAATTCTTCAGAAGAATCATATCTTCATCTGTAGATGATATACTACCTCTTTTAAAAGGGTATAAACTAATAAGTCTTTCTTGTAATCTTTTACTAATCATTATTATCATCTCCCATGTATACTTCTAAACAACTTCCGCAGATAGTTACAAGACCTGCAAGAAGATATGAATAATAAAGCATATAATCATCTTCTGATTTATTAAAATTAGCTTTATAATCTTTTACAAGCTCATCGTATTCATCAAGAGTTATAACTTCATCTTTCTTGAATCTTCCCTTTATTAGAGCTTCAGCAAACGATTGCCTTAGATACGGCTTAACCATAACAGTTGTGAAAAGTATACTCCAATCAGTGTATACTTCATTTACAAACTTTTCCCCATTAAGTTCAAAGTATTCATCTGGTAATAACTCTGGGTTATTGTGATAAAAACTTAGAAGCCTTCTTCCTTTAATAATTATCTCTTCTCTTATTTGTACCATAATAGTACCTCCTTTGATATAAATTGTGACATCGAAATATATCTTGTCATCTATGTTAATAATATATATTAGAAAAAAGCAATTAGGATAGTAGAAAAAAAAAATAAAAGTGGAGCCGAAACCCCACTAATATTTTATTCTTCATCTTCATCATATTCTTCTTCGTCTTCATAGTAGTCTTCCTCAACTTCTTTAAATCTACTATAGAAGCAGTTAGGGTCATAATAAGTATACCCTCTTTTAATTTCATGTAGCAGTTTTCTACTATCTTTAATAGAGAAGTAATGACAGTTTCCTATATCAAACACTTGACCGTTTGACATAATTATGAACTCGTCATAATCATTTTCCCCATAATGATATGTACTATACCCGTCAGGGATATAATATAAGTGCCACAATCCATCAGGTGTTTCCACCCAATAGAATTTATTTTCATTATGAATATTGTATAGCTCCCTAAGAGCCTTGTAGATTTTCTTAGGGTTGTATTCAAAGTAGGTTTTAACATCTCCTACTTTAATTGTATTATATGTAACTCTTCCGTATTCCCCGATTAATCTGTGGGGTCTAAGAATCGTCATATGTTGGACTTTCCAACTTTTACAAAGCTTTAAAACTTTCTTTTGGATGTCGCTATACCCATTGTCCCATCCAATATAAAATCTACATTTTCTAACTTTGTCAGTTATTACAATTTCATTCCAAGTGTCATAGTCCATACCTATCATTTGTGCAGCTCTTTTAATATCTTTTAAGTTTTTCATTTTGACCTCCCAGTCATTATTAAATTTAGACAGTGAGCTCTTAGACCTTTCTAAGTTTACTCTTGTCTTCTATGTTTATTATATATAATTGAAAAAAAAACGAGGTAGGGACAACCCCACCCCATTATTTATATTTAATTAACCATATCAACTACAGTATCCACATCATTATTTATGGTATCTATTCTTGTATTTACCCAAGCTATAAAGTATTCTTCCATATCTTTAATATAATTTCTATAAGTCTCTGTAGCTCCTCTATTACCAGCTAATAAGTATTTTATATAGTAATCTATAGCAGGTCCTATGGTTCCTACAACTTCAGAACTTACAAGCAAACTATCATCTTCATGATGGTATAAGTTAATAGAATGCTTATTTGTTATTCTATCGTAAGTTACCTCCAAAACAATAAGTCCGTGTGAGAATGCTATTACTCCAGTTTCATTTAAAAATACATTAAATTTAAACTCTTTATCTGTCTCAGAATACAGCTCACATTTCGCAGTATATTTAACATTATCTTTCATATTAATTCCCCCTTAATAATATTTTATGTCATCATTTGTGTAATTTAATACAGCAAGTATGGTAGCTTCTAATTCATATATAGTATCATCTTTTCTGTATTTTAATACTTCTTCTAAGTAAGTTGTATCGTCTTCCCAATACTCATCTTTGTGAGCTATAATTCCTCTTAGTGTATACTTAGCTAGTGCTATGCTTTCAAATCTACTACACCAGTCATCATAAATCACACGTTTGATTTCAGTTGCTCTTTTATAGTCAACTTCATTTTCATTTTTAACTGTACACACGCTATCAGCCAGTCCTATTACTTCTTCAGCATATTTTTCAACTTCTTCCAAACTTAATTTCATATTATCTCCTCCTATAAAGATACCCAACCTAAATTAGATAGCAACCTTGTTTGCAACTCATACATAAAGTCTTTACACTGTCTTGCTTTATCATTCCATATATACTTTTCTATAGATACACTGTCATCTCCACCTTGTTCAAAATACACATCATAAATGTGATTCAGTGTAAACAGTGCAAGAGTCTTATTGCCATTAAATCTTTCATACCAATCATCAAGAAGCTTTCTTTTAATAGCGTGTATTTCATCTAAAAGCTCATCTTGTGTATCATAATCGTATCTACAAGCTTCTTCGTAAGACTTATCTATGTCTATTATATCAATAGCGTATTTTATAAGCTCATTTGTCGTAAGCATACTATCACCCTCCTTTATTATACTGCTTTTAAAAATAAGAGAAAATAAGATGTACTGCCCGTAGGCAGTACAAGATATTATTAGTCATCCATTGTAACATTATCTGATTCGATAACAGTTGCTTCAGGTTCAATTCTGTTTTCATTCATATCTCCTAAAGTAACTTCCCCGTCTGATTTTTCTTCAGATTCAGGCATTATTTCAGTAGCTCCTACTTGAACTTGTCCATCTTGGATAACAGCAGTAGCTCCAGCTTCTAAGCTTTCAATTAAGCTTTCAGCATATCTTGAGCATTTTTCAGCGTATTGAACAGCAACTTCAACTTTTTCGATTTCTCCTGTGTCTTCAGTTACAGGTATTTCTACATTTATTGCAGGAGCTTCATCTCCTTCAACTGTAACATCAACATCAGAATTACCATCAGCAGCTACAACAGCGTCTGCACCATCAGCTGCATCAGCTGCAACTTCAGCTTCACCATATAATTTTGGTTTATGGAACATATCGAATCCGATTGAGTGTTCTCCTATTTTTTCCCAAGCCATTTATGTTTACCTCCTAATTTATTTTTAATTTTTTACATCTAAAAATATGTTTATTTATACCATTTTATGCAGTTTACTTAAGATTTCTGTACTCTCTGTACTTCACATCTTCCATATCGGATTGGAGTTTTTTAACTGAGTCTTCCATGACAGATAGACGAACATCAGCACTCACACTTCTATGCTTTAACTCTTCTAACGTAACGTGCATATCGTGGATAGATTCATTAATATGATTAACCTCGATAGCTTGTTGATAGACCGTTATAGCGATAGATATAACACCGATTACCGAAGCCGATAAAAGAGTTGTAAGTATAGTACCGACATGGTCTGCTAAAGCCGAGAATGGCGACTTTCCATTTGACATTATAACTCCCTCCTGTCATTATTATTTATTATAGATGGTCACTTGCTTCAGCATGTTTATATATTGAAGCGTAACCAACTTGTTCACCATTAACTTGTAATGCTACACCCATATTATTAATTCCATTTAAGTCAGTTACACTATAAGCAGCTATATATGTAATGATTCCTTTAGAATTTTTAGAGAAGAATGGTTTATCGTTTTGCATCATAAGTTCTACAGGGAATCTTAATCCGTCTGCAGAATATGGGTTACCTGCTAAAACTTTAATCTTATCTTCAGTTATATTTCCGTTTGTATCTTTTAAACCAGTCACTTGTACAAGTATAGCTACATCTTGGTCACCAGTTTCATATCCCATAGAGTCTGTATTTTCAAATAACTTTTTACCAGCTCTGTAAGCTCCAGTAGGAACGAATTTAACTCTGAAGTCAACTTGTGAAGGAGCATCAGCTTCAGGTTCAGGAGCAGCTGGTGCTGTTTCAGTTTCTGTAGCTGGTACAGTTGGTGTAGGTGGTACTACTTCAGACTCACTTATTCCACCTGTAATATGATTTTCTTCTTCATGAGTTTCGTGAGCTTCTTCAGTATGAGAATTATCTTCAGGGTTTCCTTCATGAGTTCCTTCTTCCTCTTCTTCAGAATGAGGAGTTTCAGCAACTACTTCTTCATCAACATATCCAAGCTCTGTAAACTTTGCGAATAATTCATGAGTAAGAAGTACAGGTGGGTCAACGTTGTGTATCATTATATCAAGTTTACCACTTGCTTGTGCAGCAATTATTTTGTCCATTCCAACCCATACAGGATTTACTATTGGAATAGGATAGCTAAGTCCATAACCAAACGTTTTAAGGTTACTGTGTTCTTTATTAGTTGCAGTTATTAGCAACTGATACATATTTGTATTATTCATATCTATTATTTACCTCCTAATTTATTATAATTGATATTCTGGTTCTTTTTCCTGATGTTCTATTATTGCTATAGTATCTTTATTATCTCTATAAAGTCCTATATCTAAGCAATGAACTATTTCAGGAATAGTTATAAAAGCCATTATAAAATCCATATTAAACCTCCATAGCGTCATCTAGTAAATATGATGGGTCACGTTGAGACCCTTCTATTGCATTTCTTAATAAGTATAATACTATAGGCATAAGCATATAATATTCCAAAGTATTTTCTATAACTATCTCATTGCATATATCCAATATCTCTTTTGGATTTTCTATTATATCTTGAATATGTGCAATAATAGAACTATTGGCGTCTAGCTTCTTTTCAAATGCTTTCTTGAAATTATCTATCTCAGACTTTCTAACATTTGACGGTTTGTTATTTGAGTTTTTAATAATATACTCAGCTGTCTTATCAGACGGTAGTCCAACACACATAACAACCGTATCAGGACGCTTATAGATATTAAGAGCAGTCATATACCTATCAGCAGGAAACCACTTCATGAGAGTTAAATACTTTCCATCTTCATCGAAATACTCAGGTTTAAATCTCATAAATAAACCTAAAAAAGAAGTTAAATCATCATATATCAAATCAGCATACATAGAATCTTCAAAAGAAAAAGGTGTCATATCCTCATGAGTTAGTATGAGCTCCTGAGAATAAGTCTTTGTAAACTCATACATTATAGGACGAAGTCTTCTTTGAAATTCAACTACAAGTGGAGAATAATAAATCATATCTATTGGATGCTCAGGATTATCCTCACATACATGTGAATGCAGAAGTAAGTTATTTGTATCATCATAAAAGATTTCTAAATACTCTCTATTAAGTTTACCAAATACAGCAACTAATCTTTTTATATACGCTATAGTACCTATATCTAAAAGTGAAGCTTTATTATCTCCAACATTTGTAAGTACAAAATCATACTCATTTACACACTGCTTATCAAGTTGTGTAAACTTTTCTGGCTCTTTACTTAAAGCAGCATAGTATGTATACCTAAGTCTATAGTGTGGGTCTTGTAATACATTTGTAGGGTCAGCTACTGTAACCTTAAATAATAAAGTAGGTCCAGAAGGTATAGCTATTATAAGGAAGTCTCCAGTAAGCGGATTAAATGATGAAGGTATAAGCCCTTCATTATCAAGCTCTATGGTTATTCCTTTAATATCTGTCTTTCTAGTTTCCCTATTAAATTCTTTAAAGGCGTATATCGGTACGTTGTTAATCTTACTATATCTAACAGGAGATTTCTCTGATATAAAATCATTTACTTGTCCCATACCTTTTGATACAGTAGAGTCAGCATTTGATATATTATAATATGTACAGAAAATAGGTTTTGATTCCATTCTTCTTATATTATTTTTGTAATAACCCCTATTCTGATTTGCTAGAAGTTTATTGGTTGTGTCTACGGTTTTATCGTATAAATTACCCAACTAAAGACACCTCCTTTATTTGTGAAATATCTATAAAGGTGTTCGTTACCCCCAAAAACACCCCTTTAGTTAAATAATTTAATAACATAAGGAGGAAATTAAATGGATAATTTAATCTTATACGATGGTCTATACCAAGCTGAAGTTAATGAATTTGCGTATGCTGAAGCTGAGCTTACGGTATCTCACCATAATATAGAAAATATGTTTTATGATATATTAGATGCAATTCGTGAACCTGCATACAGATTATATGCCGAAGCTGATGATAGTGATGATGATGCACCTAAACAAAGCATATTTAGAAAAATCGGGTCAATGTTTAAAAAATTCTGGAGAGCCATAATTGACTTCATCAAAAAGGTATTCAAGAAAGTTTTAGAAATATTAGCAAAACCTTTTGGTTTTAAAATGAAAAAGTCAGAAAATGATTCTACTGCTGGAAGTGGTGGAGGAAGTACAACTCGTACTGCGAGTCCTGCTGATACTAAAATAGAAAAGGTGGGAAGTTCAGGATATACAGCTTTACAAGAGCTAACTGAATTCAGAAAAGTTGTGACATCTTATATAAAGACACATCACAATATCGAAAAGAGTGAACTTCTTAAAGAAGGGTATATTGTTAGTAATAACACTACAGAAAAGATAAGTTTGGATAGACTAGAAACTTTAGCTGATGTTAAATCATACATGGATGAAATGGAAGATGATATGGATATAATAGTAGACTTTTTTGACAAACTTGCAAATTTTGATGAAAAGTCGAGTCTTGAAGATTTATCAAAAATACAAGCAGATGTTACAGGTCTTTTAGAAGAGGCTAGAATACATAAAGCTTTAAGTTTTAAATTTGAAGTAGCCGGTAAAGAAGCTGATGTTAAAAAAGCTGTGGCTAACGTTGGAGCAGCTAGTGTCACACTATCCAATATAATAACAGCTTCAAGACAAGTTGCTAATTTAGCTGATGAATTAGAAAAGAATAAGTATAATGATACTGAACTTGCTAGTAAACTTTCAAGCACAATGCAAACTATAATGTCTAATAGTATATATGATAAGATTGATAGTAAAGTTACAGGATATATAGATGATACTTGTAAAGTATACGGATTCCCAGCTAAAACTGCTGTAGGTATCGCTCCTGTATGTTTTGCTTCATCTTTTGGTAAAACTGCTATCGGTAATATAATAAAAGAGGAAGAATTTGCAAAACTGGCTGAAGCTATACCAGAAGTTAAAGCTTATAACGATTTTAAAGTTGAAAATTATAGCGGAAATGCTGAGAAGATTCGTGGAAAAATTTTAGATGATAACTTCATGAAAGATGCTGCTAAAATTGTTGACATTAAACCGGGTTATAAATTAGCAGACATAAGACTTAATCTTACAGGAGTATCGACATTTACTAAGGGCTATAAAGCTAAGCAAAATATACTATATAAAGATATAGTATTAGATGTATTAAGAACTTCTATAAACCATCTAACAAAAATAGAAACTGAGTATAATTCAAATGATGATAAAAAGGTTAATAATAGATTTAAGTCTATTAAAGATGGAACTACAAGTTCTTCATCAGCTACAGTTAAAGATATGATTACTGGTGCTTCACAATGTCTTAAATCAGCTATCGCTCAAATAGCACCACTTACAAATTATATGACAAGACTTGATAGCGTATGTGTATCGGCTCCATACATATATGAAAGTATACATATTGGTAATACTATGTGTATATTATGGGATAGAGTGTGCTACTATAAAGACTTCTTAGAAAAACAGCTTAAAGACAATGATAAACTAAAAGAAGATTTAGGTGATGATAAAGCTAAGGTTGAAGCGTCATTGAAACAATTATTTAAAACATTTGATACACTTATGTCTGGTTCATTAAAAGAGAAATATTAAAATTAATACTCTCCCGTTATGGGAGAGTATTTTGTTTATCTTTTTATTTCTATAGAGTAGTCATCTTTTGTATATGTCATATAATCATCAGGGACAGAGTTTATACCTAACGCAATACATATATCAAGTATGTCTTCTTGTAAAGCTTTAAATATAGGATGTGTTTTATTTTCAATTTGTTTACCAAATATTTGTATAGATAAAGTTATAAATGACATAACCGCCATATTCTCTTTAAGCATCTCTATACTTAATTTCTTTATTCTCTCTCTGAAACCCATTAACGATTCTATTTTATGCTTTTCTGCAAATTCAAATGTATTAATAGAGCTTGATGCCATTTTCTCTATTTCTTTTTGAATCTCTTTATTGTCTTCCATTAAAGCATCTATTGTCCGTTTTATTGTGTTTGTATCCCTATTCCCCTTTTTAAACAGTTCTACTATATTATTCACTGTACGTAGCCAGTTCATATCGCGGTCACTATAATCTGGTATTATTCTTACACTTCTACCAATAGACTCTATAGATTTAACCTTAAACATTCTATCATCCAGAACTTCTTTACTAGACAAAACTTTAGATAATACCGGTGTAACATCCGAGAAAAGTTTATCAACCGTAGGACGATATTGTATAGTCTCGCAAACTATTTTATTTGTAATTCCTTCTCCTCTACTAAAAGATGACGCACTGTTGGGCTTTTCAAATAAGTTTTTTATAGCATCTTTGATACGATAACACACCTGATTATTCTTAACAAATTCACCATCAGCATTTTTAAAATCATCCAGTACATCCTTTGTTAATTTTTCTATCAGTTCTTCAGATGTTGTGATGTTAGACATATCGCTATTGCTACTATTTGCTATAGCTTTAACAGCATATGTTATTCCTGTAACAGCAGCGAGTACATCTGTATAACGCACAAGACATGCAGAAAATGCTCCAGCTCCAGCACGGTTGTCATCCGAAAAATAGTTTCTTCTTAAATCCTCAAGAAATCTTCTATCTCTACTTAGATAAAATAAAGGTTTTTTCTTTAAGATTTCGCTATATGTACCCTTAGAAGATATGACTCTTTTGTCATTGCGTATACATTCATTAAGTGTATTAATTACAGTTCTTTCTAAAGTTTTTGGTATAGATATACTAACTTCTAACTCTGGGTCATTCATATCAACCGTAACTTCATTAGATATAATTCTAGCAATCGCACTTCTTATATCTTTCATACTCTTTTCTTCTTTTAAAGGTTTCTTATCGGCTTGTATTTTCATTTCTTCTACAGCCTTTAGTATTTCTGTATCTGGTACAGTTTTAACTGATGATACTTCTTCTATAACTTTCTGAATTTCTTCAGCTTTCGATTCAGCAACTTTAACCTCATTTGGTATAGTAACAGACACTGGAGTTGAGCTTCCACCCCCACCACCGCCTCCTCCACCACCAGAAGATTCTTTTTTCATAGACATCTTAATAATATAACCTACAAGTCCAACAATTATAGCTATAGCTAAACCTTTAAATCCTAGAAATAGCTTTAATATAAATGTGATAGCAGTTTTAAAGAAAGCTATTATCATTCCAATAAAACCAGCAGCTTCAGCATATACATTATACTCCATTTGCTTATCTAATAACTCTAAAGTTATATTTATATTATTAATAGCTATTTGTGACTCTGCGTAATATTGATAATCGTCAATACTCTCAAAATCATTAGCCGTGTACAAAATATTTAAACTCATTCATTTAACCTCCTAATCCAAATTAGTATCACTATCTACATCATATAGCTTACCGTATAATAGAATCTTCATCATACCATCTCCTAGAACATATTCATCATCATAGATTGATTAATTTGGTCTTGCATTCTTAACTGATCATCATTAAATTGTCTTACATTTTCTTGAATAACTTGTTGCTCAATCAGTTGATTCATTTGTTGGTGCATTTGTTGAGCTAAATTAGTAGAGTCTCCTGTACTAATATTTTTAAGGTCGTTTTCTGTAAGTCCTGCTTCTTTCAATGCAGTACCTAAAACTTCTGTACCAACAATTTCAGCTAAATCATGTTGTAAAAGTTTACACATTTCTTCAAATCCGCTATTAGGTTTCATAATATCAAACATCTTCAATACATTAAATAATGCAGTTGTTGAAGCGATAGAGTATCCTAAATAAGTATTAATATGCACTTGTCTATCTTTAGGAAGTTGCTTTTCTCCAGAAGATTTAGCTAAATCATCTGTAAGAGATTGTAACTCTTTACCTGTATCAGTTAAAACCTTTACAGTTTTCTGAACAACTTCTTTATCAAACTCGAATTTTTCATAAATTAGTTCTTGTAATAAAGTACCTAGGAAGCTAGTCATTTCAGAATATACAGCATTATTAATGATAACATCTACATTTTCAAGATGTCCGTCATTTCCAAGTACAATATTATTTACACTCATTTTCAATTCACTTAAAGACTTAGCATACGACACTTTAATATCAAACGCATCAGCCATAGCATTTAAAACTGATAAATCATTAGGAAACACTGCTCTTGGATTTCTTAATCTAGTTCTTCCTAAAAGTTTAAGAAGATTCTCGTCCGACATTTCCATATCTTTTCTCATTTGTTCATCAATCTCTTTTTCACTATATCTTCCAGCACGTTCCATTGCACCTGAACCCAACCAAGTTAAATCGTGTGCGAATTTCTCTGAAGTTTCAGCAATAACGCTAGAAGCATCTCCCATGTCATTCATACAAGATGCAATCTTCTTACCGACTTCTTCAGCTTTATCAGTATACATTGCTAATTCATATATTGATGTATTTTGTACATATAAAGATAATGCCATATATATGTCATAGTTAGTTACCGTGTCAACTGCAGCAGCATAAATCAAATCATATCCGCCATATTTATCAGAATTCACCATCTTATTTTTAAATACACTTATGTATTTATCTAGTTTCTTAAACTCAGATTTTTCAATGTATGGCATTGGGGAATTAGCTAAGAATGACGAATACGAAACTTTCTTACTAGGCGACATATCTTTTTCTAATAAAGAATTTACAGTTTTAATAGCAATCTCAACCATAGCCTTTTCTGATGGTAAAGTAACCTTTTTTAATTTAGCTAAAGTGTCTTTAGCTGATGACGAGCTTCCACCACCGCCACCTCCTCCACCGCCACCACTGACAGTAACAGCAGATGATTTCTTTGCCATTGCTACACCTAGAACTCCTATTAATAATAATAGTAACATTCCTTTTACTCCTATAAATATTTTAAGTAAGAATAATATAGCCTTTTTAACCATAGCTATAATAGCAACAAATAGTCCTCCAACAGCTTCCCCGTATACATTAGTTTCTTGCATACGCATCATATCATACAACATTTCTTGTGCGTGATATATAGCAACTTGTCCATTCATTATATCTTCTCTACATTCTATTTTTTCAAATTCTGTAAGCTCAGCTTCAGCATACATTTTACCGTAAAGTGAATTATTCTCAATCACAGTATCTAAATATAAATCTGTAAAACTCATATATTTAACCTCCGTTTTTAAAATTTTTATCTAAAATGGTGTTTGTAATAGTGTTAAACACACCGCAAATGCGGTGTGTTTATTTTCATTAAGCTTTGTTTTCATCTTCACTAGGTTTAGAAGTATCCAATTTCTTGAATTTATCTAATTTATCACAGATAGCTTTTAGAGCAGCTAATAATTTATCTAATTGGATTTTTCCCATGTTGTAAGCAGTTACAACAGCTGTAGATATATTTGTCATAAATGTAGAGTAATTAGTAGAAATATTCATAAGTTTAGAAGCAGCGTCTTTATCTGTTGTGTTTTCGCTATCGCTTTGAATTGAACTTGCATTTGATTCAGTTTCACTTAAGAATCTCTTTAAGTCATCGATAGTTTCTTTGTACACAGCTATACCTTTATCTAAAGCATCTTCTACATCATCGAAATCTAATCCACCATTAGTAAAAACATCTTTTAATAAATCTTTAGCATAATCAACAATTTCTCCACCTTTATAAGTTCTGTCATTTCCATCCCATAGTTTAGCTACGTTTTCAGCAGAAGTACCTTGTGAGTTTTTATCAAACTTAGCATTTCCTTTGTCAGCGTCTCCTATAGCACTCTTGTAGAAATGTTTACAGAAAGCATCAACATCATTAAATTCATTTCTAACTGTGTTTAAAGTAGATTCTGCTTTTTGTGCATCTTCAGCAGTTACACCTTTAACTTTAGATACATTTTTAATTGCATCTGATATTGTCTTGATTGTGTGATTATCCTTTAAATCTCTATTAAGTAATGACTTCGTTGCACCTATTGTACCCATTACAAGTTTTGTAATAGCCCCGAATTTTACTTCTTTAGCACTTAAAGTGTCTGATTTAGGAACAGCACTGAATTTTGACATTTTATCCAATACTTGTTTGATATATATAATATCATTTCTGTATGATTTGTTAGACTTGAATCTACCAAATAATTTGATGACGAATTCTTTTGCCTTTTCATATAATTTGATAAGTGCATTTATAATTCTTTTAAAGAATCCACCTTCCGCTTCAGCATAGAAGAAAGCTCCTATCACAGATAAATTTTTTCTTTCCATTAATTCAGATGTAGCTTCTGCATATAAATATGCGTTTCTATCAAATGCAGCCGCAGCTTCAGAATATTGCATATAAGCTTCCATAACATCAGCTTCAGTAGCTTCTGCTACTCCACCATATAAAGTACCAGCAGTTCTCATAGCATTTTGTGCTTCACCGTATAGTGTTGCAAATATATTTGCCATATTTATTTACCTCCTAATTTTATTTTAATTTTTAATATTTTTAACTACCACTATGTTATTTTTACACGAAATAGCACATAAATAGTATATTTTGATGTTCATATGAAAACAGTCACAAACACTTTAAATAGTTAAATTACTTAAAATAAGGAGGAGAATAATTATGTCCGATGTAAAAAGAATGGTTTTTCTACCACTTGATAAAAAGCATCAAAATTATGATGAATCTAATATAGTGGTAGGGGAACTTGTCATAGATAGTGAAACTGGATATGCTTGGCTTAAAGTTAAGTCAGGAGAGCTTATTCCACTTCGTGGTGCAGGATATATAGACTTAATTAATTATATAAATTCTACAACGGCAATAGGAACTGAACCTAAGGCTATTCACTCATTCTTAATAGATACAGCGAAGAAGATACCTAGTAAGAATATACCGACTGGACTATTCAAAGTTAGAGTTCCTATAGAAGGTACAAACGATACAGAGTTTAAAGAGATAGGTATAGTTACAGACGGTGCTAATTGTGTTATTTATACTGGAGAAACTACACCTGATGGTAAACCTGTTACAACTACTGTGACAGATGTATACTTGGATTATAAAGCTTTTAAAACAGCTACAGAAGCTAAACTTTTAAATCATGATACAAGAATAGAATCTGTAGAAACTGAGATAAATCAAAGAGCTAAGGATACAAGAATATACTATGATAAGTTTACTTCAAATGAAGCAGCTGATTTAGTATACTGTATAAACCCTGATACTAAGCCTACTAAACCAACTGAACCTACAAACTACTTATTTGAAACTACAATGGTTTTAGGTATGGATAATGGTGAGTCAGTAAATAGACATACACTTGGGTATCACATGGATTATAAGAATCATAGAATAGACAAGGATAATGCTTATGTAAGAGATATAGGTAATAAAGTAGATTTATCGGTTCTTTTCTATTATAAAGATGAAAAGGTATGGGTAAGACCTACACAAATAGATGGGGAGTTTATACTTCGTGATAAATCTCCTAATGGTGGTTCATTTATACCATATACTGGAGAAGTAACAAAAACAAGTTTTGCCGCTTCAGGTTTAACACCGGGAGATTTAATAGTTCCACTTAATGCTTCTAATAATGAAGAGTCTGTATCATTTACATTTCATCAACCGGGACATGGTTTACCACCAATGTCAGCTTGTTATTTTGATAAGACAGATAATAAGTGGAAACTTGCAACTTTAGAGAATCGTGCTAAATCTATAGTAGTTCCTATAGATGAGAACTGGCTTACAATATATTCAGCTGGACATATTAAGGTTCCAGAAAACGCAAAGGCTAATCTTCGTGATGAGAACTTTGTATCAAATGAAATGTACTATCTGAATCAAACCGTAGACGGTGGATTCCAACTTACTTATCCTGAGTTCATATATCAAGAATTAGGATATGCTTATTCAAAATATGGAGTTATGTGGTTTGCAATCCATATAGATACTCCGGTTGAGCTTATGCCTTATACTGTAAAAGGACTTGCTTCTAAAGCTGACTTATCTAATAGACAACTTGTAGTACAACTTGCAACTCCTGATATAGCTAAACTTGATGAACCATTAGGAACAGTTATGACTGTTGCTGATGATAGTGGAGAAGAGACTTGGCATATAAGAAAGATACAAGCTACAAGAAAAGATGGAGATAGTATACAAATAGCTAACGGATTATGGGCTAATATTATAGAAGTATCTGGAAAGATAAAAGAAGAAGATATGGCTGGTAAACTAGATAAAGGAGCGAACTTTGGTAAGTATGCCGCTGAATATCCTGACGCTGTTGCTATTATTGAAAAGGTATTAAATGGTATAAGATATAAAGAAGGGGACAGATTACAAACATGGCAAGAACTTATGCAAGACTTAGAGCTATATGTAAAGAAAGTACAAATAACTCAAAGTATGACTGAGAATAATGTAGAAAAGATTCCATCTGCAAATATATTCAGCCAACTTGTAAAACTTGTACAAGATATAAGAACTGGACATGTGGGTTCTATAGTTCCACAAGAGAATACAGCTGTACATATTCAATCAGGAATATTACAAAGAACTGCTATAACTATTCAATCTAATATTGACGTACTTTATAATCCTGTCTTATTTATAGATGGACAGCAATACGACAGAGCCTACTGGACATTTAATCCAAGTACAGGTATCATAACTTTAAATGAGCCTTATGATATGTATACAGATGCTAGATGGACAGTAGTTGATATATTCCCTACAGATATAAGATTTATAGCTGATACACCAGCTACAATTCAAGCAGCTCCATACTCACAATCTCTAAAGAATTATGATGTTATAAAGTGTCTTGGAGAAAATAGTAAATATGATGGTGGAATGCAACTTCGTATGGTACTACCAGAATCTGATATTACAAACACATCATCTCCTTGGTATTTCCTAGCAGGACAACCTAGAATAAAGCTAAGAGATAAGTGGCTTGTAGAGCTACCTAAAACTAATATGAAACGTGAGCTTGACTTAAAGATGAGTAGAGATACTTTCTTAACTTATATTAAGAAGAACTCTGTATACACTCTTGAAGACACAGCTGTTGATAATATTGAAGGTATAGGATATGTAAAAGGTAACTTTAAGCATAAATCAGAAAATGTACTTACTTTAAGATTTAATATTAAAGTAACGAAAGACTTACTTGTAGTACCTACTACTAATATAGAAGGACAAATGGATTACTTAAGATTTATAACTAAATTACCTGATGGTATAAATAAATCTGATTTATTATTTGAACACGCTGAAATATCTGTATATGATGCTAAAAGAGAACCTGACTTTGTTGATATGGACGAATATAGATTTATGGACAATTCTCAACAGGCACAACAAAGAAAGACAAGAGTTAAGAAATTCGGATTCCCAGTTATATACCAATATGTATCAGAAGTTAGACCACTTACAAAATATGATGGTATAAATAATCGTGCTACACCTACTGGAAATAAGAATAGAGACGGGTCACTTGAATACTTAGATGACTTATCTATAAATTATGATAGTTACATGGAAGGTATTCGTAAAAATAAAAATTCAGATGTTATTGGTATGGGTAGATTTGGTACTAACCCACTTGAATCTAAATTCCCGCAACATAACGCTTGTATCTTATTGATACAAAGATATTTCCAAGGTCTTGCTATAGGTTTTGATAAGCATATAGGTGATGACTACTGGCTTAATATAACTATTAGAATACCGATGAGATAGGAGGATTAAATGAAATATACACCAGAGAAAACGCATATATATTCACAAGATGGTAACTATATAGCTACACAACCATATAGATTATCAGACTTTAATACAAATCCTCAACAGTTCTTCGATGCTTGGGATAATTCTATGATAGCTACAGATACTTGGTACGATTATCCTTGTCTTGATGGAACTAGAAGAGGAATAAGAGAAATGACAGCTGAAGAAAAACTAACTTCAGGACAAGTCAACTTACAAGATGGACAAATGCTTGACCCTATGACAAATAAGATAGTATCTATTCCTATTCCAAATTGGCTTTTAAAACCTAGATGGAATGATACAAAAAATGAATGGTATGAAGGTTCGACTTATGATGAGTTACACGAATACCTAGTTCAAATGTCTTATAAATGGAGAGATGAAAGATTTGATGTAGGTTTTGATTGGACAGATAGAAAAGGTAAGTCTCATCATCAAAGAGTAAGAGAAAACGATAGAGCAAGATTTCTTGAAACTAAGACTGTACTTGATATTACAAAAGATATTGACCCAAGACAAACTATCGAATGGCAATTTTCGGATACTGATAAGGCTGAGCTAAACTATGATGATGTAAAGCAACTTATTATATTTGGAGGTATGCTAGTTCAAGTAGGATATAGAGTTAATGCTGCTTGGAGAGATATTCCTAAGGAAAATATAGACCTTAGAATACATACAAAAGAAAACTTCTTTAAAGCTATTGATGATGGATTTACTAAGGTTATGCAGGCTCTTATGTCTAAGATAACTCCACCTAAACCAGCAAGTCCAGTTTCGGAAACTACTGAAGAATAAAAAAAAAATAAACAAGAAGAATAAGGTAAACATAAATTTTTGATTGGGAGTAATACAAATGTGGTGGCTATATGCCACCACTATAAATTATATTTATAAAGCTCCATAGGTTTTGACATATCTCCTACATCTTTTGATAGTTTATTTCTAACTACAGCTACATCACGAACTCTATATCTTATAGGCTCTATAAAAGATTTAATCTTTCTATCGTCTACATCATAATCTGCTACATATACGAAATGCTTATCAGGATAGTATTTAGTTAAATCTCTTATAAGTCCACTCTGTCCAGATACTGGAGATGCACACCATATTCCGTTACATTCAGGCATTATATATTCCATAGTATTTATTATATCAAATACTCCTTCTGCTATACAGATATAAGTATTATCATCTTCATACTTATTATCTTTTTCTACAGTATATGGTTTATGCGTAACGAATCTAGCTACATTAGAAGTCTCTAAAAATGATACTTTGATATGTCTTTTATTCTTATCTACATTATCTTCTATATTACGAAGAAGTATATTAGTTCCAGTAGGATTGAGAAATCCAATATAGTTGTATTCCTTTATATACTCTGTAAGTCTTTTAATACTCTCTTTAAAGATACTATCTTTATTAAGTTCTATAAAGGACTTTATATCTTCTACCACTCTATATTTATTTCTCATATTATCATCTAAATTCTTATTAGTTCTTCTTAAAAAATATTCTTGGACTTTGCTATTCTTATCTGTATTTATATCAAGATGAAGTTCTTTATTTACTTCTTCGTGTATCATAGCTTCTGTATCTGATTTATTTTTGGATACGAACTCTGATATATCTAAATCATATATTCCCATATCAACTAAATGCTTTCTTGTGAGTATCCCTGAAGCATGACACTTAAGTTGAAAGCAATGTACTATCATCGCATTATCGTTAGGCGATACTCTTATATTACAGTGTCTTGTATGTGGGTTTGGACTATCTCCACAAAATGGACAAGAAATGGTGTACCACACACCATTCCCTTGTCTTCTTGCATCAAATCTATTCATAAGTATATCTATAAGCTTTTGCTTTGGATTCATGTTAGTCACCTACTATTTTAAAAGCTTCTAATATATCTTCATACTGTATACCTAAAAGCTTATCAAGTTTATTGTACCAAGCGTGATTATAACTACGGACATCCAGTAAATCTCCAAGGTATTGGTTGGTATCTTTATCGTATGATGGACATATAAACTTTCTATCTGTATGATTTGCAAACATAACTTCTTTTATAAAGTCTACAATATTTGTAGTTATATCTAAACTTTCTATAAACTCAGCAAGTCCATCTATAGCATCAGCGACATCTTCTATAAATTTTCTAGGTATGTGCTCTCTACAATTAACTTGATAGCTTATATAAGATACCTTTTCCTGTACAGTATAATAGACAAGTATCCAAGCATCATCTTCATCAGTTTCCCCATCATAGTAATCAGATAGCTTAAGACCAGTAAGTTCTGCTATATCGTCTCTATTAAAATAATGTAGCACCATAGTGTACTTAACATCTTTTCTTTGATTCTTAAGTAAGTCAACCTTTATTCTTTCAACAAAGTCATCCCACACAATTTCTGCTCCATTTTTAAGATAGTCCATACAAGCTTTCTTTCCTGTCTTTTTCTTTTGTATCACGTTTGTTATATGATATTCTAAGTTCTTAAAATATGGTAAGTCTGCTATAGGAACTCTATATCTTTCTTTTGCTTGAAATAGTTTATTCTTATAAACAAGAACTTTCCCAGACTCTTTATTAAGAGTTATAACTATGGTAGACTCTATCTTTCTAACCTTTCTATCGGTTTTATTATATGTAACAAGTACAGCTATTCTTGATGTAACTTCATCCATTGGTAAATCTAAATTCTCAAGTCTTTTCTTACCAAAAAGAAGAGGAAGGATTACGTCATAAGGTAATCCTCTTCTTCTACAAGCGTCTTTAATATTTATTATAGAAAATATGTCTCTCATCTTCTACGTTCCTCCTAATTAAAATTTGCGAATACTTCATCTTCATCCCACATATCATCTTCTTGAATAGTGTGAAGTTCAAGCTTTGATACTCTAGTTTCCTTATGCTTAAAATAATTTGTAGCTACTGTTAGAAACTCAAGCAATTCATCTCTTACAACAACTTCAGAACTCTTAACCAATTTATCTATTCTTATTGCATATAGATACTTATTAGAAACGATATGTGTTAGAGCATTTAGTGCTCCATCTATATTTGCTGATATATAAACTGGTATCTTATCTTCCCCGTATTTTTTGAAGTCATCTAAAGTAACTTGTGCGTTATTTACAGATGAGTATATCTTACCTAAAAGTCCCATAGCAAGTTTTGGGAAGTCCTCTACTATTAAGTCAAATATATGAAGTATAAGAGTTCTATACTCATTCATTGTGAGAATATTGACAGGTTCAGATATAGCATATCTTATATTAAGATATAAAGATATCATAAGCTTTCCTAGATTGTGCTTATAGATATTTACAGATTGTGCCATAATAAGAGTATCAGACTTTATAAGAGATAAAGCTTCTTTTACAGCTTCTTCTTTGATATCTACAAGATAGGAATAGTTTTCTTTATTCTCATTTATTCTTGCGTCAAATACATCTTTTTCTGCACCCAAATCAGCACCTTCACTTTTCATAGAATAAGGTGGTTTGAAGTTTCTTATTACATTTACTAGGATATTATTAAGAGTAGATGATAGATACTTTGCTATTTTCATGAAGTAGAACTTTCTATCTTCAGGCTTCATAGTTTCATCATCAGGGTCAAAATCATCTTTCTCTTCATTCTTCTTTTCCCCAGTTTCTGTATAATTTACTACATCTTGTGGAAGTGATGATACGATTCTATGTATGCCATTAAACATCTCATACACTACCTTTTGATATAGACTATACTTATTAACTCCTACAACTGAGAACTTCTCAATTATAGTTTTATCTGTATTTAGCTTATTATCAATATATGGTGCAAGATATTGGTATATGAATCTATCTTTAAACTTTCTATCTAAAGAACCAATGTATTCAGAATAATGCTTTCTTACAGTATTTTGATATATTACATCTATAAGACCTTCATCATCTTCGATATTTGTTCTACCGAATAAAGCATCTGAAACTTGTGATACATAATCTCCATTATCCATTACAGTCAAGTAACTTATGTAGAATATTCTTGAGAATGTAAATAGAACTGAGAATGTGTAGATATCAAATGATGTAAGTCTTGCATCTTGTATATCTCCATCTTGAATATTATCCACCGCAATATTGTAAGTGTATCTGTCTACAATATCTAATATTCTTTCATCTTTTGCAAAGGCATTTAAAGTCTCAGTAAAGTAATGCTTCTTTGCAGCAACAGCATTCCATTCTTCTCCTTCAGGAGTTCTTTGGAATTCTATTATAAACGATACTTTCTTTTGTATCGTATTGTGTTGTAAGCTAGTTACAAGTGTAAATAGCTTTGATATAAGATACATGTAATCTGTATCATTTGGGTCTTCATACATTGGTGGATTCTGTTTAACCCAAGTAATCATTCTATTTATTGCATTTACAATAGACACAGCGGTAGCCATTGTCATACCACCGCTTGTCTTCGCTCTTTTAAAATTCAAACTATTATTCCCTATGTGGAATATGATATTCTTATCCTTTTCAATAAACTTTGCGTAAACCATATTTGTTTTCCTCCCTTTTATTATTGTCACTTATATTATATATAATTAAGATACGGTATTACTTTTAAATCTCCTACAGGTGTCATTTCCAGTACCCCTATAGTATCAGCTTCTGTTGATGAGAAATACTCATTATGAGATATAGCAAATACTTGCAAGTCTTTAACTGAAGCGAAATTAACTATTATGTCTAAGAACTTTCTTTTATTCTCTTTAGATAATGTAGCGTCCATTTCATCAAGTATAAAGACATTGTAATTTGGTATCATTACACTATTTAAAGCAAGAGTTGTAGCAAGAGCCATAATGGCTTTTTCTCCATCACTCATCTTTGATATATCTTCAGATACAAAGTTATCCTTTTGCACTCTTATTATAAAGTCCTTTGCTGTTATTTCAAAATCATGAACTCTATAAGGAATATCGGTAAGTTCCAAGAATGAATTTGTAATCTCTTTAAGATTTAGTATTATTCTTCTCATAACTTTAACTGGTAAGTGCTTTATAAGAGTTTCTCTTACTTTTTCTGTATCAGCTTCATCAATAGTAGCTTTCTTAAGCTCTTCTTCTATATATTCATGAAGATTTATATTAAAGTCCACTTTCTTTAAATCTTCATTTAATAAGTCTATTTTACTATCAGTATCACGAAGCTTCATTTCAAGTTCAAACATTTCTTGCTTCTTTTCTTTCTCTTTAGCAATAAGCTCACGAAGATATAAAGTCTCTTGAAGTATCTTATCTTTCTCTTTGACAAGGTCAGCATTTATCATTCCAAAAAATAAAGACTTTCTAACATCTTCAGATACCTTAGGTATAGTATCTTTAATAGATTGAGACTTAGATATAAGTTCATTGTACTCTTTCTCCCATTTATCAATAGATGTCTTTATTCTTTGGAAATCCGTGTTCGTTGCTTCTTTATATCTATCAGATATAGATTTATAAGATAAGTATACTCTGGTATTATATATTATATCTTCAGCTATATCATCTTGGTCTTTTCTTAAATCAATACCCACAAGTACATCTTCATAATCTCTTGCTGTCTTCTTAAGAAGAGCTACTGTCTTTAAAGCTTCATTATAGATATTTGAAACTTGAAGTTTATCTTGAGCTTTCTTAAGTTCCTCTTTAGTATCTATAAGCTTTTTAGATATACTTTCATACCTATCAACTCTATCTCTCATCTTTACAAACTCTTGTCTTAATTTACAAGTATTATCACGACAAGTTTCAGGTGGTTCTATAAGTAAGTCTTGAGAAACATAGTTTTCTTCCTTTTCTATTTCAAGCATATTGACACTGTATAATAACTTATTATTTAAAGCGATTATACTATCCATATCAAGCTTCTTTTCATTATAGACATCTTCTATACTTATAATATGAGAAACTTCATCTAAGCTATTCTTATACTCTTTAATCGTATTATAAGAATAGACAAATCTATCTAAATCAACTTGAGATTTAAGATATCTTTTATCATTTGTAAACTTTAAAAATTCATGATTATCAATCATAGACTTTAAATCACTTGTATCTATATCTTGAGCATTTTCATATTGTATAAGTTGTACTCTAGCTTCTGATATATTTTTAAGAGTAGCAGACATAGTTCCCTCAAGAAGAGTAAGCTCTCTTTCTTTGGCTGACACATTTGCTTCTAATGAACCTAGTATCTTATACTCATTTATTGCTGATATGACATCGCAAATGATACCAAAGTCTTTATCTAGTTTCTCAAGCTTATTTACAGTATCTTCTAACTCTTCATCAGACATACAGACATTTTCAGCTTTAACCTTATTCTTAAGATTTGTAAGCTCGTCTATTTGATTTTTGATATTTCTTCTATCCATGTGTAAGCTATCAATACTAGGTAAGTTTGCCAGTTCTTTCTCTTTCGCTTCTCTTGTCTTTTTAGCATGAATATACTTTTCTGATATTATCTTTACCAAGTCTTTAGTATCCCCAATAGGTGATATAGATTGCATATAATCTCTTCTTGCACCAGACTTCATATTTACTATACCTTTTTCTTCTGAATTAAGATAAGTAAGTTTTGCAAGTTTAGTATCAAGTCCTATCATTTGCTTTATTCTATTTCTAACTTCAGTTACAGAAGATGAGGATACAAGTTGAACTTGCTTACCATTTTCTATCTTTGCAAGGTCAGCAACGCAAGTATGTGATTCTCCTTGAGGTCTATAGATATAATGCACTTTATAATCTTCATTATTGAAAGTAAAATATACTATCTTCTCTCCAGTTTCACCCTGAAGAATATCATATCCATCTCCAAGAGATGGAAGTAAGTTAAGCTCAGATGCAAGAGTTGATTTACCAGTACCATTATCTCCCACTATCATTATAGTAGAATACTCTTGTGGGAACTCTATATCTATATCAGTTCTTTTAGTTCCCTTTATAAATCTATTAAAATTTGAAAGTATTATCCTTTTAATCTTTACCATAAATTTTCTCCTTCGTAAAAACAAACTCTAATTGAGAGTTTTACAAAAAATAAGAAAATGTGGGGAGCAAACCCCACATATATTAATATCTTAATTCTTCTAATTTATAAGCTCTATCTTCTATTATATGAGCTTTATAATGTTCAAGTCTATCTATTTCGGCATCTATATCTTTAGATAGTTTATTTGCGTCTTTCAGTTGATATTTGTCCATATATTGTAAATGATTGAATATTTGAACTTTAACCGTTCTTAAATCATTTATAATAACATCACAGCTTTCTTTTGTGAAAAGTTTAAGCCTTTGTGTATTGAAAACCCCCTCAGATATTCTGTCAAGTAAAAGTTGAGGATTTTTCTTTTCAGCCTCGGCTCCTCTTTTAAGACCCCATTCTCCCCATACAGTTCCCAGACACCATCCTAAGAATATCACAAGTAATGCAATTATTATAGCTCCACCATACATAAAAATCACTCCTTTTCAATATTTAATATATTATTTATCTGTCTTTTCTAGTAACTTATCTATCTTCTTTACTAATATACTTCTATCGTATTTGCTTACATATTCTGAAGCAAAACCATTATTAGTAAGCCAATCTTTGTAATACTTTAAAGAATTAATAGTTTGCTTCTTTATTACAGGGAAACCATTTGTGTGCATAGAACTTTCTATCTTTGCTATATTCTCTTCTATAACTTCCATTTTAGTTAAAGCATAATGCTTATTTATCTCATCCATTCCATCAATTACCTTTCTTTCAAGTTTTACAATATCTTTATTGATGTCTTTATTTGTGCGAGTTATAAGCTTATAAGTTGAGTGTATAACGTATGCAAGTCCTATACCAAATATTATACCTTTCATAAATGATACTATAGCATCAAGCATATTATACCTCCAACTCATAGTATTTAGAAGCTACCTTTATAAGAGTTTTAATTTCTCCTAGTTTTGCAACAGCTATAGCATCACTTGGGTCTCTATCTAAATCGGCTTCAAGTCTATTCTTGATATGAACCAACTTTTCTATTTCATCAAACATTGCTATCTTCACATCATCTATAGCTTTACAGATTCTAGTTCTTGAAGCATCAACTGCATCTCCTTTAGCTAGTTCTTCTGGAGTAGCTATAGACATAACATCTACAACTTCCTTTTCTTCTTTGATATTATCAGCAATTTCTTTAAATTCAAGCTCAGCTTTCTTTATTGAGTCATCAACTCTTTTACTAGCTAAGTTTGCTTTATATAAAGCCATTGAAGCTATTAGTGTTGCTACTGCTGATAGACTTGTAAATACTACATATTTATCTCCCATTTTTTCCCTCCATATCTTTTCTAACTTCTGCTATAAATTCTTCCTTTTCTTTATCCGACATTTCCATAAAGGCATACATCGCTAGACTTTGCTCTAATCTATCTAAGTCAGCTTTTAAAGACATTGTCTTTTCTATCTTGTATTCTCTAAGGAATTTAATAAGTTTTTCTATTTGAAAGTAAAGCAATAAGTTTGCTCCAGTTACTATAAGACCTATTATAGCCAGTATTATCATTAATTTAACTTCCATAATTCCTCCTAAAAGTTATAATCCTTTCCATACTTATAATCCATAAGTGCTGAATTATATTCATCAATAGGAACTGAGATTTCCTCAGTCCTATCTTCACTTGGGATAATCATAAACTTATTATCATTATCAAGCTTTACTTCCTTTGCTTCTATTGCTCTTATTATAAGTTCCTTTCTAGTCATTCTTATCACCAGATATTGTTTTATATTTTAATTCTTTAATTTCAGCAATATTACTAGCATTTGTAGCTCTAAGTCTTTCTATTTCAGTCATAAGCTTAGTAATATAGTTTTCTTTAGCAATTATGACATTTCTTAAATCTTCAATTCTACTATCTACTTCTGTATCCTCATCGTCTTCTACTTCTTCTGAATAAGAAGAGTAGAAAATAAATCTCAAAGTTCCATCAGCTTCCGCTACAATTTCCTTTACATCAGCAAGTATTTTGTCCATTACTCTTTCATCTAATTCCATCTTTATTCCTCCTTGTGTGATAAGTGTATATCAGGTATTGAAAATGCAAGTCCACCGGCAAGTCCCACGTTTTCTGAAGTTGAAGTTCCTATTGGGTCTATAATACCTAATTGTGCTATCGTGAAAGTTCTGTCTCTTTCTAACTCTTCGCTATCTTCTATATTAGATACATAACCAAAGAAGTTATAGATATCAACTTCATTTGCAGACTTTGTAATACTATATTGATTATTATTCTTAATGATAGTACATACAGTTCTTGGGTCTACATTTACTTTAGAACGATAATCTTCTAAGTTTTGCTTCTTTGCTCTTCTTCCTGTAATCTTTAAGCCTTTCTTAATCTCATTTCTAAGCTTACTTCTTAGAGATGTATGAAGTGATATAGTTTCTTCATTCTTTCCATCAGATGTTTGTGCTATTATATATGAATACATAGCATCTCTTACATCTCTTCCCGATATTGTATCTCTTATATTTTCAACATCAGGGTCTTCTCTATCTAAGAATTGTAAATCTTCTATTGTATTTTTGATAAGAGTTCTGTAATAATCCTTCACTTCGTCATCATCATCTTCAATAGGAGACAATATATTTTCTATTTGAGCTTCAGTTAAACTCTCATCTTTTTCTAAGAATAGAAGTGAGTTGTATACCTTTCCAAATGCTGAAGTTACAAATATAGTTTTCTTTGTATTCTTACTATCATCAAAATACATATAAGATACATAGCTTGGGTGTTGATATTTTAATTTTCCTTCTTTAGTTAGAGTTATATCATTTTGTATATGGAACTTATTGAAGTAATGGTTTCCATTAAGTCTTATTACATTATTAACAAGTCTCGGAATGTACAAATTAACTCTTATAAGAAGAGATTGCAAAGATATATCTACATCTTTATTTGGTGATACTATATCAAGTGGGTATGTTAGTATCTCAGCTCTTAACTTCTCATCAAACCAATCAAGCTTTGGAAGAGTTGATATTTCTCTTCTTGTATTCGCTTTACCGTATCCAACTGTATGCTTCGATATCTTATCTTCAGATAATACAAAGTAACATTCCATACAAGATATTACATCATCTGACATATCTATATAAATATCATCTTTATTCTTAGTCTTGTGCATATAGTCAATATTTGTCATCTTAAAGTCTTCTTCAAGATTGACAGGTATCATTCTATACCCATAAAGTCTAACCCCAGTTACAGTTTTTAATATATCAACTACTATATTTTTAAGCTCTCTTCTATTACTATCTATTACCATTTCATTTATTGAATTGATTGATAATCTTTCCCTTATTCTATTTCTCAGCTTCATTTATTCTCCTTTCAAAAAAGAAAGGTGGGAAGTCCCACCATTTCCTTTATAGTTGTGAAGTTCTTTCAATATCAGACTTAAATGCGATATTGATAGCATTATCAGTTGAGTATTTGAATATCAATATATCATCTCCATCTTCATCCTTTATCATCATTGCAGTTATTCTCAATGGTCCTATATCATCATTCACTGCAGTTGGGTCAGTGAAATATCTATAAGTAAGTCCTTCACTTCTTAAGAATGACAAGTCGTAGTTTTGTTGCATAGCTTGTCCTACCACACTATATAAAGCATTTTCAATATTTACCAAATCTTGCACGAAGTTTTCCACATGTGTTTCTACATCTCCTTGTAGGTGGACTACTATATTTTCAAGAGTTGGTGGTAAGTTTTCATTACCTACAACATCATATCTTTTAATAACTGGTATTCCGTTAATATTCTTAAATTCCAACTCAATGTCAGTTTCTAATTCAGGATAGCTTCTTTTAATGATAGCTTTCCCTTGCATTAATGCCACCAATAAGTATATTAGTTCATTATTGTTATTCCAAACTAATATATCTCTTAATCCATCTGCCACGTATTTTTCCATTTCTTTCTTTAGGTTATTCATAATTTATTCCTCCTTAAATTTATTATTTGCTTATTTTAAAGTTTTACAGATTCTCTGAATTTATCTAAGATAAATTGAACATCCTTTGTGTCGTAATTTCCAGATTTGAAAGCTGATACAAGTTCATCAAATCCATAGATACCTTCAGATATCTCTATCCCATTTACCAAGATATTATATTCTTCTTCTGTCATATCTGTCATTTCATAAATTGCTTTATTCTTTTCAGTCATGACAGGTAGAGTAAATACCACTTTAGGTCTTACATCTTCAGACACAATAACATCAAATTTTATCTTCAATATGTCTGCTAGTTTTCTAAGTTGTGATAATGTAACACCACCAGTTTCTATAGAGTTACATATAGTCTTAGCTTGTGTTACAAGTTCGTGAGGTATATTAAACTCTTTACCATGAATGAAGTCTTTAACAAATTCAACAGACACATTTGATTCTTCAGCAGGTGTAAATTCATATGTGAATTTTACTAGCTCTTGTGCTCCATCTACCAATACATTAGAGAATCCTATCATATTTTTGAACTGCATTGTTGGAACTATCTTATCCGTACTTCCAAATATATAGATTTGATATTCATAGTTCTTACCTATAGGGCATCTAACTAAACCGATAGTCGATAGGTCTAAGACATTATAGTTCTTTCTGTCAGTTCCATATGCAAGTCCTGTACCCGGAACGAAGTTAATTCCATCCCATTTAATATATTTAGGTATTTCAAATATAGATACAGCGGATGCTCCATTGATAGATGCTAGATGTACAGACTCCATATCATTTATATTTATAATATTATTATCATACGATTCTGAGACTATGAATTTTTCTCCATTTTTCTTAGATTGTATAACCTTTAAATCGTATGAAGGTAATATTACTTCCCCAACTTTAACCCAACCATATAGAAACTCAGTTACATCCGGTACAGCTTTAATTAGAGCTTTAGTGTGTTCATTGCCCTTTTGTAATAATAGATAATGAACTTCAGAAGAGCTTAGAATAGATACACCTTTATCAAATATATGAGGGATTACAATTTCATCTAATACTTCGTAATCCTTTTGATAATCTTGTTGAGTATCAGGCTTAGCTTTAGCTGAATCTTTAGCTTTGACTTTAGGACCATTTAAAACCACTTCTTCAACTTCCTTTTCATACTTTTTCTTCTTAGCTTCTTCAACTTCCTTTACATCTTGAATTGCTGCCTTCGCTGCTGTTCCAGCACCTTTAGTAAATCTTTCGTCTTTTCCAACTTTTAATTTCATAATTTTTCCTCCTTAAATTTTTAATATTAATTTTACTTGCTACACATATATAATATATACTCAAAATATCATTACTTGTCTTCTATATAATTCGGATTGACAAGTTCCACTCCCATTGCCATTAGAAGTGCATTTGCATTTTGAATACTTTCTTGCTCCGTGATGCTGTTTATGTATTTCAAATCATCAGGGTGTAATGTATTTGCTTGTACATCTGCAACAAGTGATGATTTTCTAACTGGAGTATTTCTTATTCTTCCTTCTTGTGTACGAAGAACAAGTCCTCTTGTATCATAAGAACCTTTAGCTCTTAGAGACAACTGAGTTCCAGCTACTTGCTTAAGTGGAGTTATAAATAACTTAGATACAAATACATCTCCTAAGTATCTTTCACCGTGTGCTGTAGACATATAAACAGCAGTTCTTTTAACTGGTATTCCAACTGAGTTTAAATAGTTTCTAGCTTCATAGCAAGTCTTTATTGTAGTTCCACTATGATAAGTTGATTGATACCAATATATAGTAGGGTCTTTCTTGAAGTCTTCCCAACCATTATCGCTTTCAAATTCATCTCTATACGCTTCATATAAACTCTTATCCATAATAGATAAAACTTTAAGTATTATTTCCTTTAACTCTTCTTCAGGCTTAAGCTTAAGCTCTACAGCTCTTTTAAGTATCATAGATAAGTAAGTTTGATACATCTCCATAGGAACTTCCATAATAGCACGATTAAATAATGCAAGACAGTTTCCTAGATATTCAATATTACCAAATTCCTTTGTATAATATTTACCTGTCTTAAATGTATCAGATACTGTAAACTTATTACCACATCTACCTGTAATCTTTTGTCCTTCTACTGGAACTTCTCTATTTACAGTTATTATCTTTAAAACTACAGCTTTCTTGGATAATATCTTTTTATATTTAAAACCACCTTGTTTATCATAGATAGTTTTATATAAATTGAATCTATCAATATAGTCATAGCTAAAAGTAGCATCTTCGTCATTTTCATAGTAATATCTTAAAGCTTCTAAGACTTCTTGTTCGTATTCTCTTGTAGCTCTTATAAGTGCAGCAAGATAAGTATTTTGACAAGTTTCTCCCATCTTTTGACGACAGATAATATCTACAACTTCTCCTTTTGCAAATATCTTTCTATCTGTCTTATTAACAGACTTAGTTCCATAGTTCATTTTGATTCTTTGATACTCTCCTCTTTGCTTTGAGATTGCAAGAAGTATCTCATCTTCTATTGTGTCCCCTACTGATGGAAATGGTTTGTATACAGTTGCATCTCCATATACATTCTTTAAGATATCATTATCAACATCTATAATTTCCTCATGTTCAGCATAAGCCCAACCTGCAAACTTTTGAGCAAGAGACTCAGATATAAGACCAGCATCTTCAACCGACTTTACATCTATTGAAAGTACAGATAGTGCATTTACTCCCCATTTGTATTCCATATCATCTCCATAAGAGTTTGTCCTAACCATAGTCTCACCCTTAGGTATTATGTCTCCCTCTTTGTAGTTTTCTAAATCATCTACCATCTTAACACCATATCCAGCACCAGTTTCTTCATACTGATGATACTCTACAAAGTGATACATTTCTTTTACCGGGTCGTACAAAATATGAGATGTTACACCACAATATACTCCACCAATATACTTCTTAATAGATTTACAAAGCACATAATCATTATCAGCAAATCTATTTTTAGTAGACTTAAGTATATCATAAGAATACAAAGTATCTACTATTGGTACTTCTCCAGATTCACAAGGACGATATTGAGTAGAAGCATTTGAAAACATATTACCTCTATTTTTAGATACCATTCCTTCATGTGGTATAAGATTCCCCTTACCATTAAATCTGTCTATCATTGTACCCCACTCTTTTACTTCTCTATACGATTTTGTCTTTAATTCTTTCATATTGCCAACTCCTTTCCTTTTATTCTATATTAATAATATATAGATACAAAAAATAAAAAGGGTAGGACAAGCCCACCCTATTATCTTTATAACCCTAAAGCATAGTGAAGAACATCTATTCCGTTCTTTGTTTTACCATTTTTGAACTCAAGTGATATATCTTCAGTCACAAATAGCTCCTCATCTAGTGCATAGTATAGAGTTGCTATTTCTTCCCCATGTTTATAATATGTGACAGATAAGAATGCTCCTATTCTATTACCAGCCATTGCGTCTATCTTTGCAAGGTCAGCTTTTAATTTCACATATACTCCATCAGATAGACTATCAATATCCTCACTCATATTATTGAATGGTAGAAATACTCCTTGATTACGAACTAGAATTTCAGTCACAAACTCTTTGTCATCATCATGAGCTAATTCGTAATTAGTTTCTATATCGTTATCTGTAAGGCTTATATATTCTTCAATATTTGTAGCCTTTTCAAATTCGACATATTCTACCCCTTCTTCACCATTTTTGATAAGAAGTGTAGGTTGGAAGAATTGAGCTGCAACTTCTTCTTCCATTTCTTCTTTAGTTAGGTTGATGTCTTTTGCCATTTTGTATGCCTTCTTCATCATGTCTTCATTTACTTGCAAAGGCATAACTAGATACTTATTATTGTCATCATAAGATGCTGGAACTGTAAGTTCCACTTCTTCATCCCCCCACACAAATGTGACAGACATGTGCTTTCCAAATCTCATATCGTCACCATAATATGCTATGCTTGTTAAATGGTTACCATAGATTGCGTCTAGTCTATCGACAGTATCTCCTACAGATACACCTTTGTAAACTGATTGCATTACTGTAACCACTTTATCAACATCAGCTGGTTCTGCAAGTCTTGCTCCAATCGTATCCCCAGTTTCTATGACATGAATCTTATCTATAAATAGATTAGAGAAGTAATCCTTACTTCTGTCATAAGTCACATTTGGGTTATTTGGAACCTCAACACCACAAGCTACCATTACTAAACCTAATACCATAATTGCCAATACTCTTGCTACATTTTTCATCATAATTTGACCTCCTCAAGTCGTTTAAAAATTAAATTAAGACATTCACCCTATGTGCTGTCTTCTATGTTTATAATATGTATTCATAAAAAGCAATTATGTTATTTGTGAAGTTCAACCATCTTATCTTTAAATACTATTACTCTGAATGTATTTAGATTTGCTTCTTCCACCGTAACATCTAAAGCAAATATAGGCTCTTCTTCTACATAAAACCCAAGTCCTGTAGTATCTTTATAAACTCTTGTATTATGAAGTCCTCTTATATCTACAGCAGATAGTGTAACATCAGCTTTAAATCTTTGAGAGTAGAAGAGTTTAACGTCTTCTACTCTTTCCTTTATAGACCTAGGTCTTTGCATTTCTTCTTTTCTTTTCTCAGCATATTTAAGTATAATATATGATATGCTTCCAAATATTATTATTGTAATAAGAAGTATTCTCAGTAAACGTTCTTTTGCTTTCTTCGTATTTGTAATATGAAACATTTCTAATCATCAACTCCTAAAAAACTACATCTAAGATATTTCTCATCTTAGTTACTTCTGCTAAATTGTCCACATGTTTTGTATACTTTTCAAAATTTGTTGCATAAGCTTCTAAGGCTCTTGCTCTAAAGTCCTTATCTTCCATAAACTTAGGGAAGAAGTCCTTTCTATAAAACTTATTATCCTTATCTCCTTTTAGGTATTTATATGAACCAGCATCTTCAAGAACTGAATGTATTGTCATCATATCTACCATTAAAGACATAAGTGGGTTAAATCCATAATTTGGGTCTGATACTATATTGAATTTAGTTGTGCTATCGTGCATAGCAAATCTTGACTTATATACAGTACATTCAACTGTCTTAGAGTTAGGAACTTTAAGTCCCAAATCATCTTCAAGCTTTTGAGCGTTTTCATATTTGTATTTATCAAGAACTATTCCAAATTCAGTTTCAAACTCAAGTTGTTTACCACCTGATATATTAACCTTAGCATTTAGTACAGAATATGACTTTTGCAAATACATTACATCTATTCCTATCTTTTCTCCCACATGTACTATTGCAAATAGCATTATATTTGCTTCAAGCATAAATGGTCTCATTTGTTCTAAAAACATTCCGTTTATATTATTTCTTCTTGCATGGAATGTATTTGAAGCTTCGTCTTTTATATCAAGTGCTTTTGAACGAAGTTGTGTCCAAGAGTCCACCACAAGTACAGTAGGTACAAACTTCTTAGTTGGCTCTCCGTCCATATTAACTGTATCATACATAAACTTATCAGGAGATTCAGTCTTAAGCTTATATAAATCCATTACAAGCTTAAATAGCCCTTCAATAGATGTATTAACTTTATGTCTATGTGTAATTCTTATAAGGTTATTTCTTATAGCGTCATTACCAAGTCCACAACATACTTGCATCCAGTCAGCTTCTAATCCTTCTTCAGGAGTAAAGTATTCTATCCAAGATGGCATACCTTTTTGTATAAAAGGACGAACTATATTACCAGCAACATTCATTGCAAATACAGATTTCCCTTTATGTGTAGTACCACCTATTGTAAATAGTACCCCATCTCTTAATCCTCTATTCTTTATTATTTCTCCTTCTTTAACTCTTGAAGGGTTATTTCTTCCCAAGAAGAAATCTACAGTTGTAAACCCTGTAGGATAGCAAACTCTATTCATATCGAAATTTGCTCTCTTTTCTCTTACCTTTTGATATTGCTTAAGTTCATTATCTAAATCAGAACTTATCTTCATTTCAAGTTCTGCCATTGCTTGTATTTCTTCTTCACTCATACCAAGTTCTTTTGCTTCTTTAAGTTCCATTATTTCACTCCTTGTTTAAAATCGCCAAGTATTTTATTTATCTCAATTCTCATCTTGTCATTTTCATTTATTGCCTTTATTATCTCCTGTAAATTTTGTACCATTCTATTTATCGCACGTTCATTTTCATCAGTTTGTAATTCCAGACAATCAGTTATCAAATAACTAGCTTTCTGTATGACATTAAAATTATTTACATCCATATCGTGGGTATAACCCTTTAAACTGACATAGTCGTAATCTGTACATTTATAAATCATTTCTTTTCACTCTCCATTTCAGATATACACTTATATACTTCTTTCATATTATCTTCTAAATTTAAAAGAGTGATATTGTTTGATGTAGCATTGTTTAGTATATTTGCAGTCCATCCCATTATAACATTTATAAACCTTTTAGTTCTATCATCAGTTGCAAACGCTGATAAATGTCTTTGAGAATACTCCATAATTCTAGCTGAGTTTTCTACAATACCACTATTCCCTTTAGTAAGTTCTACATTACGTGCTTTAACAAGTTCTAATTTTCCTTTTAAATAATCCATATTGTTCTCCTCCTTTAATTAAACTAATTGAGAGTTTTACAAAAAATAAGAAAATGTGGGTAATCCCACATTTTCCTTTAAACTATCTGTCCTCTTAATATTGCATCAGCTTCAGCTTTACTTAGTCCTAATGCTACCATATTATTAACTAACTTATTTCTATATGTCTTAGAATAATAAGATTTAGAACCACAGTATTCTCCTAAAGCACTATCATACGAATTATATTTCTTTAAGTATTTAAAATACCCTAGCATATATTTTATACTAACTCTAGGGTCTTTTTGTGATTCATGATTATATGGTGTCTTATAACCAAGTACCGATGTATGTATATATCTACCTGTACCTTCAACCATTTGTGCAAGTCCAGTAGCTGATGATTTCTTATTCTTAGCTCTTGCATAGAAATTAGATTCTCCTGATATTATTCCTAATATTACATACGGATTTACATTATATTTATCAGCTTCTTCAAATACATAATCTAAGAACTCATAATCAAGATAAGATACATCAGTTCCATAAGATTTAGCTTTAGCTATTATTATGTCGTATTTAACTATCTTATTTGATTTAGGCTTCTGTGCTGGTGTCTCTTCTTCCTCTATAACTATAGCGACTTCTTCCTCTTCTTTAGGTGTATCTATTTTATCCACTATCTTCTTCTCTATAAGTTTCTTCTTACCTAAAGCAAGTGGTGGAGAATCAGGTATTTTAAGAGTTCCTCTTATTATATCAGTCTCTACATCTTTATACACTTTAGGTGCAAATTCAATATGTTTTGATTTAGTATTACTAGGAACACTAAACTTCTCAGCTTCATATTTCTTTATGTCTATATCTTTCTTATCTTGTAATACCGGTACAGGTTTTACTTCTTTCTTAGCTGGTACTACAGCTGGTTTTGTATCCTTCTTAGGAGGAACAGGTTTATCTTCAGTTTTAACAGGTACAGTCGGTTTTACAACACTTCCCCAAGTCTTTTTAATATCATCACTTGTTCCAACTATCATTTTCTTATTTGTATTACTTACGACTTCTACTGAAGTTATTCTTTCAGATAGACTATCGTTTTCTTCTTTTGCAAGTTTAAGTTCATATCTTAAAGCTTCTACTTCTTCTCTTAATCTGTCTAATTCTTTTCCAGATGAATGTCTTGCTACCATATAAGCCATAATAAAATTCATAGCCATTATTATTAGCATAAATATTGATAGAGCTTTTAATACTCTTGCTTTCTTTGCATTTTTATTAGTTTCCATTTTCTAACCTCCCAATCACTTTATCATAATTCTCTTCTAAGTTTATAAATTCAGGGTCTATACCCATTCCGACATAACACGCAGTGATATACTTTAAAGCAACTTTACCTTCTTCTGGAGCTTCTGGTATATTAGTTCTACCAGTTCTTGATATATTAGAATAAGCTTCATTTTTGGCTATATCATTATCAGCTCTAAATGTATAGAATTCTTTAATAGTATTATCATATCCTGCTGCAAGAAGTTGTGCAACTTCCATATCTGAAACCCCAGCACCTTTTGATTGGTTTACAACTTGGTTTGATTTATCTCTCATAGTTGTAGTTTCAGCGTGTCTATTTTCACCTAGTGCTGTTTGCATAAGCTTTATTGTAGGAAGTCTTAATATCATTACTTTCTTATCTGATATTAAAGTTCCTATATCAGGGTCATCCATCATAAATGGTAGAGTAACCTTTTCTTCAAAGTTTCTACCAAGCACAGTCTTCATAGATTTAACTATGTCTTCTAGCTTGAAAGTTTGTTCAAGTGGAAGTACCTTAACTCTCATTACTCCACCTTTTACAAAGTCTATAAATTCCTTATCATCCATTGCATCAAAGTATAACTTATAATGATTATAATTTGGTGCATCTTTTACGTTTCCACCTTCTGCTATAAGAAGACCTTGTAATAGCTTTTCTTTACACTTTTCAATTTTGCTATTCGCCATTGTAAGTCCCTCCTAATCCATTCTTATTATTATATCGTATATTAAAACGATATGGAATCTTGAGAATGCTCTTGACCATTCTCTTCCTCTTATTTGATATTCCGATTTCATTTGTTCAGGGAAAGTATCATCAATACCTTTAGCACGATTCACAACAGAAACAAAGTTTCTTTTCATTGCTTCAAATGAAAGTGATGGTGCCTTTTCAGCATAGAAGTCTACTAGATAGTGACAATAGTTTATTACATCATTTAAGTGGTCAGCATATACTACTTTAAACTCTTCATAATAGTATAAGTTATTCGTTCTTTTAATTAAGTTCATATCAAGACCACGGTTTATCTTTTCAGATATTGAAGCTTTTAAAGACGCAATTTTAACAGTTTCATTCTCTACTGTAATATTAGTATCTTCATTCAATATGTCTTTTTGGTCATACATTCTCTCATTCTTGTATTGGTCATATAAATCTCTTACTCCACGCATATTAAGATTCATACGAGTTCTTATAGACATAAGAATATAGACAATTACATCATCTATTAAAAGCTCATCTTTTTTGAATTTAGTTTGAATGAAATCTTCTGCAACCGTTCTCATAACAGCCTTTACCATTCCTACAGAGCTACCTTCAGACTTAAGTAAATACTTTTGAGACATTACAGGTTTTCCATCTTTAACACCATACAAAATGAATCTCATTATACCCGGATTCAAACTACCGTTTTTCGTATAGTATTTATACATAAGTCCAGTTAAGAACTTAACACCTAAGAACTCCAAGAACTCTCTTTTACCTGTATGTAGAAACGACAGTAAAAGAGCAAGTGATAACGGGTCGTTGGGCGTATCCCAACCCAGCTTTAAAATTCTGTGAGTTCTTGCAAATGCTCTAAACTCTCCTTCATCTATATTATAGGCTTGTAAAAACTTTCTTCTTTCTCCGTTTCCAAACACTACAACTTCAAGAAGTGGAGTTGACAAGGCATCTGCGTTTCTTGTCATATAATCACTAATCAATTTTAAGACTTGTGGGTGATGTTTAGTGATACCAGTCCCACCGAAATATTCTGATATTTCTCTCGTAGCTTCACGAGGGTCATATACTTTAAGGTTTATATCTTCTGCTTTTTTATCTATATCTTTATCATTGAATTTCATTATAAGTCAGCTCCTTTCCTAGAAATTTGTTGATAAAGTGCTTGAAAACGAAAAATAAAGGCTGGGAAACCCCAGCCAAATTATTTTATTTTTTCTTTAAGCCTTTGAAAGCCCCACCTTTTATAGCGTCTTCTCCAGCTTCAGTTCTTGCATTTCCTCCACCGAATACAGATGCAAATTTAGGTGTTTGCACTGTACCGTGTGCAGTAAGTTTTGTTCCGAAGCTTTGAGGTTTTCTTATGTCAGTGAATACGCTTGTTATGTCATTCCCACTAACATAAGCAGAAGCTGCTGTTGTTGTAGGTACTACAGTTGCAGCGTCCAAATTTTCTCCAGTTAGCATATTGATTAAGTCTTTCGCAATATCTCTTTCTCCAGCTTCATATTGCATAGACATAAGTCTTGTAAACTTAACATCTTCATTTGTTAAAAGTCCAAATGCGTAGTCAAGTCCTACGAAACCTTTGTACTCAACAGCACCAGTTCCGTTGTTTGCAACATCTGAAAGACATCTTGCTGGAATTTCCCAGTATTTTAAATCAAGCATAAGTTGATGTAAGTCTCTCATAGTTTCAAAAGTTCTCTTAAGAACTTCATCAACAGATACCTTTTGTCCAGTAATATCATCTGGTGACGCGAAATCTGGTTGGAAAAATGTTGCACTGTATTTACCAGTGTTTTCATTTTTGTCGATACCATATACAGTACCTTCCAATTCTAAGACTCTGTCGAAAAGTCTATACTTTCTAGTTTCTCTACGAATGAATCCTCTTGAAGATTCAAAATCGTAGACTTTTCCATTCACATCAACCTTTGGTGTAAGACCGATGTCTAATTGAGAACTCTTTGCATTCTCAATAATGTCATTTACCTTTTCCGAAATACTACCAATTACCACTCTTCCTTGTGGCTTCTTTACGATGAATTTGTTCATAATCTTTTCCTCCTTAAATTTGATTTTTTATTATTGTAGTTCGTTGCTACACTGATATAATATATATTAAAAAATACTAATGTTGCAAGTATCCTCTAAGAACACTCTTTCAGCTTCTTTCAAAGCCTTAAGTTTTGCAGAAAGGACTGCCGGTGAATTCCATATAGATGGAAGTTCATTTTCAGCATATTGTTTTCCAACTTTAAGTTTTTCCATATCTTCTTTAAGTCTTTGCTTACATCTTTCAACAATAGTTTTCTTAACCTTAATATATTGCTTATCAGATTCATATAATAATTCCATAGGTACACTAAACACAGAACCCTCATAAATAGTCTCAAAAGTATCCATTATCTTAAGCTCTACTTCCTTTGGAGATATTATAAATCTACTTCCTCTTCCTACATTCTTTTTAAGCTTATTATTAAAGTCAGTTATATTAGATAGTATAAGAGCAACGAATTCGGAACATATAAAAGAAGTTTGATTTTTGTAACTTGTTATTCTTTTATGTGGTAACCACTTTACAAATCTTGATAACTTCCCAAATGAATAATCTATTCTTTTATAATTCATTTTGAATTGCTCAATATTATATACCATCTTCTCATAGATATCTATAGGAATATATCTACGAGTTATTTTCATCTCTTTATTTCTCCATCTATCAGGAAATTCAAATATAGACTCAACTGCAACTCCATAGTTCTTAGATGTAGTTCCCATAGATACAGTTTCATAATAGTTCATAGCAATGGTTGCATGTGAGTATTTTGAGTTTGTAAATCCCATTATTATTTTAGACATTAAGCTATCTCCTGATGTAAGTATTACATATATAGGAACCATACCTTTTTCAGTTGCAGCTTCTGAATACAGTGTAGTCTTTTTGATAGGATTAAAAAGCTCAGACTCAGCTATCATCTTTAATATATCACTCATTTGGTCTTCACCTCATCTATAGTCTTATACTTAAGTATATCATCTAATTCTTTCTCTTCTAATTTAATTCTATCATGTGCATCTTTATACCTTTCATGTATACACTTTCTATCGAAAGCCTTTATCCAGTCATTTATAACATGTGAATCTAAATACTCTTCTCCAAGAATAGCTTTAGCTATTATATACAGCATAGATTCATCTTTATTTCTTTTTGCGAATAAATCGTAGTTCAATTTAGCTCCAGTAGCGTAGTATATTTCTAAAGTGTCATAATTTTTACTATCTAAAGCATTCATGCCAAGCATAATACCATTATCTGTAACATAGTACACGATACCATCATAATCTCTTGCTATATATGCAGAATAAGCTCCGTTATTGTTTTCTAGTACAAAGCAAGGAAAGTTTACATTCCTAAGTTTAGGGTCTACTTTTGGACCACTAAAGAAACCTTCACTATATAAAGCGAAATCAATTCTTGGTGGTATAACCACCCTACCATTTTTCTTCATAAGCTTTTGTATAGTTATCATTGTAGATTCAAGTGCTTTAACTTCTCTTTCTCCTTCTACTTGTACATAGTTGAAATTGTAGTTATCAAGTATCTCTTTAAAGATAGCAATATTCTTCTTTCTATCCTTTAAGAAGTGTGGACTCATATTAGGATTATCAAGTCCATCTTTTCCTGATATAATAAGATTTAATGGTCTTACAAATATATCAGGTATATGGTTTAGATTCTTACCTTCAAATCTATAAGGTATTACAACACTTGCTGGTGCTTCAATATCTTCTGAAGTATATCCAGCACCGTCTAAATACTCAAGTATTTGATATTCTATGTTAGATAGAACTATCTTTCTACCCCCATCTTTAAATGTATAAGTCTTAGCTATACCTCTATTTGCCATAAGTTTATCTTTTTGAAACTCAGGAATACTTGCAAGATTTGTAGTACCATACTTATCAAGAACTCTTTTATTTCTTATCTCTACATATTTCTTAACACAAGCATCTGAGCAAAATCTATCATATCTTCCTTTCTCTTCGTTCCAAGAAGTAGGCTTCTTACAGATAACACAATTACCTATATTCTTCCTATATTTATTTCTTTCATGAAACGCTTTTTGTTTCTCAGTCATAGTTCTTCTCCTTTCGGTAAACCTTTATTTCTTACAAAAATGTTCCAAAACACCACGATAAAGGGATGTTTTAAAGATAGGAGGTGTAATATGAAAGTTGTAAAGACCGATGTTTTAAATCTTAAGTCTGTTATAGAAACCCCTATGAGACTATCTGAATTTAATACAAATGAAAGATATGAAGATATAAGAAGTGTAGTAAACTTTTTAATAAATCTGATACTTATGGTTCCGGGTACTATACCGGAAATGCCTAAAATGGGTTATAACTTACATTCAAGAAGACACTTCATTATGAACTCAAAAGAACTTGCAAGACAGCAAATGGATTTACAAGAACAAATATCATCATATTGTGATTATCCAGTTGTGTCTGATGTATCTTTATATCCAATAAGTGATGAGATAACCGGAGACCAATCTATATCAGTTATTGAGATAACTCTTATAACTGGAGAAAAGGTACAGTTATTTGATGATGGATATGATACACAAGTCAGTGTAAATATAGTTGATGGTAAAAACTTTTTTAAATAGACAAGGAGGAATTATAAATGGAAAACAAAATGAGCTTAGCGGAATTTTCTAAAACATTAGGACAAAATGAAATACCTGATGTACCAAAAGGACCTAGTTTAACAGAACTTGCGTCTACACCAGTAAATGAGGAGTATACACCTGCACAACCTGTGCAACCAACAGAAGTAAATGTAGATACACAACCTGTACCTAATAAAAGACATATTGAAGTAATTGATATTTCTGAAGCAAGAGCACTTACTTTAAATATGCAAAGAACTGCACAAGAACAAGGTTCAGAAAGAGGTATAATACCAAATCTTGACCAAGATGAAGTAAAGAAGATAAATGACGCTTTAGATACAGGACTTGAAGATTACATGGCTTATACAGAGAAAGATAGAAATGAAGCTGTAGAAGTATTAAGAAGACACGGGTATACAGATGAAGAAATAGATGAAATACCTTATATAAAGCTTCTTGATATTGCAAGAGCTGTTAAAGCTGATGAAGCTGAAGGTACAGTTGGAGATATGAGACATACTGTCCAAGAAGATGGTACTATTGCTGAAAATGCTATGGATAAATTAGTTGATAATAAAATAGATGATACAGTAGTTGTAGAAACTGCAGTTAAATCTGAAGTAATTGAAGCTCCGACTCAACCACAACCACAACCACAAGTAGCTCCTAAAGTGATTGATAAAGATGAAGAGTTTACAAGAGAACCTTCTCTTGCTGAAGTTATAGGAGATAAAAGCATTTATGTTAAATACTCAGAAAAGCCTTTAAACTCTTATAAAAGAGCAAAGGAAAATAAAGTTAAGAAATTACTATCAAGACAAAAAAGAGGAAACTCTGTCGAAGTATATTTACCTAACTCAAACTTGAAGCTTAATGTATTTGAAATACATCAACCTGCAATAATTACTGAAATTGTAAGACTTACTCAAATGAGTCAAGATATAATGATTAAGAAAAGAGTAGTTGAAGCTATACTTGAAAGAAGTACACCATTATGTGCTGACGGAGAAGATATAACTACAGATGCTTTAATGAACTATATATCTTATGATGATTTATCTTATATCTATCTTGCAGTAGCAGCAGCTAATGCTATACAAGAAGTACCATACGGAGTTGAATGTACAACTTGTGGAACTAAAGGAACTATTAAGCTTGATATTAAAAAGCAATTCATAAAGGCTATGCAAGAGATAGATGACACACTTAAACTATCGTACAAAGAGTCTGATGACTTTGAAACTTGTATTGCAAAATCTTTAGCTAATAAGATAATAGAAGTTAAGGATAAAGATGCAAGAGTTGTTATAACTTTAAATAACCCATCACTACTATCCAATATAGCATTAGGAGAAGCTATTAAATCTTATGTGTGTGAAACATTCGCACAACTTATACCAGAAGCTTTAAAATATCAATCTATTGATACTAAGTTTGATTTCGTGTACAATTTACAAAATCCAGATGTTGTTAAAACTATATCTGCTTGTATACTACTTTCTTATATTAATAAGATAGATACATATACATTTGAAGGAAATGATAAGAACTGGGATAGTGAAGAGTTCTTAGAAGAATCTTATGATGCTAATGTTGATGGAGTAGATGTAATGGTGGAAGCAATGCTGTCTTTAGAGGAAACTACTTCTAAAGTAATTGAAAAGACTATAGAAGATGAGTTTGTAAAAGAAAGAATAAATATAACTACAGGAAACTGGACTTGTGCTTCTCAAACTTGTAAGGCTTTAAACAATACGAGGGTTGAGGGTTTAGAGCTGTTGATTCTTTCTTTATACAACAAGATGGAGACAAACATGTAGGATTTCTTCATAATATTGTGATTATCCTTGAAGGTAAATACTCTTATCAAGAAATCGCAGATATGCCAATGTCTGAGATAGAAATACTTCTAAAGCATAACTCTGAATTCGTAAAGATGAGAGATAAGATGATGGAAGAGCAAAGAGATAAAATCGAAAAGGATAGAAATAAAAGAAAGAATTCTGTTTCAAATCCGGTATACTATTTATAGAAGATGTGATATGGTGTGGCACAACGCCACACCTATCTTCTTATTAATCCATTTTAAAGTGACAACGCGAACACGCACAAACGATTTCTAATAAAATATTAGTTATTCAATACCTCTAATTACGTATTGAAAGGAGTATACAGAATGGTAACATTTGAGGGGTTCCATTCTGTAGTATTTATGTATTCAAAATCTATTTAATTACTGCGACACGCACGTATGATATTATTTGATTATACCTACTAGCTATGTTAGTGAATTTTAAAAATAAAGCAAGAGACGTGCTGGGGTTTCCCCCAGCACTTGGTTCCGTAATGAATCGATATTCAATAGAATATCAACGCAATTAGTAAATAAGACACTTACATTGTGAAATTGAATAAGAATTGTCTACACAATCCTTCTACATATTATGTTACTGGAATTAAGGAAAAGGAGTTGGTGGCAACCGCCACCAACATGCAAAAAATAAAATTGATTTTACTACATAGTAAGACACTTACAAAATCGACTGATATAAAAATGGTCGATTAACAGGTAGGACACAAAAATTCTAAAGAATTATGTGCTTTATTACTACTAATGTTACCGAATTTATATACACGTTAAAGACAGCCCATCTGAACTATCAAGCTTTACTATTTCTTCAAATTTCACATTTATCTCTTTATTAAAGTCATCTACAGATGTATGAGCCTCGTATGTATCAAGAAGTAATTGGACATAATGGCATATCTCATTTATTCTTTTAATACAAGTTTCTTCAATAGCTGATTCTATATTATGGTCAGGTACACCTTTATGTATTCTTACCTTATACATAAGCTCATCAAAAGCAAATATGAATACACGTGCGTTATTTACATCTGGGTGCGAAGCTAGACTATCAAGAGTTAATACACTGTCGACTACAGACTTTTCTGTATCCTTATCAGATAAGTCAGCTATTAAGATATTAATGTCAAATAGCTCATATCCTTTACCTCTTAGCTTATGAGAAGCTCTATACCTTTGTATAATAGTTCTATCAGCTTTCCACCCTGTAGATAACTTAAGTAAGTTTAAATCAGGGTTCTTAAACGATATAAGCTCATTTTCCGTTCTCACTCTTATAACTATATCATCTTCAATAGGTGCTCCAGCATATATACCTCTATCGGTAGATACTTTGAATTTCTTACCTTTATATATACGTGATATTCCCTCTTTAATATTATCTAAGAATATCTCTTTATCATTACCTTTAATATACTTACCATTTCCTAGTATATCAATATTTAATATAACCTTAGCTTTCATTATATTCCTCCTTAATAGTATTTAATTAATATAAAGTTTTAAATAAAAATTATCTCAAAAAAATTTTTTAAAAATAAATAACTAATATGTAGAAATGAAAAACACTTCGTTTAACAACGACGTGAATCGGAGCTTCGAGTTCGTGAGAACGAGAAGACGCGAGCGGAAGACGAGCGAAGCAGCCGAAAGGCGGCAGAGTGCTCCGGATTTATAGGCAGGCGTCAAGCCGGTAGTCCGAAATCCGAGCGACGAAGTGCTTTACGAAAACAAAGGGACTAGCCGTGCAAATAATAAAATAAAATAAAAAATCGTCTTTGTATATCTAATATCTAATATATAATTAGTATATAACTAATAATAAAATAATTGTATTACTATACTATAATTAATACTATATAATATAATATAATAGTAATATAACTAATAATAAAATAAGATATATAATATACTACTATATAATATAATTAATACTATACTAAGATAACTAATATAATAGTATAATAATACTAATAAAGAATCTAAATATAAATTAAGTAAATTCTAATTTCACCAAAATAATAATTGAAATTTTTCATTTTAACTAATGATCTCCAATTAATTATAGTTTGTACTACATACATGTAAGTGTCTTAATTATTCCTTATTTAGTTTATATTGATTCTTTTAATAGAATATAAATTTGAGAAAAGAATATACTGGGGATTATCCCCAGTATAAATCTTTATTTCTTATTATCATATATAGAAGTAGCTTTAGTAAGTTTAATAGCTAATTTCCTAATATAAGTATCTAAATTAAATCCTAATGTATTAAATGATTTAGATATAATATTATGGTAGCTATCTGGTAATACTTGAAATACATCATTGTAATTATTGTCTTTATGCTGACGTTTATAGTAAAATAGATAAGTATTGACAAATGGAGTATTATTAACAGATTTAAAACAAAACCAAGTCAAGATGACTCTAAATAGCTCATTTAATTCCGCGTCGATTTGCCGATTTCCGTGCGAATCTTGATACACCATTCCGTTCACTTGCACCCAATCATCTTTATACGAATTAATCTCATCTATAGGATATTTAATAGATTTATCCTTATCATCTCTTACTATTCTAATATCAAGTCTATTATATAAATCTTCCCAATCACTAAAGTGTGTAGTCTTTATATAATTAAGAAATCTATTATACATCTTTGAATCTTTGAAAAGTAATTTATATTCTTCTCTTGGAACTTTATAAGCAATAAGCATATTATTACCTCCTTATAGTATTCTAAATATAAGTTAATTTTGAAACTATGACAAACACGATTGTATAACGAGCTTTGTGTATAAAGGAGATGATTTATATGCAATTAATATCAAAAAATAACGTTTATTACTCACCAAATAACACTTCATCTGAAATCGTATTTCAAGACGGAGCATTAAAGATTACAGCTGGAGCAATGAGGGAGATAGTAAATTCACTTGTGTCAAATGGTTACGATAATACTTTAAACGAAATTAAAGATAGTGTATCGAAATCAGAACTTTTAGCAAAAGACATTGAGCTTAGACACAATATGCTTGGAAAAAGAAATTAAGGAGGATTAGATGCACTATTTATCAAAGTTTTTAAATCCTAGTACAGAATACCAATTATTATACTACAATTTAATTAAGTTATCTTTATTTTTCTATTTAGGAATACTTGTATCTAAAAACCTTACACTGCTTGAAGGAGATAATGATAGTCCACTTATAGATAGGGTACTTAAGATATTAAATTGGGGATTTTTTGGGTTCTTAATAGGTTATATAATTCTTAAGTGGGTGAAGATTTAATGGAGAAGATAGACTTATTTACAAGTACAAATATAATTACAGAAAGGTCTAAGATGGATTTTGATTATAGATTTTATGTATCTATTATGGGTATTAAAGTAGCTGATAAACAAATACTTTCGTATGTAAATGATAGAGACTTTGAAAACTATATGTATCCAAAAAGAATTCTTACTGTACTTTTATTTGCAAAAGACTATTATGAAATATTATCTAAAGTAACTCCAGATAAACCTTTTGTACCCGTTACTATGCAAATTAAGATAACTCCAACTCAAAAGGACTTAGGAGGAGTTGTTACAGCTTCTTATCTTACTGGAGAGTATACTGGTATGCTTGATAAGACTAAAGTATCTAAAGATATATTAAAGGAGACAAAGCAAAGTACAACTGCTGATGTAAGTTTAGGTAATCTATATAGACTTAATATAGCTCTATTTGATTTAGATGATTTAAACTTTACAAAAGAAGGTACAATATCAGGTAACTTCGGTAGTGGTAAGAAAGTAGATGATTTAATTAAACACGCTTTCACTGTATGTAAAGGAAAGAATAAGTGTAAACTTGCAATAGCAAAACCAGATAACAAGAATCCTTTAAAGAACTGTATAGTATCTTCTCAAGGATTTTTAGATTTCTTAAAGTTTATAGATACTGAATATGGTGTATATACTTCAAATTATCATGTGTATTTAGAAAACGGTACTTGTTATATATTAAACCCTGAAAAGACGGATACTGGAATGAATAAAGAGGTTGAAGGTACATTTGATGATAAGATAGATATACAAGTATTTAGAAATGTAAATGTACCTATAAACTTATACGGTATATCTTTAAAAGAAGACCATTATAGTTATTCTGTATTTAGAAATAACTTGGTTGAAGAAGATATATCTGTAGGAGCTATGATGAGACCGGTTGAGATGACAATTAACTCATCAGGACAGTTATCTAAATCAAAAGAGTCTGATAAGAAAAAAGAAACTATATCTCCAACTGTAAAGGTTAATGCTGGAAGAACTAGAGGAGTTACTAAAGAGAATAGAAACCCTAAGTTTCAAGCAAAAGTAATATTAGATGATGTACCAGTTCATGTAATGCCTTATACTGTAGTACATTATATGAACGATAACTTACAAGGAGATTGTATGATATCAAGATGTACTAATATATTTACAAAGGGTAAATGTGTTACTGAACTTTTTATAAAGTCTTATGAGCCTTTAATGGAGTATAAGGTTGCTGAAAGTCAAAAAGGAAATAACCCTGATAAAACTGAAAATCAAGAAAAATAGGAGGAATTTAAAATGCTTAAAAATGAAAGATTTACTTTACTTGTGGGAAGTAAGCAAGTTGAAGAAAGAAATGAATATGCTTTCTCTGTAGTATATTCAAATGATGAAAATGGATTACCAGCTTATATGTATCAAGAGGTAGAAGGAATACTTGCAAAAAATATGAACTTACCTGAAAGAGCTGAAGAAGTTATAAGAAAGACTTTGGATGCTTCAATAGAAGGTACGGGAAAAGGAGTAATCTATATTACAGACTTTAATTACTCAAATGATTTAACTGTATCTAAATATGCACCTATTATACTTAATAAGCTATCTGGAGCTACTGTTATGGATAAAGAAGCTTTTAGTAATAGACCTTGGTCTGATATATTAAAAGAGTTCCACATAAAAGATGTAACTGTAGTAAGAGATATGTCTACAATGATATATGGTATAAGAGACGCTGTAAGAATAGAGTTTGATAGTGACGGTTGCAGACTTGCAAATCTTGAAGAAGATACACCATCAAAACTTACTTATGTAAATCTACTTGCTAAATTCTTTAAGATAGCTAAAGATGCTATATTCGTATAAAAAAAAAAATAAAGAAGAAGAATAAGCAACTTATATATAATATTTATATATAATATGACCGGAAAATTAATTGTAATGCGACACGCACTGTTGCTTACTCTTCTTCACGATTATAATATATAATTCAATATAGTAATCGTGTAAAAACATTTAAAGTAGGTAACTTCTGTTGTACTTGTGGACACCTCAGTTTCATAGAAGTTCCTCCTTTGATAATGAAGATATATAATACAGTGGGATTTATTGTGGGGATAATCCCCACAATATTTTCTTTATTTCGCTAACATCTTTATGATAAATAATGCGTAATACCTACCGATTATATTTTCAAAAGATGTTGTTCTTATTCCTTACTTAAATATTATTTTGATTGCTACGGTATAGTCGGTGTTCGTTTTCCAAGAAGAAATATACTCTCCCGTAATGGGAGAGTATATTATCCGTTTATTAAATCTAAAAGTTCATTTGATACTTTAATTTCTCCACGTCCTGCTGTATCAATTACAGACTCATAATCATTAAATACGAATTTTTGTTCGTATTCTCTGTAGTCGTTATGTAATAGCATATTTATGTATATCTTTACATCAAATGATTTATGTATCATATCTTTATCAAGAAGTTTAACAAGTAACTCTTTACCATAAGATATTCCAACCTTTTCGGAAGACGTATATTTAGTAGCTTGAGTTATATCGTTATTCTCTCTTATTACTATAAAGAAAGCTTTCTTAAAGCTTATATTGTTTTTAACAAGCCAGTTTATAAATGAATGCCATTCATCTAGTAAATATATTAAAGATATAATATCATTCTTACCTTCAAAGAAGATAAGCTCATGTACTTGCTTAGTAAATACTATACCATCTTCATTTATATAAGTATCATTTATTCTATCTACTTCTATCTCTCCCGGATGCTCTATTATGACTCTAGGTTTCATTATAGGAGCGTGTGGATATCTTTCCTTAGGAATTATCCAATATAGTCTAGGAGCGTTAAATCTAACGTTTAAAAGCCTATGAACGATATATGCTCCTATTACATAGTCTTGCTCATTATCAGTTCTTAAATCAGATTGAGAAAATGATATAAGTATCTCCATAGGAATACGAATATGTATACGCTCAATTTGATTCATAAGTGCAAGTTCTCTTGATAACTTTACAGGAGACCTTTCTTGCATGTGCTTCATAACAGCATCTAAATCAGTCTTATCAAGTCCAAATGTTTCACACCATACATTAAATATTGTATCAGATAAAGGAAACTTAACTTCAGCAAATATAGAGTATTCTTTATCTTTCTCAAATAAAGTATCCCAAGCTTTCTTAGCTGTAGTCTGAAGAGCATAAGTTTCTTCAACTAAAGCTACATCGCAGTTAAGCTCGGTATCACTCCATTGCAAAGCAACTTCCAAGTTCTTAGTTAAATCAGCTTTATCACTATTCTCAAATAAAGTATCAGATACAAGTCTTGGGTCGATGTATTGTACTGGTGTTGTAAGAGGAGAAGAAGATAAAGCTCTTTCTGTAGGCTCATAATCAGCCACATAAGATAAACTCATTGTGGGGTGAGTTCTCTCAAGTATACTTCTTGGGTGCCTACCTCTAAACTTAGTTTGAGCGAATGCTTCTAGGTTAGTAACTATAGAATCATTTATCTTTCTTTGCATCATAAGTTCTAAGTAATATTTCATGTATGAATTAACGATATATGCAACTGAGTCATTAAACTCAGCAGTTTCTGTAAATATGAGAAATTCTTTTCTTATAGGTTCATTCATTATTTATCCCTCCTTAAATTTCTAAGAAAATGTTTGTAAAGGGGCTGTTTTGAAACACTTTTATGTAGTGGGCTGAAAGGAGAGGATGCAAATGCTACAGTTTTTTGGTAGAATATTTAGTGGTATTTTAGGCTTGTTTGGAAAGAAAATGGACAACGATAAAGCTCGTAACGATAATGCTACTGAGATAAAGAAAGCTGAAATTGAAAGTCCTGATAAGGTTGTTAGAAGAAACAAATATCACATATTCATGATTATCATGATAATTATTATTTCAGAAGCATTTGGTGTAAGACTTGCTATACTTCGTTTCCTGAATATAGACCCGACATTAATAAATTTTGAGAAAATATTGAATGTACTAATAGAAATATTATCTTCTGCCTTCGTTGGTTCTTAAGACTCACAGGTAGAAGATAATAGCCCACTTATCTAAATTAAAGGAGGATAATATGAATCAATTAAAGAATTTAAAATCATGGATGATAGGAAGACAACAATATCGTCTTAATGTCAAGCCATTTAATATGTATACAAATGTATTTCCTTTGGTTGATAAACCATATCAATTTGACGCTGTTTTAGAAGATATACTTGTAAACTTTAATAAGATAGCACTAGAGCAAACTTATTGCTTTTATCAACCAAGAATGCTTATGAAGAAGATAGCAAATATCACAATAAGACAAAAGTATAACTTTAATGCAATAAGACATAGAATACAATCAAAGTTTAAATTTATTAAAAACTTTAAGTTTGATTGGCACTTATTTAGAAACTATAACTTTATTACTAACTCAGAAGGAATGATGAGTGTAATAAGAGATAAGCTTCCAATGAAGAATGATGAAAGGTTTTTATCGTTTATGGATAGTATATTTGATGAGATTAAGTCTTATGAGACTTATAATCAAAGATACATACTTGTACCACTTGATTATGTAAAGATACCACTATCTAAAGGTAAGTATACTCCATTTATATATAAAGATAGAACTCAATCTATGGCTGCACTTTTGCTATGCTATTTAAAACTATTCCCACAAAAGTTTATAGAGAATATGAAAGCTTCTAAAGCAAATATAGTATTCTATACTAAAAATGGAATATTTAGACTGTCTGCTCTTGATGTTGAAGAAACTGTAATAGTTGGGTATGCTGAAGGAATAAGATTTGAGAAAAGAGAAATTGGAAGATTATATGGAGAATGTCAAAATCCTGCAATATCTGATGTATTTAATACATTATATTCAGAAGCATATACAGTTAAAGAAGATAAGCTAATTGACGCAACTTTAGTTGCACTTCGTAAACTTCGTGGAGAAGGTTTCCTTGCTGAAGACATGATAGATGATGACGAAAGATATTATGATGATAATGAGCAAGATTTACACGGTCTTGAAAGAGAGGAAGACTTAGATATACAAGAGAAAGTAAATGAAAGAGATGAAGACCTTGCAAACGCTATAGGAGAGGCTATAAAAGATGACGCGGTAGACCAAGCTGAAACTGAGGAGATACTTCGTATTATATCTCCTGCATTTGATAAGAAGAAAGATAAGGTAGTTGTAGGAACTGATGAGAACGGACAGCTTGATACTATGAGAGTTCGTGAGCTTAAAACTACTAAGCAAAATGCAGAAAATATTAAAGACCAAGTTGCGTCGCGTGTTGCAGCAAAATTAACTGATGAGAAGTCATCTGATGAAGAAATAGAACTTGCTGAATCTATTGGTAGGTCTATAGTTGGTTCTAAGGTTAAAGCTGATGATATAGTATCTCACGTAAAGGCAATGAAAGATGTAAAACTTGCAAGAACTAAGGTTTACAATGCAAAGGAAAAAAGATATCTTTCTAAGATAAAACAAAGTGAAACTGTTGAAGATGAACTTAAATCAGTTGAGAGCTTACAGCTTGAATCTACTACATTTGGAGAAGTAGAAGCTCTTGATGATATAGGAGAAAATAAGTTCGTAAACTTTAATAAGACATATAAATCTAAAGTAAGAGAAAAGGATATAACTTCAGTTGCTAATCACTTCTCTAAGGTTAAAGACTTCCCTATGTATTCACAAGGTACTAAGGAAGAAGACGCATCAGATAAGTTCAATGCAAGAACTGTACTTAAAATGCCTTTCCGTGACCCTGAAGGAAAGCAGCACAATATAAATGTATATTTACCTAAGATAGTAAATGGTAATAAGATGCTTATAAATGGTACTTGGCTTGAAATGCAAAATCAAAGAATAGTAAAACCTGTGGTTAAATTCGGAGATAGCGTTATGATGAGCTTTAACTACAATAAAGCATTTATGGAACTATCAGGAAAGTATATTACAAGATATGAAAGCTTATATGCTAGATGGTATGCAAAACTTGAAAAAGAAAATATGCTTGATAAGGTTAAGTATACTAAGTTTGGAAGAGTTGAAGAAAAGGAAGAGATATCTAAAACTATAGAGTTTGAAAGAATATCTAAGATAATAAAGGCTATATATAAAGATGAAAAGAACTATATATTCTTCTCATCAGAAGATGCTATAAAGGTATTTGGAGATGACTATGATACTAAAGAGTATCAAACTATAGGACTTCTTGATAATAAGCCTATACATCTTATAAAGGCACTTGATATGATTGAATCTCCAGATAAGGACAAAGTTCCATCCGGTTCAGTTGGAGACTTCGTAAGAGCATTCCTTGATTACGTAGAAGAAACTAAAGAAACTCTTGATGTATTAAATGGTATAAATAAAGATGGTACAGTTGCTTACTCTATTATGAAGATAATGTCAAGAAAGATACCTACAATACTAATACTATCATATACAAATGGACTTGACGAGGTTTTAGATAGAACTGGAGTTGATTATGAGCTTATATTTGATAAGAAACCTAGAATAGATGTATTGCATGAAGATATAATAGCATTTAAAGATTGCTATTTAAAATACTCAACTAATAGTATTGAGCACTTAGTTCTATTCTCAGGACTTAATAGTTATGACTTAACTCCATATAAGTTTTCTGATTTCTGTGACCCTAATAAAGGAATAGTTGCTGAAATTATTGCATCTATTGGAAATGGTAACTTACCTCTATATATTACATCATTTGAAATGCTATTTGTAGACCCTATTAATAAAGACGTCTTAGAGCACTATAATTTACCTACTACATTTATAGATGTCTTATTATACGCAAATATGCTTCTTGCTACAGATATAAAACAAAAGGACTCAGATATGAGACTTTATAGAATAAGAAATGAAGAAATAATACCAGCTGTTACTTATAAGGTACTGGCTGATGCTTATGCTGATTATCACATAGCAAAGAAGAGAGGTTCTACAGTTGCTAAGTTTGAAGTACCTAAAGACGCTGTAATGAAAGCTATATTTGAACAAGCTAACGTTCAAACATATTCAGTTGTAAATCCTATGGTATCTGCTGATAGTTTAACTAAGATGACAACTAAAGGGTTATCAGGACTTAACCTTGATAGAGGATATACTTTAGAGAAGAGACTTGTTGACCCAAGCTCAGCGGGAACTAGAGCGATGCCATCTGTATATTCAGGAGCTGTAGGAATAGTACAAAGAACGTCTATTGACCCTAATATAGTTTCGCCTCGTGGATACTTAGTTGTAGAAGAAGATGAAGATAAAGTTAATAAGCTGTCTGCAAAGCAAATGCTGTCTCCAACTGAGCTTATGACTCCGGGTACAACTAATAAAGATGACTCTCAAAGAGTATATATGAATATGCAACAAAAGGGACACATGCAAGGTATTATGCACCCTACTATAAATAATGTATCTAATGGATATGATGAGATGATAGGACATCAAGCTCAAGAGTTCTGTCATTATATGGAAAAAGATGGAGTTATAACTGATATAACAGAAGACTTCGTATTCGTTAAATATAATGATGGTACAGATGACGCTTTTCGTCTTTCAAATACAGAAAGACATAGTGCTAAGGCAAAATACATAGCAAATGATATGAAGCTTATGAAGAATGTAAGAAAGGGTGCTAAACTTAAAGCTAATGACCCTATAGCTTATAATGAGTACATGTTTAAAGAGTTTGATGGTAAACCTATAATGTGTACAGGAACTCATCTTTATGTCGCTATGATGTCTATGCCTGAGGATTATGAAGATGCTACGGTTCTTTCAGAATCAGCAACTGAAAAACTTGCTTCTTGGGTATCAAAGCCTAAGACAATAGTTGTATCTAAAGATACCATAATAGATAAGGCTGTAACTGAGCTTCGTGGTGGAGTATCAGCAAACGATATACTATTTTCATATATGCTTATGAGTGGAGACAGTGCATTAAATGACTTACTTGGTAATAGCACTTCAGCTATTGATAAGAGTTTGATGATGGAAAAGAAAGCTGGAGTATCAGGAGTAGTACACGAAATAAATGTATATTACTCTTGTGATAAATCAACTATGTCTCCATCTCTTAGAAGGTTTGTAGATGCTGTTGAAGAAACTTATAGACAAAGAGGAGAAGGTAAATTAAAAGAATTAAATGTAGATAGATTCAAGAAAGAATTCTTAGATAGAACTCCTACTAAGACAATGGAAGGTGTTAAGGTTGCTAATAGAAAGATAAGAAAAGATGACGTTATAATAGAATACATTATTCGTTCTTATTCTAAAGTATCTCACTCAGATAAGGTTACATACTTTAATGCACTTAAAGGGGAAACTTCTAAGATATTACCTGATAATAGAATGCCAGTTGGAGTAGAAACTGGAATAAGGGTTGACGCTATGATGTCTCCTGTATCTCCAGCAAAAAGAAAGGTTATGTCTATAATAGAAGCTGGATGTTTAGAAAGATTAATATACGAACTTTTAGAAGATTGTAAAAAAGAGTTAGGTATTAAATAAACATAGCTGTAGGTAAAAACATACTGAAAAAAAAAATTCCGACTAATAAAAAATATGTAAATGTGCGTGTCGCATTCCAATAACTATATTGCCAAAATTAGATAAATAATTTCATAATTTTGACTTCTTTAAAGATTTTATAAACAAAAAAGAATATCCTGCCATTCGGGCAGGATATTTTACTTTATTATATCTTTAATCATTGTATCAATTACTTCCATATTATCTTTATTGGAAATAAGCTTGACATAATATCTATCATCTAAATTCTTTAGAATATAATCCTTCTTAATGGAGTGTAAGTATTTATATACTTCCTTTTGTTGTGAGAACTCAGCTAGTCTCATAGCTTTTTTAATTACTTCAAACCAAATACTATCCGTATCCCCTAGTCCTCTTTGAAAGAAATCTCCAGTTAATGAATCGTAGTAAAATACTATCTTTCCTATATTCCAAGTACAAGTAGATTTCCTTTTACATACAAACTCTATATACTTTGATAGCTTGGTGTTTAAAAGCTCTGACGATACCCATAAAGCGTCGTGAACTACTTCGATGATATCTTTATCCTGTAAGTTATTGATACTCTTAAAACGAAGCACACAGCGTTTAACAAAGTCTCTGTATTCTTGTGATAAACCTTCGTTGTCTCTCATCATTTTACCGACAAAGACTTGACGCTCCATTCTAGGAGCATCATATAGTCTTTTATAAGTATCATCATCTATTATATTTAGGGTTCTTAAAACTGATATATTACACTTTCTTATATCATATTCATAAGCTTCTAGTTTCCTAAACATAATAAACTCCTTTAATCAATATCATCAATATCTTTAGTTTGTATGCTATCAAAGTCATATTCTTCATTTAAAAGCTTTTCTACATCAACTTGCATAGTTTCAGCTATCTTGAAGATATGCTTTACTTCATCTTGTGGAAGAAGTCTTTTGAAAGTATCTTTAAAGTCTTGAGCTATGGTATCTTCGCAATCTCCATCATACATCACATGAAATATCATAGTAGCAAACTCTCTTGGGTGTTCACTTATAGCGACACTGATATTATGAAGCAATGTGAAGTTTAACTCTTCATCTTTTAATACATCTACAAAAGATGATATTCTATCAGAATAAGTTACATTCTCTTCATCTTCACGCTTCATAAGAATAGATTCAAATACCACTATAGCTTTATCATCTTCAATACTTGCTACATAAACTATAGGTCTTTTAATAAGAAGAGATAAAAGTGATATCTTATCTAGTTTATCTTTTTCTTTTTGTAATGCTTGTATATGCTCTACAAGCTCTTTATTCGACTTGTAATCAAGTCCTCTTAATCTTTTAAGAAGCATTTATACTCGTCTCCTTTCTTAAGTTTTTATATATTTGTCCTATATCCAAATGCTCACATATAGCGTCAATATCCTTTTCCAAATAGAACTCAATTTCATCAGCAATAGTAGGGTACTCATCTTTTATAGTATAGAATATCTCAAAGAATAAGCACTGTAAGTCATTGAAATGCTCAATGACAGTTCCTCCCTTTTCTGCCATGCGACGTTCTATTGCATATATAGAAAGTGCTACAATATACATATTGGGAGATACAATATAATCAATAAATGTATTATCGTTTATATCATGTAATACTTCCCACAAATTTACATGCTTTAAGTTCATATAAGTCTTGAAATGTATCTCAGCGGATATAGGAAGAGATGCAATAGAAGTTACATCTCTTAGTGCATCTCTCATCATCTTAATATCAAGTTTTCTAATTATGTTGCCCTGCCAAGTGCCTTTATCTACCATTTTCATATATTATCCCTCTTTCTTAGGAACTCTACCTTTTGGTCTTGTAATACCATGTGAGTTGTAACTACTTGGTCATTAACTCCGCCATATCTACCATTTAAACTTCTATCCCACCACAAAGAATGCTTTCTTGGACTACATACAATTTTAACTCTCCATCTAGTATTTTCATCAACACCATATACAGATATTGTATCTCCATCAAAGTCTGCTTGGAATAGTGCTATAAGGATAGGATTTAGAAATATTATATTTCCATCGCACAAATCAACTATTTCTACAACCATAATACCAGATTCATGTATTGTAGGTGGTCTATTAATATGTAGGTAGAACTCTCCTCTGTGCTCTTTACATATCTTACGAAGAAGTATCTTTTGCTCCGCGGATAGTACAAAATCGGGGTCACAAATCTTTTCGGATTCTTCTACACTCATACTATATTCATTTTGTAGTATCTTTATAAGAAGTGGTTTTTCTAAAGTTCTAAATATATCATAACCAACTCTTGTTTGAGTTCCATCTCCCACTTTCAAATGATTGTCAGGTTCTATTAGAACTCTAGCTGAGTAGTTATTTCTTGTAGAGTATATCTCTCCCTTAATTGTCTTCTTTTTATCAGCTGCAAGTTCTTCTACAAGTTTTTCATATACAGCTTCTATTTCATCGAAATAGTGTTTACCTATATAGCGTCTGGTTTCAACACCATCTGGTACTACTTGTGGATATTTAGTAAGTGATATTATCTTAGTATAAAATACAGATAACTTATCCGCTTGTATTATAGGTACATCACCATTTGGTACTATCATAAATCTTCTAAGTCTTCTAGTTATTACTGGTACACAAGTTGTAAACATCTCTTCTTTGTGTAATAGTAAGAATCTTTGTGTAGACTTTTGTTTTACGTGTTCTTTTACTATATCTTCCCATCTATCATATAGATTATAGTTATCATCAGGTCTAAAGGGTTCTTTACTTTCTTTAAGTCTATCAAACTTATTACCATCTTTTTTAGCAGCTCCCGACATAGCTTTACGAAGATGATAAAGTCCGGCTGGTGATAGCATTTTGGTTGGAAGTCTTATCCAACCCATAGTAGATAGAGGAAAGAATTTTCTTTCAACGACAGTTCCACAATTAACGCAATACTCTCCAATATTGTCATTACCTATTTTAGAACCACATTTACACTGATAAGTGTATGCTTGTACTTCAGGCGGTTCATATCTTTGTGGACCAAATCTTCTTGCTGAATAAATAGTATCTTTCATAATAAGGTCAGTTTTACCACCTTCTTCGATAGACAGTTTAAGCATATCAAATGAAGTATCTATCATAAAGTGCTTACCTTGTGATACCATTTCTTCTCTGTACTTGTCAAGATTGACAAGTCTAAAATAAATTCCAGTTTCTGCGTTTTCCAATAACTTATACCTTTTCATGTTCTCCTCCTTCGGATATTTTGAATTACTAATAGTTAGTTAGTGAATATCCAAGATTATAATATATAATCAAGACAAGGTATATGGTGGGATAACCCCACCATAACCATATTGGCACTGAACTAATATAAAACTAAACACTTGAGGTTTTTCTAGGTAAAGTAAAAGGTAGTGCTTTCCCTAGAAGGTAATATCATCGAGGTGTTGTAAGATTTTGTGGTGGGTTACCCCACCACTACTATATGTATAAAAACTAAAAAGGAAAAATAAAGAAATGTGTAAAATACCTATTCCTTTTGTTAGATAGCAAACTTCCCTTCTTCATCAGTTTCTTTAAGCTTAAGTCCTGATACATCTTTTTCAGCATCTTGCATTACAGCTATATCATTAACTCTTATGTCAACTAAGTTATCCATAAGCTTATCTTCATCAGAAACCTTTTGAGATAAGTCTTTCTTTGAATACTCTACTATCTTTTTCATTTCTTCAAGTCTTGCTTCTAAAGTGTATTTAGATACAAGAATTACATATATAATCCATCTTACAAGACCACATATTTTGTATGCAAGTTTTGCAACCCCAAGTTTAAATAAGAATGCTACATCTTGCAAAGATACTTCAGAATATAAATGAATATTATTTGCAATAGAACTTGAGTATTCTTCACAAGCCTCAGCTTTAAGTTCTATTCCAGCTCCTGATATTAATTTCTTAATATCCTTATCATCTATTATATCTTCAGTTCTTCTAAATAAATCTTTCCATCCAGCTGTCTTTTCTATATAAGTATCCATATCAACTTTTGCATCATGTTGAACTGCGACATAAGTTATAGCAAGAGCACAAGACTCTATAATCAAACTCATAACTAAACCTCTGTATACAGTTTTAGCAAACATAGAAAATTCTTTCTTATACAATTTAGCAAATGCTTGTGCGTTATCTTCAAGTATTGCTAGAAGCTGTTTAGTTTCAGATAAATACTTAGACTTCTTAACCGCTTCAGTATATAAAGTACAAGCATTTAATATATTTACTATATCATTATAAGCTTTTAATTTCTTAATATCCCCTTGTGAAGTATCTATCATTTTTACAGCTTCATTATACTGAGTTAGTGAAGAACCCATCTTTCTTACATTGGTAGGGTCTATTCCTTCTCCTACCATAAATGCAAGATGTCCTATTTGGAAGTCTTTAAGTTGAGGGTCTTCAGCTTCAGCGTATAGTTTATAGATTTTATTTCTAAGACTAGGGTGAGAATACTCATCCATAGCTCCTTTAAGTTCAATATCTATCATACCCATAATTAACCTCCAATCTTAATAAGTTCTTTTAATTTTCTTTCGACTTTAGTTGTATTTCTTTCAATATCATCTATAGTCATAACCTTAAACATAGCATCTCCGTCTTTCATTATTTTAACGACGTTAGTACCAGTATTAACTTCATAGAAAGCAAATGCGTAGAAACTTTCCATTAAAGCCTTTACTTGTCTTTCATTTTCAGTATCTATCATATATCTTTCTTTGATTCTATCTGCAACTTCATCTGATATTACAAATGTAGTAAATGGGAAAGATTTAATAAAGATATCTCTTTTTCTATTCATAAGCTCTAAAGTTTTCCAAAGCTTATTAGAAGTAGCTTGAGATTTAGCTTCAACTTTTAATCTATCCATTTCAAGTAAGAAATCTCCCATGAAAGATATTTCTCCCTTTGTAAGTTTTATGAAGTTTTTAAAGAATCTATTTGAGTCGAAGTTTCCGATTCTTGTTACAAGCTCATCAACATCAACAAATCTTACAACTCCTTCAAACCCCATTTGCACTTTAACAGTTTTAACTTCTCCAGAACCTCTATTAGGTCCAGCATTTGCAATATATGGAATTTCAACTTGAATAAATGTAGGTCCTGAACCTTTATCTCTCATTATTTGAACTCCATCTGCTTCTCCATAATAGTTCACCTTTTGTAATCTATTACCAGCTCTTCTTAAAGCTTCAGCGTATACCCCACCTTCTCCTTCTTGCATATTTCTTTCCATTCCACCTAAAGTAAGACCAGTTATGTATTCTGAAGTTCCTTGTGTTGTATTGTCTGTAAATCCAGCATTCATTCTTGTAAATGGTAAAGAACTCATAATAGCTGCCATAGAAAGCTCACAAGTTCCACGATTTATTTCACCTTCTATAAAGTTCTTAGTTGCCATTCCAAGAAGAGTTTCTATATCCTTTGCAATATCTGAAGCTGTAGTTTGAGGTACGTCTGAGCTTACTATAACTGGGAATGTGATTACATTGTTATTACCAGAGTTAATAAGTGACTCTTTACCAGTAGCTAGAGTTTTAGATACATAACGCATTCTTGCTTGAACTATACTTGCGATTATATTTGCAAAATATGTTGTTACGTCCATTTATTTTAAACCTCCTTTATTTTTTATTAAAACTATATAATTTGTTCGTAAATACAAAAAATATGGGGTTTATCCCCATATTTAGCTGAATAATTTAAGTCTAAATTCTGCAAATTCTTTCTTCAGGTTTTCATCTTTATTTATAACTTTAGCTATAAATTCTGATGGATATAAGTATTTAAAATCATCATAATTAAATACTTCATCTTTACCTGCAAGAAGATTTGTGATATTATTTTCAATATATTCTCTTGACCTTTTCTCTCCATATCCTTTAAGACCATTCCACCCATGTAGTGGTATTCCGTGCATACATATATAATACGGATATAGTCCGTATGGGATAGTAGTAGGAAATCTATATTTAGCATTTCTTCTTTTTGCTGATACATTAAATATTGGGTCTACATCTTTACGATACACAAATGTACCGTCCCACATAGTTCCTCCGTATCCTGCAAGTTGAAGCATAACAAGACTTCTTGAAAATATTAGTGTATCTTTATAGAATGTAGTTAGCACAAATGCAGCAAGAGACGGTTCAAACTTACCACAATTTATAAGCTTTATATTTGTAGTCTTTGCTATATCTTCTAGCTTTTTAATATACATCATTATAATATCATCTGAAAGCTTAGGACGCTTATCGTAGAAGAAATCTAAATAAGCGTCTCCTAAATGCTCTTTAAGATAAGTTTTACTATCTTTAGTATTATATAAAATGTATATCTTCTTGTCTAGGTTTTCAGATATAAAATCTCTTATTATATTTGTAACTTCAGATAAGAACTTAGAAACACCGTAAGTTTCTAAGCCTTCCATTCTACAAATAGTATTAAGTGCTGAGTTGAAATCAAGTATCGCACAAGTTACATGACTTGGCTTTATTCCACCCCAGTTAATATTAAATAAATCTGAGATTCTTTGTATACATATTTCGGCAGGGATTTTGTGTTCCTTCATTCTTATCACCTACCTTATACTAAATCTTCAGATACTACATCAATATACCATTTAATACTTTTCATATTAACTTCTCCACCACAATATATTTCTATATAGTTTAGAAGATAAGGTATACTTCTTTTTACAAAGAGAGCCTCAAATATCTCTTCTATTGTATCTATAATACTGTATACAATATCATTTATAGATGATGATATACATATTACATTTATTATGTCCATAAGTATTTCTGAGTTTATACAGGCTCTTAAGTAATCCATCATTATAACACAATCTTCACTCATATTGTGATTATTATACATCTGATATATCGCAGTTGCTATTGCCATAGATACAAGTATACAAGTTGTGTTATTCTTTGCTTCTCTTGAACCAATATAGATTGCCTTATCATCACTTATAAGTCTATACTTATATTCCTCAGCTTCATCTAAGTTACTAAAGTACATACTCTTATATTCTTCCCAAGTATACTTTATGTAATAGGGACTGTATCTATTTCCAAACTTAGTATCATATAGTAAATCAGATGAGACATATCTTTTAGCTGATATAATATCATTTTCAAGCATATATTGAATTGATGACTTATCATCATAGTTAAGAAGTATCTCTCCTAAATCACTTGCCATTGCTTCTTCTGCTATAATATTTAGAAGTCTTTTCTGAATGTATAAACTTCTTTCTTGAGCATCTTTATCAACATCATTATTTATTTGATTAAGATAGTATCTAAAGTTTCTTATATCTTCTATAGTGATGATATTCTTATTCTCAAAGCATTGTAGCTTTTCAGACAGCATATCACAGTTAAATCTGTGTATTATTTTATTCAGTCTTTCAATGTCATTATTTAGATAATACTCAAGTATTTCAACGACATCTATTTTATTCATTATGTAATTTTTCACTACTCTATTTAACTTATTTGCTACTTTAATATTTAATTTCATTTGTAATAAGCCCCCTTAATATATAGTCTATAAGAATTATCATTATGTCTTTTGAATAAGGCATAGCTACATTCTCATTAAGTATATTATATATACTCATAACTTTAACTCTTACGGGTACTCTACCTTCCCCTTGGCTATATATTAGTTTATCATGATAAGCCTTTCCTATAATAGTAAGAAGCATATCATCATGTACCATATAGACTTTCTGTAACTCTTCATCTACTGAAGTTAAAGGATGATTATATCCAGCAATAAATCTAGTCTTGTCCACTTCGTTCCATACAGTTACTACAAGATTTGAGTCTTTATTATAAAGAATATTCATTCTTTCAATGTGGGCTGAGAACTTTCTTCTCAGCCTTTTTGTATCCTTTCTTACTTCATCTTCAAAGTATCCATTCTCTATCATCTTTAGATAGACATGGTGTGGTATGTATCTATCATCAAATGAAAGCCTCATACTACTCTCTCCTTTCTTTGAAGAATGTCTGTACATATATTACACTAGCCATAAGTACAGCAGCTACAGTATACTTCATAGCGTCTGTAAAGTCATCAGACTCAAAGTCTTTCTGAAGTATCATCATATATGTCGCAAGAGGACCAGTCTTCATCTTACCATACCAAGACTTATCATAATCGTAGTCATAGTTTATAGACATATCTATCGGCCATTCTGTAAAGTATGTGATTACGATATGTGCAAGATATGAAGCTAGTTTATCTGTATCTATGCTTTCAAGTTCTTTAGTTCTTGCTCTAAAGATATCCCCAAACATTATTGAAAATGCTGTTATAAATACCATCATAGCATCTTTATGTGAAGCCACCCTTATCTTATGATATACAGTTAAATTCATGTGCTCAAAATACTCATCATAACCAAAGTCTTTAAATAGTATAGTATTAGCCATAGTTCTTATATCATGTGCCTCATCTGCACTATATATAGGGTCATTAGTTCCATCAATTATATGACGCTCCATATCTGTAGCTAGTTCATCACTGTACTCATCTTCCCACTCATAGCCACCTTCTTCAGTACACAGCATGTGCTTCACATTAGAAGTCCTATCTCCTGCTTCTATAATAGCTCTTCTTATCTCATAAGGATTTACAAGGTCATAGATATTTGTGATATTAAGATGAGACTTAAGCTGTTCTTTAATATCATCATAGATATTAACTCCTGAAAACATGTCATCGGTTTTCACAATATTTTTAAGTATTCTTCCTCTTGGTATTATATGTGGATGAATTCTCATATTATAAGTCTCCTTTCTAAATAGTTCTTAAACATCATACAGATACAAGTAAGTGCCATACTCTCTTCTTGTAAATCCCTGTAGTTATACATAAATAGCATACCTACATCATCCTTTTGTACACACTCAAGTATAGAATCGGGATACTCAAATGTAAGTGCACTTTCATACATGTCAAACTGTTTAAACTCTTTATATCTGTGTGCATATAGTTTTATAATATCACTTCTAAGCTCATGAGATATATTAAATAGTACAGTAGTTACATAATCTGTAAGTAGAGTATACGGTGCATAGTTTATAGCTTCTATCTCATCTTCCTTTGATAAGTGTGCATACATATCTACAAAGGTATCATAACATACTTCAAAGAATGTTATCAAATCGTCAGAATCATAAAGCACTAAAGACATATCTGCACATATATCAGCGTCAGATACAGCTTCTTCTGCACCGCGTATAAGCTTTAACTCTCCATATCCTTCGTCCATTATTGTCTCAGGAAATCCTTCTTCTGGTGTTATATCACGACCCTCAAATATGAAATCCAGTACATCTACTTCTTCAGGTAAATACATACCAAATGCCTTTAGAGCACTTCTGTAATCTTCAGCAAATTCATAATCATTGTCGTAATCATAGTATTCAACTTCATTACCATAGTTAGACACATCATATAAAGAATACTTAACTAAAGACTTAAGCTTAGTACCTTCTAATTCCCTAATACTCATATCATCAATTATATTATCTATCATTGACTCATAATCTTTTGACATTTGGTATATCGCCTGTTCAGGTTGTCCACTTCTTAAAAGTTTCATATATCCATTACCTTGTAATGATAATATTCTTTTTCCCAAATTCACCTTCACTCACCCCCACTACATAATTTAAAATACCAGCTACAGTATTTCTAAGTATTATATCCAGTCTTTCATCATCAGTTCTCGGAACGTAGAATCTTATATATGGACCATATAGCATAAAGTCATAATATGTAAACATGTTATGAAAATAAAAATGCAACTTTGCGAGTAACTCTTGTGGATAACACATCACATACATGTCCCAAATATATCCTTGCTCTTTCCCTCTTATATTGCATATAAACCTTACAGAGTATTCTATCAAAAAGTCTATAAACTTATTGACATTTGTAACCCCGTATATTACAACATCTCCGTCATACAAAGGTATCTCTCGAAGTTTTAACTTCTCTTTATTCTCACCTATTGCTTTCCAAAAGAACCTAAAATATGTGTCATAAAAATAACTGACACTGTATATCTTACCTCTATATAGAAAGCTTATACTTGGGTCACACTCTGCAAGGGAATTCTCTATTCTTGTACGCCTTATTTGTTCCTTTAAAGATAACTTTACAATTTCCATCTTTTTCTCCTTTTATCTGCATTGGAGTTTTAGTAAGTAACTTTCTTACGGTTTTAGCTATAGTTATTACTATAAGATTATATAGTATATCTACGCTCATTTTAGAAAATAACTCTTCTCGTATTCGCTCCATACAATCTGATACAATCTCATCTTTTGTATATCCTTTGAATGTTGTATCCATTTGTATCTTTTCATACGCTGGAATATAGTCTATAAGTTCAGGAACTCTCCTTTCACTTTTTCCCAAAAAGAATTCTTTTCCTCTTTCTATAAAATTTGTACCTACTTCATACAGGCTTTTAATAGCTGTCACTATTGCCATAGCTTTTGTAATCATTAATGCCATCTCCCTTATTAGATTGTCAAAAAAGAATGGTGTGGGAAACCCCACACCATAATAAATTATCTTACTTCTCTGTAGTTCTTATTACCGAATTCTACAGTATATCCATCTCTTCTATTGAAAGTGATGGCAATAGCATATTGAGAGTTTCTATTCAATATGTCATCTTTATTGATACAGTTGTTTAATAATTCACAAGCAGTTAGAGTTACAACTGTTGCTGTATCTAAGAACACATCAGATTGTCCTCCTGCTCTGTCCACAATATGTGGTACACAATACTTAGAACTGAATTTTTCTAAGCTTGGTTTTTCTTGAATTATACCTATTGCGATTAGGTTTAAATCATCTATTGGTGCCTTTAAGTATTTGCTATCAACTGTAATTACTGGTACAGTTGATAAGTAAGAGTTATCTTCACCATAAGCTACAATTTTCTTAATTATAACTTCCATATTCTTTCTGTCATTTTCATCAACTGTTTGAAGTTCTCTTTCAGGCGAGAATTCTTTTAGGTTAATGTCAAATGGAGTTCCTATTTCACCTTGTAAAAATGCTGAGATATCTCCTAATCTCACATTAACTCTTAATGATATAATATCTGCCTTTCTTCCTTCCATTGTTCTTCCTCCTTGAAATGTGTTATTATTGTTTGTGAACGAATTCGTTCTTTCAATGTTCTCTCTTGTAGAGGCTTTAGTCTCTCTTACAGTTCCAAACATCTTTGCTTCTCCAGAAGCAGCTTTAGGTTTGTCTTCTTTTGTTACTGGTGGAGTATAGAACTTATCTTCCATAAATTTTCCACCTTCTTTTATCTCTTCTTTCTTTTCTTCTACTACTTCAGTAACCTCATCTATTCTAGGTTTACCGAATACTACAGGTTTTTCCTCAGTTGCAGTTTCTTCCTTAACTTCTTCTGTAACCTCAGTTTTTGTTTCACCTTCAAATTCTCCGGGTTTATTAAACTTCCCGAATTTACCAAATTTTTCTTCTTTGCTCATAATTTTCCTCCTTAAAAATTTTTATTTTGTATTGCTACACCTATATAATATATAGGCTAATTATTGAATTGTGCATTCTCCGACAGAATGCTATCGTATGTATCTTCTTCGTCATATTTAATGGGAACGAGTTTTGATACCTTTTCGATATCAATACTCAAATGTGGGATATAGACATATGAAGGGTCAGCAAGTGCTTGTGCCTCCATATATGAACTATGCAGATGTTCGCAAATCTGTAAATCTTTCATTACTTTAAGTTCATTTATAAATACAGGGTCGTAGATAGGTTCATGTATTTCAAATCTACCTGAAGTTAAATACATAAGTCTTGGTATTCTATATTCAAGCTCTCCTATCTCTACTATATCTTTAAATACTGTAATAAAGGATTCATCTCTTGCTTCTACAAGCTCATAAGTCTTTTTAATATCTATAAGGAAAGGTTCAAGTATTCTCATACAGATTTTAAATATCTCTTTCTCATCATCATTTACTTGATACGAAGACATTATATTTCTTATATCTACTATACATCTCATTTGAGATTCTTTATCTAAATCTTGTAATGTAAAGTTAATAGAGTTATAAGCAAGTCTTACCATCTCTTCATTTGTCATAGACAAATCTCTTAAAGGGTTATAATCCTCATCTTCATAATCTACATTGTCATCTTCATATCCTTCAACCTCATCTATTATCTCTCTATAGTATTCTATAAGCTCTTTATAAGAAGGATTTAAAGGAGTTTGTATAACTGAAGATAAGTTATCTATAAGATATGAAAAGTTATACTTAGTTGTAATCTCTCTTAAGAAACTACGACCTGACGCCATATCCATATTAAGAAGTAACTTCTCTAGTTTATCTAGCATATCCATTATATCCATAGATGTAATGACATAAGGTACTATCTCAAAGCCTTGTGCTCTCATGTGCTTTATAGCTATATCTACAAGCTCTACCACATCTTTTCTATATGTAAGTAAGTTATCTTCATTCATATTATTTATAATAGTAGTAACTATCTCTGTAAGACCTGAAGACTGCCTATACTCATCTTTTAATTCATTTAGAAGATATACTTGCTTTTCTTCAGAAGCTCCATTAAATGCCGATGGGAATTTCTTCATAGTTAAGTATATTATCCCAGCATTATCTTCATAAGACAGTATTTCATCAGTTGTAAATTCATCTAATATTTGGTCAACTACATTTGGTGCATGAGTGATAGCATATAAATTTGATAGTGCCATATACTTAGTTTCTCTTGCACTCACCTCAAAGTTTATCATAATTCCGACATCTCCTTTATATTTTTCTTAAGTTATTAAAAGCATATATCATTGCATTTATACCATCATCTGTAGGTAACTCAATAACCTTATCAGGTTTAAACTCATAACTTCTTTTACAATTATTTATCATACATATTATAAACCACAAATCTGTAGTTTTGTATACATCATAAGATAGTGACTTAGGAGAATGAGTATACTTAATTATCTCAGACTCTGTAAGTGCTACTGGCTTTGTGTCAATGTATTGTGGCAATACATCAGTTATCAAAGCATCATTCATTTCATCAAATCTAAATGTATCAAGTCTCATATTATCATTTTGACTCTTTATATAAGAATCGAGAGTTTCAGGTTTTATATTCTTATTAAGCATCTAACTCCTCCCTATATACTCTAAACGCATTATCAAGGGATTGACTTCTGAAACGAAGAACCGATTCTTTATTTCTTCCATATTTAAAAAATAAATAAATTAGCTTAGTTTCATGTCTATCCTCTATAAGATAATTAAGTTCAGTTATTATTGTCTTTCTAAGTCTTTTGTATTCTATCTGTCCATCTTCAAGACGAACAACCTCAGGTTTATCACAAGCAAAGTGCCATATAGATAAATCTGTCTTTATACAAAATATATCATCAGCTTTATATGGTCCATTCTCTTTACATCTTTTAGTAAAGATTCTTTCTATCTTCTCCATATGAAAGCTTGTCTTAGTCATACACAACATCTCCCCCAATAGGCACTTTATGTGGTATATGAAATATAACAAGATTTCTTGTATCCCCATCTAAGAAAAGTCCAAGTAGTAAGTCTCCGGGACTAACTGGAACATCATTCAATTTATAATAATGAAACTTTTCAAAATGTGATTTCCCTGTATGTTTGTGATAGTGGTCAGCACCTGTTGGTATCTCAGGTCCCGGTGGTATAGAAACATACTTCTCTTCTATAAAGTAATCAGCAGTTTGAGCATCCACATCTCCATCATGATGTACTCTGTAGTCAGTTGCATTCTTTGCCTTTATTTCTATCTTTGCATCTTCCGTATCAGCACCCAATCCTAAGATTGGTACACGGACATAAAAGTAAGGGTCAGTTATCTTTCCGCCTTGTGTAGCATAGCAAGATACTGCTCCCTGTGGTATATTTACATTCATTCGTAAACCCCCTTTAAATTCGTTATTTCCTAAGGAAATGTTTGAAAAGTGGCTTAAATAAATCAAAAACACGCATATAAAGTATATATAAGGAGTTGATTAGATTGGATAAGATGACACTAGATTTGCAGACTAAAAGGATACATAGTGTAGGAATATCACAAGCAATCAATGTTAAAAGGTTAATAGAAGATTATTTAGATGAAAACTTTAAGGGTAAAGATATAGAAGTGTGTAAGTTATATTTAGGTCATGATAATGATTATTTTAAGTCTTTGGGATTTGATATTAAGTTCTCAGATATATTCAGAAGTGAGATGACATCTCCTATAGATTTGTGCTACAGATTCATTGCTGAGAATCTACCATATTGTGATATATTATTCGTACTTATAGATGGTACTGTAGATAGAGATGTAACTGATGAGCTACTTGCGAATATACCACTTACATCACATATAGTTTACCTATACGATAACTTACTTACAGATTATTCAAACGGAGAGTTTTACAAAAGATTTGTAAAGTGTGATACTGATATACAGACATATAATAGAAAGACAGATGTAAACCCAGCAATTAATATGCTACTTAATAAACTTAAGAAATATCAAGTTAAATACTTGACATCTCCTGAGTTTGCTTCATCTGAGTTTATTATAACACAAGAGATATTAAAAGACGATGAACTTTTAGATTACGATAAGATAGTTCTAGTAAACGGAGAAAACTTAGCTGAATACAATATAAGAATAAGAGAAGCTTTATCAAGAACTTTCTCTCCTACTAAAAGAGATAAGATGATAAACTATTCTCCAATAACAGCTAAAGTTCCTATAAATGAATATGAAACTAAAGTATACTATATACCAATATACAGTGACCTTACAGTAGTTGATAAGATTACAGAGCCTGAACCACTTGTAGCTCCTATCTACAGATTTAAGTATACGACGCCCGATAATGAAGATATTGAGTTTGAAATACCAGTAAACTTAGATTTTATTAATAACTTAAATGAAGGAGCTGTAGATAAAGATTGTGAACTTCTGCCTCCTGTAGGATATAAGCTTTACTTTAGTTACGCTGTACCGCTATATGCTATGTGTAAAAGATACGATAAGATACTTCTTATTATAAGCGATGACAGTATCTTAAATAAGTCAGTAGTCTATACAGCTATAAGATATGCTAAGAATAGTTTTAAGATTGTACACGGTTCTAATATCGTCTTAGAATAAAAAAAAATTAACATTGTTAATAATGAAGATAGATAGAATAATAAATTATGTCCGAAAAATTTTTATAATATAACAGATAATGAGACGCTCACGTTATTCTGTCTATCTTCACCATTATAATATATAACTCAGAAAATTAATGGTGAAGGTAGATAGAAAACTTATATGTAGGGTAAATATAAATGGTTAAATTTTATTATGCACAATGATAAGTGGTACGGCATTAGCCGTACCATAAATCTTATTTATTATTATCGAATGATTGATAAGGTTTCTTATAACCTTTATTGTATCCTTTATTAAAGTCTTTATTTGCACCGTCTTTTCTAAAGCCTTTATTAAATCCACCTTTTCTGTCACTGCTGAATTTCTTAACAGGTTTTTCATATCTTATATCTTTCTTAGAAGATTTCTTATGAGTTATAGATGATTTATTATTTACAAAGTCTTCACTCATAAATATCAATGTAAACTTTTGATTTCCAAAGTATCTAAATCCATCTATCTTTTCTTCCTTTTCATAGAAGTCCCATAATGGTTGTGGATTAGGAACTTCATTTATTTTTAACGAATCAGCTTCAAAGTGTTTGAAGTATGTTCTTTTATGTTTTCCTTCTTCTAATAGGTTAAGTCCATATATTACATTTGAAAGACCTACATGTCTGAATTTTCCTGAGATTACTGAATTATATAAAGGTATTCCTAGCTTACCTTCTTTACTTTTATATACACCAAATCCTACACATATATCTCCTTCTTCTTTATGGTCTACGAATACACAAGCAATATTCCAACCAATCTTTAAATCATCTTGCTTTTTATATAAAGCTTTAAGTACAGCTTTAGCAGTTCTGAAGTTATCTTCATATTCTTGAATAGATAAGAACTTCCAGTTATTTGAATTTTGATATTGTTCAGCAAGTTCCATACTTCTGAAGTACCAATCAAGTCCTCCTATATGAGTTTCTTTTCTTTCTTTCTTTTCAAAGTTTCCTCTTTTTTCAAATTTTCCGTACTTTCCGAATTGTTTTCTTTCCATAATTAATACTCTCCTTGTATATATTTATTTAGACACTTACACAGTAATCTATCTATTAAGTTTACAAAAAATAAGATAAAAGGCTAGGGTTTCCCTAGCCAAATACTTATATAACAGATTTACCTGATTGTGGCATATCAAGTTTAGGATAAGTGATTCCTTTAAGACGAGTAGCATGTCCTCTAGCTCTATTAAGTTTATCTAAATATCCTTGAGCAGCTTTGAATACGTTTACATCATTATCTATAGGCATACCAGTAAATTGTAATCCAACTTCAACGTGTTGATACTCTCCTTTAGTAGTATTAAACATTGATAAGTTAGCTTGTTTAGGTAGCATGTTAGTTATGTATGCAGAGTATATTACATATTGCTCAGTTGGGTCCATAGTGAAGTAGATTCCTTCCATAGACATATTAGCAGGAGTTGGTGCTCCTTGGAAACCGAACATGTGTGTTACTCCGTCTCTTATAGATAATGAACCTTCAATCCAGTTAGTCATATAGAAAGTATAGAATCCTCCATCAAGCTCAGCAACCATATTGATTGTGAACTCTCTTGCAAGTCCTGAAGTCTTAGAAATGTAATCCATTTGATATCCTTCAACACCGGGGTCTTTAGTTCCTATTTCTGCTTGTCTGTCTTGAACGAATTCAAGTCTGTTTGATGCAACCATTAGCATTTGTCTAAAGAACGCTGTTTCTCTAGGAAAAGCAAATTCCATAAACGCAGCCATTTGAGTTGGCACGAATACTCCACGACCTGTAGTATAGTGATGAAGAGCATTTAGCGTTCTTCTTGACACTATACCGGGTTTTAAGTAGTGGAAATCATTCGCTGTTATATCATAAAGGTGGTGAGATTTTAGATTGACTCCATCACCTTGTGATTGTGTTATCTTATTTCCGAAATAATCAAAAGCCATTTATTCTCCCTCCTTAAGACGCATTTTCAACTAAATGTCTGTAGACATTTAATTCTAACTTATGTGATTTATTTGAACCGAATAGAGTTAAATCAACTGAGTGAGTTAATAACCCTTCTGCTTGAGCAAATGTATCTTCATAATAAGCATTATAAACGATACTTGCACATTTACTTCTAAATTCTTCTAAGTCTTTATTTACTATAGCTTGTACTGTAGCAACTTCAGATTCTTTTTGTAAGAAGTGTCTATTTCTATTTAATGTATCTGTAATCTTCTTCATAATTCTTCCAATTAAGAAAGCGTTATGATATTCTTGAAGTATAGATACTTTATAAGGGTCAGCAGATGCCATCTTTTGACCATCTAAGAAATATCCCATCTTAGAAGAGCTTATATAGTTCCATCCATTAGTTACAAGATAAGTCTTGTCTTCAATATCAGTTAAGATATTGATAACTGGAGTTATTGTACCAGCAATAGGTCCGCCAACTATTCTATTTGCAAGAATAGGATTTGACCATCCATCTTTAACGAATTCTACTTGAGCATTAATCATTAAGTATGTAATAGGTACATTTAATGTCTTTTGCTCATCTGTGTCATAGTAATCTGCCCAGTTTACTTCTTTTAGACACATGTAGTTTGTCATTTTAAATCCTTCATCGAAAGATTTAAGCTCAGCTATAGATTGAATCTTGCTTGGACAAATAGTAGCAATTATGTCTCTTCTTTTTGGAATAGATGTAAAGTTACCTATCATTTCCTTTACAGGAACTGGATATCCAACGTCGTATATAACGTCAGCTGGGACTTCATTGAAGTCTAAGATAACTGGTTCAAGTCTTCCTTCAAAGAAGCTTTTGCATAAGTCTTCATATATCTTAGTATTACCAGTAGGACCTGCAACTTGTAAGTTCCAATCGAATTTACCTTTTAAGATTTCTCCGTTTGTACCTTTATCAAGTCTTACTCTATCTATATAAGTAGCTTGGTCTTCTAGTAAGTCAGAGAAGAATCCGAATCTTCCATTTCTTCCAAATATTGTACATAAAGCTGTAACTGGAATATCATCTTCTTCAAGAGCAGCTTTAACGATTTGAACTTTTGCAAGTTCTCCTTCTATTGCTGTTTTAGCAAGAGCAGACGCTGTAAGTCCACCAATAGCAGTTTCTAAATCTTCTTCTAACTTTCCTAAAGCTGCTATTACAAGTTCAGCAAGTTTAGTATGGTTAGCTTCAGAAGCATGTACATTTAATTGATAAGATTGACTATTCAAAACTTGTTTGATGTTTAATGGTACAACATCATATCTTGAATCTTCAACAGCATTTATTTTGTATCTTTCTCTTTGGTTTTCAGATAAGATTACATCCATTTGATAAATGTTATCTTCTTTAGAAGAAACAGTTCTCATCTTTTGGAATACAACTTCTGTCTTATTACCTAAGATACCAGCACCAGTTCTCATAAGAACATAAGCAGGAACTACATCAGTATCGCTATCTTTTGAAGGAGCGATAAGCTCAGCATCTGCTTTTCTCTTTAAGTTTTGGTGATTTTCGTGAGCATATGAAATTGTAGGAGCTTTAGTTAAAGATACTTCAACCCAGTCAGTATTAGCTGTACCGTCAGTAGGTTGAGCGTCTTGCCAAACACCAGTTTTCATAATGAAGTATTTCTTCTTAGGTGTAGTAGTATCAGCTGGAGTGATACGAACATTTAAAGACACATTGGCATTTTTAGACTTTTCATCAGTAAGTCTTCTAACATATGTCCAACCACCAGCTCTTAGGTTTTTGATTATAGCTTTACCTATAAGACCGTGACGTTTGAATGTTTGTTTTCCATAAAGCTCAGTAAATTGAGATTCCATAGTAACAACCATTATTCTATCATCTGGACCCATATCTGCAAACACTGGCGATAATTGTCTATTTGTATTATCTAGTGGAGAAGATGGTAACTTCACTTCGCTATAGTCATTTATTTCCACGTAAGTATGTGGGAACATTTGTTTTGTATAATAAAATATAGCCATTTATATTTACCTCCTATAGTTATTTATTTTTTAAAAATTATCTACCGATTTGTTCGTTTTGGGTTTTTTAGTGGGCTTTTTAACATATATTTGTAATTGGCTTGGTTATAGAATTCCTACCTTTTAGGATTTATATATAGGGAAGAGACTTACAAAGTTTCTTCCCGTCTTGTAAAAATTTTTACCCCTTCCCAACACGCTACCCCGAAAGGGGTAGCATAAAACAAGCCCAATAGTTAATAAAGGAGGTAATAAATATGGAAATTACAACTGAAAATAAATTCCAAATGAATGGTGCTTCTGATACTTTTAAGAAAAGAACTAAAGGAATACACCCTAAGTTACAATTATGGCTTGGGTATATGCTCGCTACTTGTCCTGTAGATATATTTATATCTGAAGGAGTAAGAACGCTTGAAACTCAGCAAGAATACTACTCTCGTGGTAGAACTAAACCCGGAACTATAATTACTTGGGTCGATGGTATTAAATCTGTGTCTATGCACCAAATCCAAAGAGATGGATACGGACATGCCGTTGATGTATATTATGTAGGATGGAAAAATACAGACCCTGCAAATGACCCTAGATGGCAAACTATATATGAACATGCAAAGTTATGTGCAAAGATGTTAGGACTTCAAATGGAACATGGTAGAGACTGGAAAAGAATAGACTCTCCTCATCATCAATTAATGGAATTTGATGTCGTTGAAGTTCAAGAGTTTCAAAACATGAAATCAAAAGGTATCAATCAAAGAGGATAAAAAAAAAATAAAGGCTGGGTTACCCCAGCCGATATTTCTATTTCAAATATTTCCAAAGCATAGCATCCATGGCGTCCCCTGTAGGTTCTTTGCTGTAAGGTTCACCTAACGCATTTGCAAGTCTTATGACTTCTTTATTATCTTCTTTGAACGAATTTACACATTCTCTTGCTACTCTTTGTAACTCTACTATACTTTCAGTATCCTTTTCAAATATAGTTTTACAATGAGAAAGAGTGAGTTCCTTTATCTTTCTTTTCATCTCTTCCTTATCTGGAAGATTTACTATATTTTCAATGTCCTTGTCTATATTTTTGAAATCGTATAGTTTAGAAAACATCTCATCATTCTTTATAAGAACTTGTGTCATAATACTATTATATCTATCTTTATCGCCATTAATATAAGCTTCTATCACATCTTCTTGGATAGCATACCCACATCTTAGGACACCATAGTAAGCTCCTACATCTTGCATAAAACCTAGCATTGCAAGTATAGCTTGAAATAAATCATCATTTTTAACACCTTCATCAGTATAGGTTGTATACTTAGGATGCTTCTTAAATGTATTTAAAAGCTCCTTTTCTATTTCATCTTTATTAAATCTTACATCATGCCAGTTTGTATATTCATACTCCATACGGGTATCAATACGCATACCATAATAATATGGATACCTGTCAGATAAGGCTTTCTCATTTAAAATCTTTATGGTCTTACTCCACTTATCTTTAACTCCTAATCTTTCATCATCGTCATAGATTTTATCGTGCACCCAGTCGATACTGCTCCATTTTCTTGTATAAGATAAGTCTAGTTCGTCAATAGCTCTTAATCTATCTTTGAAGAAATAACTCCACCAATTTCCTTTATCCATATTTGTCACCTATGCTTTCTTTGCTTCTGCTATAACTGGGTCTTCTGGTATATAATCTTCATTTATTATAAACTCAGTAAATATCTTATCATTAAGTATATTAGAACCCATTTCTTTATGTACTTTACTTGCTATAGTTGCTGCAAGATTATTTATTCCATCATCCGCAAGTATTTCGATAAAGTTATCAGCTGAAACTTCAGGACCTTTCATATAATTCCATACTTGTCTTGTGACATCTCTTATAAGCTTTCTTATCATGTATCCTTCCCCATAGTTATGAGTGGCTCTATAGTTTAAGAAGTCTGTATCACTTGTAATCTTAAACTCATCTTCAAATAGAACTGAATTATCGCAAGAATCTCCTAACATATTTAAACTGAATATATTACAAACTTCCATATATCCATCTGCAATATCTCCCTTCTTATTAAAGTATGTCTTATAGATAGCTTTAACTTCATGCACAGTCTTTTCATCTGTATACTCATTTGTAAAAGCTACGATAACTGGATTATCAAAATAATATCCTATTTCTCCACAAAGTGCTGCATATAGTGAAGCGTCTACAAGTGTATCGTAATCATTTATAATTTCCTCTTTATCAGTTCCAGCTATTGCTATAGGATTTACAAGTACGATAGATAAGTCTAAGAAATCAGCTTTACCATACATATTTTCTTTTCCACTTGCAGCATATAACTCTTTATGGTCATAGTAATAACTTGCAATAATATCAAGTCCTTCTATCGCTTTAAGCTCTGCTAACACTCTATCAAATCTTTCCTTTTTAGTTAAATTCTTCATTTTATATCACTCCCTACTGTAGCCACATATTGTGGTATTATAACATTTTCACATACATCACTATAAACAACATTTTCTACAAATATACTGATATGGTCTTTATCTAAGTTCTTTGCTATAAGCTTATAATCAGCTGACAGTCTATTAGTATTTAAGTTCATATCAAAAGAAAATGACGTTTCTTGTAACTCTTTCAGTATTGTATCTTTTACAAGGTCAAATCTCATAATCATTCTCATAGTATTAAATAGTCCCTTATAGTCAGCACCGTCTATTTCAAATGTGTGCTCTAAAGCTTTCGCTTTACTCTTTTCAGTTGGACCCATAGTATATATACTATCACATACTATATGATGAGTGGATTCTAGTACAGTTTTAAATCTTCTTATTATTATTCCTAATATGAAATTGTGCTTAACGGTTCTAAGTCTATCAACTTCTTCCATATCTTCTGTAAACTGCTTAAATCTAAATGACACTAACATAACTATTCCCCTTTCTTTTCTTCCATAAGTGATATTACCTTATCTCTTAATTCATCTGAAATAAGATTAACCCCATCTTTTGTCATAAGGTCGTCATAAGCTTCTTGTAATATCTCCTCATCATCACAGCTTAACTCATACGACAGTAAAGCCTTAACTAGATTAGAGTAATGACAAGAAGCAAATTCCTCTAATACTCCTTTAATCATTTTTGTGTCTTGGTGTAACTCTTTCATAATTTTCCTCCTTAAAATTTTTATTAGTATTACTACTACATATATTATATATACTTATATTTTCTCAGGAACATAAAAAAAAAAAATAAAGGCTGAGGATTAACCCCAGCCAGTATCTTTATTAAAATCCATTTCTTCCAAAACCACAGCTATTATAGTTATAACCAAATCCACTTCTATTCGTGCTTCTAGTAAATTGGTAATTGAAATTACCACACATAGATGTGAATATTTCTACATGCTTGTGCACTAGATATTTCAAAATCTTTCTAACTGACCAGAATGAGAAGTTATTCTCTCTAACTCCGGCTATGAAGTTACTATCATTTATGATAGCATTTGTGAAAGTTCTATGAAGAATAACCATATTCATCATATCAGCTTTATCGAGAGTTCCAGACTCGAATCTTTCAGCCATCATAACATTATAACTTTCTACAATATTTACATTGTCTGCTACAGACTTAAGACCTCCAAGTAAAGAAGCATACATAGTTACGGAAGTATATCTAACTTCCTTATCTAAATCTTGGATGTCTAATATTTCAGTCGGTAGAGCATTTACAAGCTTTGCATTTTCGCTTTTACTCATAAAATCTCTTGAAGCTCCAACTAAAATTACATCAGATTTCTCTAATGTATTAAAATAGTTTGAGAGTCCAAAGGCATCAACTACCCTACCAATAGGACACATTTCATTTTCCATATCAGTAGATATAAAAATTATGTGTAACTTTTCACAATACCCGCTAGTTCTTCTTCCTAGCCAAGTTAAACCTTTTGCTTCAATTTTCCCTTTTACCAAATTTAACATTTCTTTCTTAGTCATCTTATTGACCTCCTATTTTTAATTTAACAGATTGAAGCTCTCACCCTTTGAGTTTACTTCTCTGTCTTCTTTGTTTATAATATATAGTCAAAAAAAAAAATGCTGTAACCGAAGCTACAGCACTTATTTATATTATAATCTATGAGTTCTATAATACTCTATTCTTCTTCTTAAAGCTTCAGCATATTGTCCCATATACTGTCTTTGCTCATCTAACATATATCTTTCATCATCTGTTATAGAAAGCCACACTGTACTTGCTTTAAAGTTTTCAAGTCTTAATATTCTTTGAGCTAGTTCTATATGCTCTTTGGTAAGTCTTTCTTCTAGTTCTTTATATGAAGCATCTAAAACAAGCAGTGCCTGTCTATCCTTTTCATCATATTCTACAGCTATCTTCTTTACATCAATTATATTAGTTGCAAAGTTAATTAAATCCTCAAATAATATACCTTTATTTGTATCATCTATGGTTACATCGCCACTATCATTATAGTATACGTTTCTGTCAACTATAGTTCTTACAATCTCGTGGATAAGTTCATCATTCTCATTCTTTATGATAAACTTATATCTTTCACGATAGTTCTCTTGGATAAATAATCTAAGAGCTCCATGAAATCTCTCTACAAGTTTATAGAATCCTAAATTCTTTTCTCTACCTTCATTAAAAGCCACTTCCAAACAATTTTTAAATTTTTCTACATTCATTTCTTTTCCTCCTATTTATTTAAAGTTTTTGTGTATGTGTTAAGTACATTAAATTTGCCATTATATTTAGACTTAAATCCTAATTTCTCAAATAAGTGTACTACTGCCTTATTATATCCATATATATTAACTGAGATGCTATTAGGTTCTTTTTCTGATAAGAATACTCTTTTAGAATATTCTTCAGTTCTTTTTATAAACTCTTTAACTAGAGCTTTTCCAATACCTCTTTTTCTTGCATAGTTTTCTACATACAAAGATTCGACCTTAGGTTCGTTTACTCCCCAATCGTCAAGTAAACCTATAAGCTCTCCTGCAACTACACCATTATATTTTGCAATAAGTATGACATGGTTATCATCTGATGATTTTTCAGATATTCTTTCTATAAAGTTTCCGATAGAAAAATTATCAAAGGCTTTAAGATGAGCAGCTCTTACATCTTTACCAATTCTAAAGTATTCACACATACAAAGAAATGATAATATCTCAGGACTTTGAGACCTAAGATTTAAGAAAAATGAACTGCCTCTCATATCTCCGGGTGCAACTCCTTCAACTTTGTATACCGTTATTTCTATCTTATCTTTTTCTTCCATTTATATCACTCCTCATCTGGTATGTATTCTGTAAGTTTAAAATACATCACAGTTATAACTTTAAATTTATCTTCACCTTCAGCTATAGACATAGTATCAGTTGATATAAACTCTACCTCAAATTCATATTCAGATAATGTCTTATCTTTTAATATTTTATTTATATCTTCAGTAGTTGTATCAAACCATTCCCACTCATGATATGTAGGATAATCTATGGTCCTGCTTTTATTAACTCTTGATATTATTCTTGAAACCTTAGAGAAAGTTTTAGGTTTTTCCTCTTTTTTCTTTATTTCGTCTATAATCATATTATGTCTAGCATTTGTAAAGTTTATAACACTTACAAGTTTATCAAAATATATATCAAGGACACCACACATCTTTTCTATATTATATTCAATCTTTGTAGGCTCTGTTGTACCTACGACAGTTACACTGGTACACTTAGATACTACATCTTGTAAATTCTCATCAACAAGTGGTGGCATCTCATGAATACCATTATCTCTAAGTCTTTCTCTCAAAGCCTTTTTAAGTATAGGTACAAACCCCATAAGATTGCAGTTTTCCATTTCCGAATAAGCTTTTAACGTCATTTTTAAATCATCTTTGTCATACATCTTAAATCACTCCCTTTTTAAAAAATATGGGAGAACAATGTCTCCCATTTAGTATTATTTTGTAGTAAGCATCTTTTCAAACTTACCTTTTGTGTAGCTATATCTCTTATCATTTGTCCAATAATGGAACTCTTTAGATTTAGCTGAGTTGTATTCATCATCATTGTCCATTACTTTGCACAAGTTATTATAGACGTACATCATAATAATCTTATCCCTTAAAGCTAATCTCTTAGCTTCAATCTCAAACTCAAAATACTTAGATAGCTTTTCAAAGAATGTAACTTTATCAGTTACTTCTTTGTCGCGTTTTCTCTCAAACATATGGAAGTGGTGTTTGTGCCCAACTTCTTTTTCGAGAATTGGGTCTAATGCTTCCACAAGACCATTTATTGCGTCTTTCCCAAATAACCCTTCTCCAACTTTATTAGTATTGATAACTATAGTATCAATACCCTTTAGAGAGTTAAAGTATACCATAGATACATATAACTCAGCATTTACTTCATCAGTTAAATACCCCGAACCATTTCTCAAATATTCGCTTCCACGAATAATTAAGACATTGCATCTGCTATTCTTTTCATCAATAGCATAATCCAAGATTTCTCCAAAACCTACCACAGCATTTCTTAAATCGTTAATAATTTCTCTTTTCATAATTCTACCTCCAAAATTTTATATTATTGTACTACTTCGTTAATAATATATAGTCATAAAAGGGAATGCTGTTATTATTAGATATCTGCTATATTACGACATTTACTAAAATTCTTATCATTTATTTCGTAATAGCAATAATATTTATACTTAGATTTATGCTTATTTGTATCTGTACCGTATGTTATAAACTTAGTCACAGTTACGTCATTTACAGTAATATCACACCTAGTTGTAAATTTGTATACTTCTGGTATTGAATCTGGTAGTATGTCACCACACATATTATTATACATATCATTGCATAAAAACTTGTCGTTTAATATAAATGTATGACTTACAATATCAACAACATCAGCAAAATCATTATATTCGGTATCTTCTAGCATAAGTATTCCTTCACGAACAAAATGTCTCCCTAAAGATAACACAGATTGATGAATATGCCAGTTATATATCTTCGTAAGTCTTTTCTCCTCATCAGTCATATCTTGTGAAAATTGAATATAATACATCTTTACAGTTACAGTCATAGTATCACGCTCCTTTTACAATAATGCTTAGCGGATTGTAGAAAAAAAAAATAAGGGGACAAGCCCCTATACGTATTTAACTTTATATCTACCTCCTTTAATATTATTTACGGCTATTCTCATCACACATCCGCCGTGTATTGTGTGAGTCTTGAAATTCTCTTTAATTATATCTAACAAATCACGAACTTCCATTGTATATTGGAAATCCATGATATCCAATACACCTAAGTTGTGATTGATGGCTATAACATCATAGCCTTTTTTGTTTGATTTAGTCCATGTTTTAACTAACAGATATTTCATGTCTTTACCTCCCGGTATTAAATTTAGACAGCGAGCTCTTACCCTTGTAAGTTTACTCTTGTCTTCTATGTTTATTATATATAATCAAAAAAAAAACGAGGTCGAAACATTCAAAAACACCCCTTTAGTAATTTTAAAGGAGGTTTTTAAATGAATACACTTAAACGTAACCTTGATTTATCTCCACACGATACTAAAGGAAATCCCCATAGACTCGGGAAAGCTTGGGAGCAAATAGCTCAGCTTCAATTCCTTTTAGGTTCAGTTCTTGGTGTGGATGTAGGTTCTGCAGATGGAACTGTACTACACATACAAGATGTAGGAAATAAAGAAAAGGGAAGACTTTATATTGATAAAAATAATGGAAAATTATATATGTGTCTTAAAAATACAGTAAGACTTTCAAATACCGAAGTTGAGTTTGAAGAATTTACTTTAAATTCAACTTATAAATCTGACGTAGTTGATAGAGGTTCAGTGTTCTTCTTAAATGGAGCTTCTGAATATTCAGCTATTATACCTGCAAGTACAAGAATAGAAGTTAAGAACTTATCTGACTTATCAGGAGTTTTAAACTTAACTATTAAAGCTCGTGGTAGTGATGGTGGAGATGTCTCAAGTTATAGACTATATATAGAAGATAGAGAATCTCGTGCATATACTTTTGCTCAACCAACTCTAAAGAAAAGAATAGGAGAAAAGATATATGTAATATTTGATACAGATGTGACAAAAGATAGTTGTAGAGTTGACTACTATCTATACAAATAGGAAGGTGGTAGATTATGAGTATATTTGGAAGTTCATCATATAACTCTCCTTATAACTTAAACTTAAAGACTTTACCAAATTTACATGTTGCTGAAAATGTAGTAAGAGATACACATTTTAAGAATATGATGAATAATATTAAAGCTGAGTTTATGGAATTTGTTGATGTTGTACTAGGTAACTGTATGAGAAAATATTATTGGCATGTAGATGACGGAAGTTTCATTCTCAATCCTGAAGTTAAGGTTAGTCCTTTACATAGTGATGGTAGTGGCACTTCTGCAGATGTATATATGTCGAGAGCTGACCACTCTATGTATTATGCGGAAGGACATCATATACCTTTAAACTTAACAAATTTAGCATTACAAAATATGAGAGATGCGGAATATGTCGCTACATATTATTGTAAATTCGACACATCTCCACTACCAGTTTATGATGTCACAAATGAATTATCGTATATAAATTATACACTACGTATGCCATACCAATATAGTGGACGAACCTTTAAAGAAGATAAGTCTCTCGCAAAATGGTTTTATAACTACCGTAATGTACCAAGGTGGTATAATGGTATCGACGAGAAAGAAAAGGCAGAAGTAAGGCATATAAATGTACCAAAGGTTAGAGTGAATACTTGGAAGATTCCGATATTTACAGACGGACATTATAATAGTGTGTCTTTTATAAGAGATTTAGATGTACAGATAGACTTTATGCCTAGTCCTTTAAGTAACGATTATTTTACAAAGAATATGGAAAGTTCTTATATAAGTGTCACAGGTAGAGGATTATTTCCGGGAGAAGATTTAGAAGGACAAGAGTTCGACCCAAGTGTTGGTGTGTACCATACTATAAATGGACAGTTTATAGGAGTACATAAAACTGCAAGTCCGGGGAACTTTGAAACAGCTGTAAAAAGATATGTATATTCTTTAAATAAAAGACCTAATAGACATTGTAGATATAGAGTATCCGCGTACGGATACGCTACAAAGCCAAATTTCCCGGGTGTTGAAGAAACATTTCCTGCAAGATGGGTAAATGTTGAAAAGGTATATGATACAGAAGCCGAATATCCTATGTCATTTGGATTTAACTGGCATGGTTCCGATACTTCTAATGATAATCTAGGAGTATTACCCGAAGGTATAGCTCCTGACCCAGAAGACCTTACAAACCCAATGGATATAGCTGTAGACTTTGAGTTTGTACAATGTAAAGTTGATGAAAACTTTAATCCTATAGATACACACCATATTGAAGAGAGAACACCTAAGACTTTATTTGGATATCTTGTATTAAGAGCGTATTCTGGTATCGTTGGTTCTACGCTTCAAGATGGAGTATATGATAAGGAAGCTATAACTGCAGAAGAACCTTTAGCAAATCCTTATACATCATATGATGTAAAAACTAGACCGCACGATGTATTCTTTAAAGTCACTTTAAGAACTCCTAAGCATCAAAAGAGTGTAGGTGGAAACTTCTATAAAATAAGAAGAAGAAATGAAACTGATGTTGTTGAAGATAATGAAGATAGTAAAAAATGGGGTTGGTTGAAAGACAATAAACTTGACCCTAATAAGATTGTAGTAGAATTTAACGATATAGAAAGGATGAGCTTTTTAGATAATAATGTACAATTTGATAGTAATTTGGAGGGAGCTGTATACTTTGCTCCAACATTATCACAAATAAAGACAAATGAGATATTTAAAGATACAGACAAAACTCCCGGTTTTATTCGTCCATCATTTATGACATCTTATGAAAAGTCTCCAGATTTAAGATGGGGAGAATATGATTTCTACAGATATCGTATAAGAGATAATGGTGGATACTTAAGACCACCGATGGATGACATACTTGACTTCATGTATATGGTGCGTTTTTCTGACAGAAGTGGTGTATTTAGTGGATACGTAAATATAGGAACTATGTATCTTGAATGTGTAGAATACAAAAATGACAATAGACTGCAAAGTATGCTAAGTACAATAAATGTAGGGGGTAAATGCTTAGGAGGTGTAATGAAATAATGGATAAATTACCATATCGCTTAGAAGACGATTTACGTACAGAGGTTGCTGCTATACAGCACCCTCTTATTAATGCTTTAATTGGTACACATCTTAATTACAACGATAGCATCTTTTTAGATTTAAGAACTATCAGTAATGCTAAAGCTATGCTCGCTGGTAAAAAGTATGTGTTAGGAAATGATGGAGAGAAAGTTAGAGTTGTAACTAGAATACCGGACTTTTATACTAAGACTAGAGATACTGAAGTTAATACAATAAATGAAAGAGTTATAACTTTATCTCTTAAATCTATAGTGGAAGAAGCAGATAAGTCTTCTCCTTTTAGAGAAGCTAAGTATACTATAGACTTATCTCGTGCTATACCTTATGAAGATGATAAAGGTTACTTACCATACGCATCGTCTAAGTTACATAGTGTAATGCAAAAGTTAAAATATGATAAAAGGGATACACTATGGACTTCAGATTTTGAAGAGTATAGCATCAGAATACCATTATATGTAAAACATGATAACATTGATTTTATAGGAAATGGGTATGAAAGAGATAACTGGGGACTTTTTAACTTCAATAATATACAAGATATTAAGATACAAGGTGTAGAGCTAGAATTTGATACTATTGTTCCTGAAGATACTGTCGATGATAGTAAAATCGAAGGTAATAGATACGAAAATACGTATATCTACCCACCATATATATTTGGACTACAAAGATGGAAAAGCCTACCCATAGATACTGCTTATCAAAAATGTGTAGATTCAGAGCATGTAGACTCTGCAACAGGTACAGCAGCACAATATGCTATACCTAATGTATTGTCTGGTAGACATTGTAAGTACATGATGACATTTGCTAAATCAAAAAACAGGTTTAAAACATTTACGCATGCAGACATGATATATGACTCAATATGTTATAGACCAGATACATCATTTAAGCATTTGTCTTATTACGAATACTTAAAACTTATGCGTGGTGGATATTCTGGTACCAGTAGAGAGAAAGATGTTACTATTGGTGCTAACAACTACTACAATGGTGGAGAAGCTGGGGAAGGTAGTCACATTCAATATTCTGTAGATTACCCATTACCGCTAAATGTAACGTTTGAGTTCGGACATCCAAATTCTTATTCGTATGAGCATCGCGACTATGATGTTAGACGTAGTTACAATATTGTGGGTTGGCTTGTGATAAAGACATATAGAGGGTTTAAACATTTCATGCCGGGAAACTTAGCAAACTTCATACAACGTAGAGGTGACGCTCCTGTACGTGACTTGTCTCCAGAAACATTTATGAATATTGATTTATGGGCAAATTTCTTAAAGGCTTTTACTTGTAAAATTTATATTCCTAGAAAGGTACCATCACTTATTTTAAAACTTAAAAATGGAGAGTACAGATTCTTGGAGTTATATATGGGAACGACAACAAGACAGACTAACACACATACTCTTCATCTTTTAAATTCCAGAAATAAAAATTGGACAGATCCGAGAGCCGAACAAGATAGATTTGGAAATGGTTCTAGTATGGGAAATGCTTACTTACGTCCATTTATAAGATTCTGTAGTATTGAAGCTAGAGAATCGTGGTGGACTAATGGGACTATAGAGTACGAAGAAAATATGTCTCCATTTGGAAGATATATAAAAAGTATAGGTGGATTCAATGGATTCTTATTACCTCCAGAAAGACGTGCTATGCACTGGGATGGTGAAAATGGAGAGGTATACAACCCAAAACTATACGACGGATATATGAATCCGGAAGAGGGGGATTGGAAATAATATGCTATACTATTTAGAAAAATATAATAATTACACCGAAGATAAACGTCTTATAAATTTTGACGTTTTCGACTTACATAACTTAAGACACAGTGACTCATCTATTTATAGGTCCCTTGAACTTATTTTGGGGTCTAAAATAGGTGGAGAAAAATACATACATAATTACAATAAGTACAATATAACAAATGTACAGGTTCCAGAAAGCTCGTTTGAGTTTAAAGGAGATAACTTAAAATCTTTATCTATAAAAGATAGAAGATACTCATTCCTTGGTGCTATGGACACACTTTATGATAAAACTGAAAGTACATATATTTATGAGGTACTTGCTTCCGAAACAAAGGAGTTTAATAAGATTCGTATACCTGTATATATAGATGACGGAAATACAGAAAGTGTAACTAAAGAGGATTATATAAAGGCTATACTTAATTTAGATATAGAGATAAACTATTTGCAACGTAAAAACGTACAACGTCCAGCACTTTTGAATTATGATGCTACCGTCTATATGAATAGCGGTGATAAAGATTATAACCGAGTTGCAAGACGTGTTTTGGATGATGATACAAGAAATAAAAAGCAAATATTTCAAGAACCGTACATGTTTATCGGATATAATAATAGAATGCCGGGTGGTGCTATCGGTACCAAAGGTGCACTAATGACGATGTGGGGTGGCAATACAACTGACCATAGAGCTGGAACGTACTCGGTTTTTACAAGACACAGAAATAGTAGAGGAAATCACAGTTATAAGACAAAGGTTAGTTTCTTTAATACAACTGACGGTACTCTAAAAGAAGTTGAAAAACTTCTTGCTATCAAAAAGCTCATCTTTAATAGCAAACAGCAACTAGAGGCTATAAAATATGAACCAGAAAGAATAAACCTAGTAACGAGTCAAGATATGATTTGGGGTATTACAAAAGGTATGGTTGGGTCAAGTTCGAGTTCTGGTGGCTATGGTGGTGGAACTATATCATCACAGTATGCTATGACATATATTCAGAACTTCCCTACTGTGTATATTGGATTTGAAGAAGAAAATAAATTAGATGTACACCTAGATAGAGAAAAAACTATTGTTGATACAGATGGTCTTAAAAGAGTAGGATTTATAACTGTGACATTCGGAAACTTTAAAGAATTAGGACTACACCCTACGCAATATAATAAAGGTGATATGTATTGTCGTACATCATATGATTATTCTGACAATGCTAGGTTTAATATAAAGATATCTGTACCGAAAGGACTTCCTAATTTGATATATAAAGGTCAAATGGTAACTGGAAGTCCGATATATTTAATGCCGGGTTATGTTGAATATGACAATGATAAGTTTGTAACAGCTGAGCTTGGTATGGGACCAGAAAGACCATTTCATGAAAATGATGATATTAAGTATCTTAATATCAATTCAGAATTTGACCATAGTAGAACTTTTCTTATGAGTCAAATAGATGGAACTAAAGTTAATGATAAAAATAAGGTAATGAAATTATTTAAAAAGGTTACAAGAAATATGATATCACCACTACCTATAAATAAACAATGGAGAAGCGACAATACATTATATTTAGATGGTGTGTATGTTCGTAACTTTGGAGGATGGATACTTCCACCTATGAGACTTGCAGCTTTAGAAAATACCCAATCAAGATGGAATACAACTTACACTTATAATACACAGGATGAATATAAAGTTGGATATGGACTGGCTTACAATAATGAAAATTTCTATAATCGTATTATCAACTTTAGTGAAGAAAGTGACCTATATAAAATTATTACTGGTAAAAATAGTAAATATGCAAAAAATAACGCACAATTTAATTATATGTGTGCTAGAGAATATATAGGACTTAATCCTATATACAAGAGAATAAAACATGATAGTCCACACCCAACTAATGACCTTGATAGTCATGATGGTGCATTATAATAAGGAGGTTTAAATGAATTTTAAAGATTACTTAAGACTTGATACAAAAGATGCTAACTTCTATGTCGTAGAACCCTTTGAATTTCATACTCCTAAGAAGTGTGTGGTGAATATTCATACTGAACCAGTTGTGATGCTCTTTGGGAAGATTTACTCTCCCAAAGACGCATTTGATGTAACTCAGTGTATATCAACAAAGACAAAGTTCTCAAGTTATATAGAAGAAGAAGACAGATATAGACTTATATATGAAAAAGGAGATATATTTGCTTCCAATAATATGATTGAGTCTATATCAAATCAAGAAATAATAAATAACTTATTCTTACAAGGACAGATACTTGAAGATATGGAATATCAAAATGTATACAGAGCATATATGAATGCTTCTCGTGAGAATATGGAACTTGATGTTCCCTTATATTATTACGAATACATGATAGCTATACTTCTTGCAGATAGAAAGGATAAATCTAAACAAGCAAGGTTTAGAGACATAAATCACTTTGCTTCTTTATCTATTAAGCAGATAAATACAAGAGCTGAGACATTTGTTGCACTTACGACAAATGACTTGGACACTATGATAATATCTTCTTTAAATGAGAAAAAAGATGCTCTTGAAAGTCCTGACAAGAAAGTATTCTTGATGTAGGATACAGAAACAATATATTGATATCTTTTTATGATATCATTATTTTATTACTCATATTGTGCGTGTCGCATAAGTTAATATTATTAAAGAGATGTATTTAAAGTAAACTACAGTTATGGCAGGGGAACCCCTGCCATAAACCTTTATTTATATTAATCTTTTATATACATCATCTTCATCTCTAAGTAGTACAACTATATCATACTTAGTAGGAACCTTACGCCAAGCTTTAAGATAAGCTGCACTAAATGTTGAGTTACATAAATCTAAAACATCAGCTTTATGCACATGCTTGAAATAATCTAAACGCAATAGATATGTATACTTAATAGTCCTACAATATTTTCTTATCTTCATAATATCTCTAGGTGCACATTTACATATCTTTTTAAGGTCACTATAACCTAAGAATACCCTTGATTTTTTATTTAAGTTTCTCATAGCTTTAGTTATGGTATTACACTTTGAATATCCTTTATTTCTCATAATCTTTCTCCATCTCATTAATCATGTAGCTTCAATATAGCTTTATATTTAACCCAAGACTTATTGTTCTTTTTGATACGATGTGATACAAATAATTCATCTATTACAGATAATATATCTCTATTATGACAGATTCTAAAATACCAATCATCCATAACAAAAATGCAAGGAATCGTTTTTGAATATTTTCTTATCTTCATAATACTTCTAGGTACTCTTCTTAATATCTTTTTAGTATCAAGATAGCTAAGTGCTCTCTCTTTCTTATTAACACCTATCCATACAGATTTAAAAAATTTTCTTGAACTCTTTTTACTCACTACTTTTATATCTGTAATTTCCATTTACTTCTCATCTCCTAACGATTCTCCTATTACTTTAATATGCTCCTCTATTTTTCTATATACAGCTTTATTCATTTCTTTATACTCTTCAGACATTGAAGCTATAGTATCTTCTATCTTCTTTTTCTTTTCTTCAAATAGCTCTTGAGTTAATACTCCTTGATTTGAAAGACTACATAGCTCATCTGTAAGTGATAATATTGTATTTTGTTTCATTATCTCTTTAACAGCAGATAACGCAGACTGATGTTTTGACATCTCATCTCCTCCTGTCAATTTACATATTTCAGCATCGAATGACCATTTGTGGTTACAAGCGTCCTTACATAAATCCATAGATACAATTTTACCACCAACCATTCTAGGAGCTAGAGTTGCACCTTGCATTACTTCAGATAAGTCATGATGTATCTTCTCAGAATGCTTCATAGCTCTTTCTAAATCATCTTGTAGACCGTGTGCTACATAATCAGGACTTACACCACCAAATAGTAATCCACCGCTACCATTTAGTTTCTTTGGTAATTTAGCACTACTTCTATCATATACTTCAATATGTCCTATAAGTCTTTCTCCGTCTACTGTAACCTCAGTTATCTTATGAGTAGCATTCTTTTTAATAGCTCTTAAATCTAGCTTCGGAACTCTATAAAAAATATTATTTTCTCTTTCCTTTTCTCTTACTTCCTTTCTTAATATGCTTCCTATCCCTGTTGACTTCTTCGACATCTTCTTTATCCTCCTTTAAGATTCTACATTTAGCAAGTTCGATTCTTATATTCTGTAATCTATTCTTTATACTCTCGTGAAAATTATCCATAATCCCCCCTTTAAATAAAGGTAGTGATAAACTCACTTAAGAGTTTATCACATTCCAATTATTCATTTTCTGTTTCTTCCATAATTTCCTTTAAAGCTTCTTTAGACCTTTTCTCAACTTCATCTATATTTTCTAAAGTATCACTTACTTTCTTTTGAATACCATCTAAGATTTTCTTTCCTTCTTCATCTAGTTCTTCTTTCTTTTCAACTCCAAGTGCTGTAAGTTCTTCATGTAGTTCTTCTCTTAGAGTTTCTTCATTTTCTGTAACTTTGTCTATCTTATCAGAAGCTCCTTCTTCTATAACCTTTGTAGGTTCTCCTGTTAGCTCTTCCTTTACAGCTTCTAAAATCTTAGGGATTTCTTTAGCTACAGGATTTACTAATTCTTCAGGTACAGTTATAGATACTTCTTCTTTCTTTTCTTCAGAAGCTTCTTCAAGTATTTCTGTAGGTTCTTCGTCCACTTCTTCTAATATTTCTTCGGATTCTTCTGTAGGTTCTGTATAATCCTTTATCTTAATAAGCATAGATTCTTTATAAGTCTTAAGCATATCTTCATCAAACTTAACTGTAACTCCTTCTACAGCCTTATCAAGCTTTTGAGCGAACGATTCCCATACAGCTCCTGTAACTGGTAAGAATCCATTAAATAAGCATTCTAAACCTCTTATGAACTTAGAGTTCTTCATTATTCTTTCTATGAATAAGTGATAGATAATAGAAGCTACTATAACCTTACCATTTAACTTAATATCTACAACTTTCTTTTCTTCTCCATTTTCATCTTTTTCTACTACTTCTTCCTTATCTCCATAATTAGATACAAGTCTATCATGTAGCTGTCTTACACCCATAACACCTAAGAATGCCATATTATCTGCCGATTGTTTACAATCTGGAGATGGTTCTACTTTCTCATCAAGTACACCATCAACAGCTACATTCTTATTAAACTTCTTATATCTTCTTATAGCATTAAAGATATACTCAGGAGTAAAGCAATCTAGTGCAAATCTTTGAGAAGTATCCATAAGTTTAAATAACGTATCTGTATCTGTAATAGATTGGATATTAGGTTCAGCTATATCCATATTGAATTTATCTACATCTAAATTCAAATCATCCACATATTGTTGTAATATAGCAATAGAAGTATCTACAGTATTTACTATATCTTTATCATTCCAGATAATACCAAGTTGCATACAAAGTCCTTCTAAAGCTGCTAAGATATCAGTTCCAGTAATAAGTCCTAACTCAATAAGTTTCTTAACTATTATGATATTGTCTTTAGGTTCTTTAACAGTTTCTCCATTTATATCTCCAGCCATCTCACTAACAATAATTCCACCTAGCTCATCATACTCAAATTTAACTAGAGTTTCTTTCTTAACATCTTCTTTTTCTTCAGCAGTTAATGAATTCCATTTTCTAAGACCTGTAAACTTTCTTTCAGCTATAGCTTTTCTTACATCAGCGATATTCATAGCTACTATCCATCTATCATCTTCAGCTGTTCCTTTAGAATTATATTGATATTTATATAAATCAAATAAAGCATCAAATTTTGGAAGTACATCTGCTACTTGACTATCTTTAATAAGCTTAGAATAGTTATAAGTATCATATACAGTTTTGATACCTTCCTTTACGTGCATGTGTGAAGTTCTATCTTCAAATGCTTCCCAAGTCATAGTCATAGTATTTATACTATCAAAGAATACTCTTTTAGCTATATCATAAGATAGCTTCTTTTCATATTCATTTCCTCTTTCATTCATAGCAATTATTGCAAGAGCATTTATTCTATTAAGTTTAGTTTCAAACTTAAGTTTTTGGTCCATAAGCTCACGACCCTCAAGTTTCTTCAATGTATCATTAGCATCATTCATAAACATTGTAAACATAACAGGTCCAACTCCTATTTTAGTTCTCCAGTCTTGTAATATCTTAGTATCTACACTTCCTTTATCAATTTTAGTTTTCTTAGCCATTTATTTCCTCCTTAAGTTTTTGGTTATTTATCCATACTCTTCCGTATATTATTTGTGATTTAACTGAGTTAATTACAACTGGGTTTGCTATAATCTCAGCTATATTCATTCCTTCTTGATATGTAAATACTTCAAAGAAGTTTTGTCTTGCTGTTTCAAAGAATATATTATCGTGAAACTCTTTACATCTTTCTAAGTACCAATCATCAAATGCTTCAGTTAAATCAATGGTATCTTCTATCTTATTTAAAAGCTCTACCGCTAGAGCAGACGCTTCTTCGGTATTATCTATAACTTCATATCCAAACTTCTCTACTATGTAGTATAGTAGTATCTTAGATATAGTAGTAAATCTTTGAGTTACAAATAGTTCGTAAATCTTAAAAAGCTCTTCTAAATCATCAGCACGAACTTCTACAAAAAAAGTTTCTTCTATAAGTCTATCAAGCTCAACGACGAAATCTTGACAGAACTTCTGTCTTGCTAAGAAATCGTCGGGCTTGATGTATTCATCTGTATATTGAGTTATATTACCAGATGCGTAAGCTATAAGTGTAGCTTTTGAATTCGCATAATTTGCAACTTCTAAATTGGCAGTAGCAGTTTTTACCTCATCAAAAGATGCTCTTATTTGCGGAGCAAATAGATTTTCTATATCTTCAAAAGGTACTATGTTACTTTCAGTCATCTTAAAACCCCCTTTAATTTATCTCTAAACGGGTGTTTTTGGGATTTTACTGATTATTTCACATCTTCTCTTAGCATACGGTTTTAAAGTTTTCTTCAGGTCTTCTAATAAGTTTAATATATACCCATCTATATCTTTGAGATTTTTATTGATATCTTTTACTTCTTCTTTTATAACCTTTCTCTCAGCCTTAATAGAATCCCCTTTATTTATAAGAGTATATAGCTTAGTATCAAGTATTGCATTTACTTGTATGTCACTAAGTCCTTTATACTTCTTTTGAAGAGCAATTCTTGCCTCTTCTTTTCCTTTAGATTTTCTTATGATATCAATTACTGTATCATAGTTTTCAATTACAAGCTCTATACCATCAAGTATATGTAGCCTTCTTTCTTTATTCTCTTTAAGAGTAGTTAGATGTCTTATAGAAGTTTCAGTATTCATTTTATGAAACTCTTTAAGCATATCTATTATACCAAGTCTTTTAGGTACTCCGTTTACTATGAGCACATTTGATATATTAAACTTAGCATAGCAAAATCTTGCATTTATAAGTGCTTCTATAGTAGCATTCAAATCTGCGTCTCTTTTTGTTATAACACAAATTCTTACCCCTTCTTTAGACGACTCATCTCTTATATCAGCTATCATCTGCGATAGCGGATTCTTTTGGTCTCTGCACTTTATCACAAGTTCACCTATCATAGCATCCTTTGCCTTATCAGGAAGAACCGATGTGAATACTATTCTCTTTCTTCCTCTACCTTCATCTTCTATCTCATAAGGTAGCATAGCATAATAACTTCCTCTACCAGTTTGATATCCCCTATCAATACTGACATCATCTATTATATAACAAGGCATAACTGGGTCAGGACCTTTTAAATACTTTCTTATATTCTTATTAGTCAACTTCCCATTCATATAAGCTATATATGTATCTATTACTTCTTTAGGATTATGTGTAGGGAAATCTGTTGCGAATCCTACAGCTGTACCAGAAGTACCATTCACAAGTGACATAGGTATAAGTGGAACTAAGTGCTCAGGTATATCTAAAGTATTATCATAGTTCTTCTCATAAGTTACTCCTAATTGATTATTCTTAAAGAATATGTCAAGAGTTTCAGGATTAACCTTAATTTCTGTGTATCTGGGGCTCGCAAAACCGTCCGAACTATCAAGACTTCCGAAGTTTCCTTGTCCTATACCGTAAGGAACGTACATCTTAAATGGTTGTGCTAGTCTTACCATTGTTGTGTATACTGACATATCTGAGTGAGGGTGATATTTACCTAATACGTCTCCCACTATTCTTGCAGATTTCATGTTATATGAAGCATCTTTTAATACATATAGTATTCTTCTTTGTGATGGTTTAAGTCCATCTTTCAAGTGTGGTATCGCTCTTGAAGTAATAACCGAAACTGAGTATGCCAAATAACTATCTTTCAATTCATCGCAAATATCTCTACGCATAATATTTGCAGTTTTATATATTGCTATATCTTCTTTATCCATAGGCTTACCTAATTTTCTAGTACCTAATGGAAGTTTTTTCACACGATTCATCTCTTAGTCCTCCTAATTCATTATCATTTCGTGTGTTATAAGAAATGGTGGGAAAATCCCACCATTACCATATTGTCTTGTGTACAATGTATTTATCATCAATAATATTCATATCATTATTATTGACGATATCAGCAAGTGTCGATAAAGCATTCATAGAAAAAGCCTTATGAAACCATTGCTGTCTTAAAGCACCTATCATAAATTCATGTATAGGTACATCAGCCTTTTCAGGATTTGCATATTGTATAGGTTCTAATCCGTGATAGAGTTGCATAAATCTATACAGCTTTTCCTTTACTTTAGTGTAAGGTATACCAAGCTCTTCACATATAGATATTATACCTTCGTGTATAATTCCATATTCGCAGAATTGAATTTGGAATAGTCCATGAGCTTTTTCTTCTTTACTACCCTTAACTAATCTTTTCTTAATTCCGTGCTTATAAGCTTCAGATGTACGTTTTAAGCACATGAAAGCTTCTTCTAGGCTTTTGTATTGCTGTCTATATTCCTTATAGTATTCCCAACAAGCGTCGATATCAGGACTGATATCTAGCTTCTCAAGACTCGCTTCTAACTTATTTCTCTTTACAATAAGTGTATAGTAAGCATCAAGCAGTGCTTTATGTAATACAAACTTTTGGTTCTTCATATTTCCTCCTAATCAATATTGTCAATATTTTGATTATTGTCCCAATCTTCTACTTCCATTTCCATAACATCTAATACTTCTTGTGGGATAAGACTTGTATCAAGATTTGGGTCAGTTATTATATTTCTGAATTGCTCTACTAAGTATTCTCTTTCTTCTAAAGTAAATTCATAGCTTCCATCAAGCTTTCTCATAGAACCGTTTTCAATAACTATATAGTTACCATCAGCAACTAAGTTATCCCAGTTAGCTCTTATAAACTCTTTGCTTTCTTCATCTCTTGAAACTCCTGACAACATGTTATCTTCATCTACAAAGTATATATGTGATAAATCAGGTACTTTATCTTCTACTGGTGCAGGAGTTGTAGGAGCTTCATTTAAAGCCTTTAACTCATCTTCAGTTGCATCATGTGTTCCTCTTGTGAACTTTTCTAAAGTTTCAGGACTCACTATAGTTTCAAGCTTTATACTTCCACCCTTTTCTTTTACAGCTTCTTTTGCTACATCATTTAAAGCAAACTTAAGTGGAACTCCTTCCGCGTTTACCTTTCCATCTTCTGCCATAAATTGTGGGTTTTCAAATCCTGTGAATTTAGGTTTAACACCGTTACTTCCTGCTTTCTTAAGCTTAGGTGCTGCATTATTATTATCTTCTTTAAGAGCGTCAAGATTCATCTTAAATATGAAAGGTTTCTTTTCTTTCTCAGCATTTACTTGGTCTTCTACGGTATCTTCAACACTTTTAACTCCTAATAAATTTTGAGCATCTTCAACCATTTTATCCATAGCTTCTTTAGCCTTTTCAGCCTCTTTGTCCATAGCTTCTTGCATTTCTTTAAACTTAGCTGTATCTATAACTTCTTTTTCAACTGTAGGTTTTGGTGCAGGTCTTGTAGACACAACTTTATTATCATCTTGCACTTCTCTTGCTCTATATGCTCTTGCAAGTTCTACTAAGTCTTTAGAACTATCAAGCTTTATAAGGTCATTATAAACTATAAGCTCTCCTAGCACTTCTGCGTCTATTTGGTTAAGTCCTACGCCATTTATAACCATGGCGGTCATTCTATTCTTAGATGACTTTATTCCTTGTATATCAATAGTTTCATTCTTGTCCACAAGAACTGCTACCATTCCAGTTACCATACCAAAATCTTTAAAGTTCTTTTCATCTTCTTGAGATGATATAAATACTCTAGGCATTCCAGACTCAATATGTCTTGTATATAATATTTCTCTTTCCATTTCTTTTTGTAACTTATCTAAAGTATCATATTTTAAACTTTCTTTTAAAGCTGCTTCATTTCTTATAATAAAACTTTGTATCATTTCTAAATCATTTACATTGTAACTCATAACTATTCCTCCTTATATATTAAACCTTTTATAATTTTATTTTATTTACAGCGTCTTCTCCGAATTCTTCTTTAAGAATTCTTATCTTTCTTCTAAGTCTATCATCAGCTCTATCTTTTGCATCTTGAATTCTCTTTTGTTCCCTTTCCCTTTCAATCCTTTTTATATCATCCATCATTACAGTTGCTGCTATTAATGTTAATAAACTCATCTTTCTCCTCCTTTTATTAAAGTGATAGTGGGGATTTCTCCCCACTTTTTATTTTTCTTCTTCCTCTTTTGCCTTTGGGTCAAGAACTTCTAAAAGTTCCTTTGCATCTGTTTCATACGCTTTTACAACATCTTTATTTTCTTTAAATAGAGATGATATAATTCTTGCATAAGAAATCATATCTTTTAGCTTTTTCTTTAACTCATCTTTTTCCTTTTCATCCATTTTCTTAATGTCTGTCTTACCTTCTAATTCTTTTGCACTCTCAGACATAAGTTTTATCATAGTACCCATACCTTCTAATTGATTAAGGTAGTAGTCTATCTTACCAAAGTGAGTTCCAACCTTAGGTTCTTTTACTTCATAAGGTTTAAGACCGTCTCTTAGCTTTTGAATCATATCAACAAGCTTATCTCCTCTTCTTTTAGATAAAACCTTGTCTCTAACCTTTCCTACTAAAGTATCAGAAACGAAGTCAACCATTGTAAATACTAATGGTTTTTCATGAATATCATTAAGCATATCCATTACAGCTTGTGGCTCATACTTTAATACATCTTCCTTCTTTTCACCTTTTGATAAAATCTTGTCTAAAGCGATTTTTGTAAACATCGCTAAACCTACTTTTGCATTTACTTCTCTTGCTGATAACACTCTTTCTTCCATCTTTATTCCTCCTATTTATTTTTATAATTTTTCTGTATTACCATAACGTTTTTGAAATCTTTGAAGTTTCTCTTCATAGTTTTCCAAAAGTATCGCCATTACTTCATTTGACAGATTATTTGACATAATCTGTGCTTTCAGTTTTGCGAAGTCTTCTACGATATAACCCATATCTTCATAGAACTCCTTAGTTGGTACTACAATCTTAAGACTTTCGGTTACCTGTGGATTCATACATCTCACAGCAGTTACCTCATCTTCAGATATATTATATTTTTTAGCGAGTTCTTCAACATTAACACCGCCATTAAATCTAGCAAATACAGTTCTACTGTCACCCATATCCTTTGCTTCTAATATATCATTTACTCTTATTCTTGGTTCCATTATAACCAACTCCTTTCTTGTATTTAATTTATAATATATATCCTTATTTATTATTCTTTCTAAACTCAAGTATTTCTTCCATTTCCTTTTCAAGCTCTTCTTTGTACTTCTCTTTATACTCTTCAACGTAAGCTTCGTGATTACTTCTATCGGCATATAAAGCGTCATAGTTCATAGGTGGAGCTTCTACATAGTTATCAGGGTCTACAAGTATTTCATTGAAGTATCCAAAGCATAACTTATTTACAAGTCCCGGAGCTTTCTTAATACCATTTATGTAGCTCATAAACTTTAAGCTTTCATTTGCTTTCAAAGGCTTTGAGAAATCCATCTTTTCATCATATCCATCTTTTGTACCATCATCAACATGCTTACAGATAAGATTTCTGCATACAGTTTCTCCAACTATATAAGGAGATTCTAGTACCTTATTAAGCTCAGTTATTGGGTCTTTATAATCAAATGGTCTCTTAAGTATAGCTTTAATATCTATATAAGATTTAGACTTTCTCATATTCTTATATATTACATGAAGATTTCCGTCTTCACGAAGCTCAAGAAGTCCATCTGAAGTTACTTCATATATACCACCATCAGTTTCTACCTTAAATCCTGAATATAAAGTTCTTGTCATATCTTTAACTGGGTCTTCAACTCTATACTTTTCATCTATTACAATCTTACCATTAACTTGAACTATGTCAACATACTTAACATCAATAACTATAAACTTATCATGATAGAACTTGATATTTCTTATAATAGTAATCATATTATGCTTAGATGATAGGAAGTTTTGTCCCTTTTCTCCAATATACTCTTTCGTGAACTTAACTCCTAAGTTTGCATTTGCTCCCATAGGACCATAGACATTGTCAAAGTATATATGCTCACCAGCACAATATCTACAGATACCTTCTTTAGAGTTACAAGTAGATGGAGAACGAAGCTTTATCTTCTTCCCAATAAGTTCAGTCATATCCTTTGTAATAACAGTTACATCTTTAGGATTATCATTTGTAATCATGTATCTGTCATTTAGCATATCAAGGTCATGCTGGTCTTTTATCTCGTATTCTCTATAGTGAATACTATCACACATATACTCAGGATTTTTATGTAGATAGTTTGAGTTATTAAGGTATGAGATATACTTCTGGAAAGCTCCCGGGTCACGAATATCAAGCTTAGTTATAATAGTTGCACATCTTGATATATATGACTCATAATAGAAACTCTTTTCAGATTGTATACCACGAAGCCAAGACTCAGGTTCAATATTAGGTATCACTTCATCTTGGTCAGGACGTGTACCTATCATAAATAGACAGTCAATAAATTGTGCAAGTCTTACCCCAGTTCCAGCTTCAAGTAAACTTCTTAAAGGTTGAATATTCTTTTCAGCAACTACCTTTTCTATGTAATCAAGAGTATGATTTTTAAGTTCTTCAACTTCCCATAAAGACATATCATCACGCTTTATAGGACCATTTAATATCCAGTCTCTTAAGGTATCATCAGCATCACAAAGCTCAAATATATCAAGCATTGATATATCCATCATTTTCTTACTATCAATTACCCAAGCAAACTGAACGAATGCTTCACGAAGCTTCCCAACCACTTCAGTTACTTCAAAGAACTTCATTCCCATTCTATTAAAGCAATCATCTTTTACCATATCAATATAACTATCTTGAGATTTGATATTTCCCGATTCAGTAAAGATGTAATCTTCATAATTATCATATTGACCTTTAAGTATATCAAACTTCTTAAGCTCAGTAAATATAAGCATATTAAGTATAGCCTTAGCAAGTGGCATTCTTGCTATCGGTTCTTTATCTATTGTACAAACTACTGGAGTATTAAGTTTATCCATGTCCCAATACTCATCTATAAACAGCTTTGGAAAGTTCGGACTTACAGTTGCAATTAAAGGTAATCCCTTATCTTGTATCTCACTCCAAAGTCTTTTTACTATTGCTTCCTTTCTTACTAACATCTTATGCCTCCCTTACATATCTCCCTACAATCAATGTAGACTCAATTAGCTCCAGTTTCGTATTTACCTTCATATCTAAATTCTCATCAGCTTTTAATAGTTTATCGACTATTTTGAAATACTCATCTCTATCGTATTTCTTTACATATCTCACATACTTATTCCACGCTTTTCTTACATCTTCATAAGGTTTAGCTGTATCTAAATCTATAATCATATTAAACCCTTTCATTACGACTTTCTCTGAAGGCATTTTCATCTTCATCTACTCCTTTCATATGATATGTATTAGTTTCTGAATCCCATCTGTAACAAGTATTACCAACGATTATCCATCTATTCTTGATATTATCAAGCTCAATACCGTGACGTTTCCAATACTCTATCATGGTATTGTAATCTTTTCTTACATCTTCATTTTTACTTAAGATTCTCTCTACCATACGGTATAGAAGTCTTGTATCAAATATATGAGCATAATCTATAATCTCTCCTATAAAATCATGACGGATATATTCACAAAACTCTTCATAAGTTCTACCCCCAGTTATAACTGGTGCACAGCGTACCATTGTGATAAATTGCTCTGCTTCCATCGTAGTTGGTATTTTGTAGCTAATGTCAAAATTATATAATTTCATAACTATTCCTCCTTTTTAATATTAATTCGTTTATCATATTTATAATATATATCCAAAACAAGCTATTTCGTAGAACGTAAAAAAAAATAAGAGGGTGAGAATTACCCCACCATTATTTTTAGTCATCTGAGAAAAGGTCATACGAAGCAGCTAAAGCTTCTTCATGAGCATATGACTGCTTTTGTGGAACAGCATACTTCTTTACGACCTTTTCTGTACGGTCATAGTACTCATTCTTTCCTAATTCATGATAAACTCCATTGTCATCACGATAACCAAATCCACATTCAATAGACAGGTCTTCATGGTACTTAACAAACCTTGCATGGTCCACAGCGTCATGAACCTTCTTATGAAGTGGAGAAAGTTCCTTTAAAAGTTCAGCATTGTTAATATTTGGTAACTCCAATACATATGACATTTCGTTAGGTAGTTGAACGAATGTCCATAATTTCATATATTCTGTAACTGTGATATCTAGTGTCAGATTTCTCTTAGCTAGAATATCCTTAACCTTTTGGAATTCTTCAGGAGTTAGATACTTTTCTCCATGTTCACGGAGAGTATCAATCCATTGCCCAACAGCAATCCAAGGACTGTTACCGAACTCTTTTAATACTATAAATTTCCCTTTAACATCTTTTGTTGCTATATATATATCTATAGTGATAGAGATATCCCAAATTAAATCATACAACCATTCAAGTAAAGGTTGACGATTGAACTCCTCTCTATCCATTTCCCTTATTGTATCTATAGCGTCTTGAATACTATTTGCTTTCACAAAGTCTTTAATAGTATTTAGTAGCAGATTTATAGACTTGCTAGTTCTAGGAATATATAGAAACTTATACCCTAAAACTAAATCCATGTATTGAGTTGGATATTTTGAATCCCATAACTCCTTTATTATGCTTGGATTATCTACAATCTTTTGCAATCTGTCAGCAAATCTCACAGGGTTGTGTCCTGTGATATCTGACCTTCTTTTTCTTTGTCTCAATAAGTATTGTAATCTGCTTTCTAAACTTTGCCATTTTGCATTCATTCCATCGTATTCATATAATTTCATAACTATCGACCTCCCACAGTCTTTTAAATAAATTTAGACATTAAGTTCTCACCCTTGTAAGTTTACTTTGTCTTCTTTGTTTATAATATATAGTCAAAAAAAATAGAGTTAGGATAGTAGAAAATAAAAAAAAAATAAAGGCTGGGAAACCCCAGCCAATATTTTATCTTAGAGGTTCAAAAGTGACTGGGTCATAAAACCTAGCCATTCCATTAAACCCTCTTCTTTCTAATTTTAAAACTCTTTTGTGGACACTACCATTGTATCCACTTTCAGGTATCTCTATTTCGATACCTTTCTTTAATCCGTATAGAGAGCCAAGGAGTACAACTCTGTACCCTCTAGTTTCTCTTATCGCATGTTTTAAACTAAGGATGAAAAACTCTCTACGAGTTAATCTTTTATTTTCTTTAATGCTTATTCCAATCTTTCCATTTCCTATTTTTTGTATCATTTTTGATTTCATGTCTTACCTCCTCAAGGTATTAAATTTAGACAGCGAGTTCTCAACCATTTTGAGTTTACTCTTGTCTTCTATGTTTATTATATATAATTGAAAAAAAAACGCGGTGGGAAACCCCACCACATCTTACATATCTGGATTTCTAAGCTTGTTTATAGTTTCTTGCATATTAACTCTAAAGTCAGCAACTTCAGAATTATATTTGTCTTTAAGCTTATTAACTGCATTTACATAGTTAGCATAAGCTTCAGTAGCTTCTTTTAAATCATCATCATCTATATCTTTAGCCTTTGCAATAGCTATAGCTATAGTTGCATCTGTTCCAAAGTCAATAGCTTCTTTAACTCCTTCTTTTGCCTCATCTAATATTTGATTTACTATATTAAATGAAACTTTGTATATATTACAAAGAGTTTCTAATTTGTCAGTAGGGAATACTTGACCTGTAGTTCTCTCATCAGCCATAACAAGAGTTGCTACAGCAAGAGCATTATTTTGAGCCATGATAAACCTCCTAATTTTATTTTAATATCTTAAAACCTTGTTTTTAAAAACACCTTTTTGAAAGAAAGGGAGTGGTGAAATGAAGATTTATGAGAAAACTTATACTAGCGAACTAGCTAGATTCTTTACTGATAAAGAGACTTTTAAGAAGAATTGGATAACTCATATGCTAACTAAAACTAGAGTAGATGATACAAACTATGAAAACTTAGGAGTCATATTTGAAAAGGCTTATAAGCAAACTACAATAGAATATAAGAACTCAGTTCAAGGTAAGACAAGACTTGTAGGAGCACTTGATTTTATACATGAAACTTATAAAGATGAAAAGATACTTGTTGAGAATGGAGTAATATTTCGTAACTCAAGAGAAGTATTTGCACCCACAGTTGAGTCTGAGATATACTTATTTAAAAGAAGAAAGACAGTTAAAAAGCTTGGTAACTATTGGCTTACAGAAGGGAATGACCCAATAGTTGGAGCAATATATGACAATCTTCAAAAGAATATAAAGATACTTATGAATACTTATTATGGGGTACTCACTAATCCATACTCAAGATTTTATAATAGGGATTTAGGGGATAGTATTACAACCCGCGGTAGAAGTTCTATATCGGTATCGGCACTTTCAATAGAAGGTGCCTTTGGTAAGAGAATACCACAAAAAACTGAAGCACTTTTAACTTATTTTGAAAATGCTGCAAAGTCTTGTATTGATGAAGATATACTTCTTGATATGAATGAAGTATATAATACTCACATGTATGGTAAATCCGAAACTTTAGGAATACTTGATGAGTTTCATCTTATGAACCATTATGACAAGCCTTTACTTGAAGCTATACTAAAGAAATATACAACTCATGAAAGATGTAAGATATTCTTTAAGAATAACTTTAAAAGAGTAGCTGAGCTTAAGATATTTAAAGAGAATATAGTTAAGTTTATGAAAGATAGTATATCTAAAGATATTCCTTTCCTTGACCCAAATGAAGTTCCATTTGAGGAAGCTAATTCTTATATAAATAACTTAAGAAGAATATCAGACCAAGTATTAACCGCTATGTATGTATACTCATCTGATTATATAGCTGAAAGAGAAGTTATAGCTACAAACTCTCAAGAAGTTATACAATCAATAGATAGACAAATGATACCTGTTATAGACACAGACTCAAACTTCTTATCTTATGAGAATGAATACTTTATGCTATATGATATATTAAAAGATAGTATAAAAGATATACCACCAGCAGATGATGATAATACTTTCTATACTATATCTAATATGTGTGCAATTATAATGACACAAGTAATAGATACAGCTCTTGCAAGATATAAAAGACATGTAAATATATTACCTGAGAAGAATAACTGTCTAAAGCTTAAGAATGAATTTCTATACTTAAAACTTCTTATAACTTCAAGAAAGAAGAACTATATCGGACTTATATCTTTAAAAGAAGGTAAACCTTATCCTAAACCTAAGCTTGATGTAAAAGGACTTGTATTTAAGAAGTCTTCAGTTAATTCAAATATAGGAGATAATGTGGAAGGAATAGTATCTAAGGTATTAAAATCTGATAAGCTTGATATAGGAGATATAATAGCTGATACAAGAAAGATAACTCATAATATACTAGATGCTCATAAAGACAATAGACTTCTTGATTATTGCGTGGCATTGAAACTAAAGACAAAGCTTCCTGAAACTGATATATCAGATTATAGATATAAAGCAGTTACACTATGGAATGCTCTTGCTACAGAAGAAAAAGATATAATAGAAACACCTGCGTCTTTCTATGCTATACCTATTAGTATAACTGATAAGTTTAAGGAAAAACACCCAGAAGTGTATCAAAAAATAGTATCTTGGCTTAACGAGAAAAACACCCTTATGATAAAAAGACACCTAGTAGAGATACTAGATAATCCCAAATCGAAGAAGTATGAGTTTATTTCGTTTGTACAACAAAACTTCGATTTGACAAATATACACTCAGCAGATGACTGGAAAGATATAAGAGCTAAGGCACTTAAGCTTAAGAAAGAAAGAAAGCTTAAGATATCAGCTGAAGATATACCATACTGGACAGAAAGTGATATATCTAAAATAGCGTATCCTATAACTTCTGAAGTTGTCCCTGTGTTCATATTAGACCTTGTGAATACGGATAATTCACTGGTTCTAATTAATTCTCTTTTGGCACCAGTAATACAGGAACTACATATAGTATGTCCTAGAAATACTGATGGTAAAAGACTTGTCACAAATATCATAGACGCTTAAGGGGGTGACAATATGTTTAAGAAGATACTATCTAGTATTAATATCTTTTCTTTCTTAGGTAAAATAAAACACTTAAGAATTATGGATATACCTAGAGCCATAATAACTTTCTTGCTAAATAGAATAGCTGGTACAAAAACTTGGTTCTTACTTCGTTTCCTATCAAGAATAGTAATTGACGGAACGGAGTATGATATATCAGGTTCTGACGGTAAAGTATACGAAGCAGAAACTAAAACTGGTGGAAAGGTAACGTTCACTAAAAAAGATATTAAAGATGCTGTCAAATCTGCTCTTAAAAAACAAGCAGAACCGATTACTCTTATGAATGAGCTAGTAAATCTCACCGATATCAAAGTTAATATATCAAAGGATATAAATATATCTAATGGTGAGGACTTAGTTCGCACATCTGGTAAGTTCTTAAAGCTTGTATTCAGTTCTGAAGATGAGAGTAAGGACACAAAAGAATAATTATACTTAGGAGGAATGTAATGAAATTAACGTTAAAACAGAAATTCTTTGGAGACTTCATTGAATTTTTAAAGGCAAACAAGAATAAAAAGATAATAGATTTGGGTAAGTATGAAGGTAAAGACAAGGCTTTCATAATGGACTTTGCTCAGTTCTTGTATATGACTAAGTTATTTCATTCATTCAAGAAGGACAAAGTTGTGTCGGGGAACGACGGGGCCCCCCCTCCTTTTCTCTTCTCTACTCTACTCGTCCCCTCCACCCTCCACCGAGTCTTTGAGATACAGAGTCCTTGAGATTGATGCTTTTAGACTCGGTGTTTAGACCATCAGGGGTTCACGCTCCTCGAGGGGAGTC